GGCTCAAGTCGGGGCTCAAGTCAGGGCTCAAGTCGGGGATCAAGTCGGGGCTCAAGTCGGGGCTCAAGTCGGGGATCAAGTCTGGGATCAAGTCAGGGCTCAAGTCTGGGCTCAAGTCTGGGATCAAGTCAGGGCTCAAGTCGGGGATCAAGTCAGGGCTCAAGTCTGGGATCAAGTCTGGGCTCAGGTCAGGGCTCAAGTCTGGGATCAAGTCAGGGCTCAAGTCAGGGATCAAGTCAGGGATCAAGTCTGGGATCAAGTCAGGGCTCAAGTCAGGGCTCAAGTCGGGGCTCAAGTCTGGGATCAAGTCGGGGCTCAAGTCGGGGCTCAAGTCTGGGATGCTAATTATGGACAACACGACGCCAATTGGGTTGGGTGGGCCGAATATTTCTGGCAAGAACTGAAAATCCCAAACACTGACAAGATTTCCGGTTTAGTGCATGTTAGCCAGGCATGCGGTTGGTGGTGGGCTTTCAAAAATGCGGTAATTATTACCGATAGGCCATGCGAATTGCATCGTGACGAACAGGGGCGCTTGCATAACCCATCTGGAGCTGCTATCTTGTATCCTGATGGGTGGGGGGTGTATGCTATCCACGGCGTTCGAGTTCCAGAACCAATCATCCTTCGCCCAGATTCAATCACGGTCCAACAAATTGATGGCGAACAAAACGCCGAGGTCAAGCGTATTATGATCGACCAGTATGGCCCGTCGCGATTCCTGATTGATGGAAACGCTAAGGAACTCCACAAGGACGCCTGGGGTCGGCTTTTGCGCCGAGAGGTTTCCGGGGATGAGGCAATTTTGATGGTGGAGGTTGAAAACTCAACGCCAGAGCCTAGTGGCGAAAAGCGCCTGTATTATCTCCGAGTTGATCCCAACCTGCGTCCCATGAAGCTCGGACCAGATGGAACGCGCAGTTTCGGGCAACCACAGAAGATGACGGCGCACAATGCAATTTCCAGCACGTTTGGTTTGCGGGGCGAAGAATACAAGCCACTGATTGAGAGTTAGGAGTGAACAAGCCCATTGGTTTCTCTAACACCCACCTCCAATTCCTGCACAAAGTATCTGATGCTGGTGTAGCCGATCACATGCTGGCGAGGTGGCTTGCAGGGGCCTTTCCGGAATTGGGATACGCCAAGGCTAAGACGTATCGAGATTATTGGGTGAGTATAACCAGTGGCGAGAAGCACCAAGTCAAGAAGCATCCGAAGCTCAAATAGGAGACACATGCTACCTACAGCAGATATGATGAGATGGCTCAAGGCGCAGGGGGCCGAGAAGGTTCTAAAGTTTCCAAGTGGCAATATGATGTTCTTCCGGCGTTCCGTTTCCATGAAAAGCAAGAATAGGGTTTACTGGTCCTGTATGAGTGTGGAAGTGGTGGACGGCGGCTACCTGCGAGACGGAGATACATTCCTGTTATGCGATCCGCCACCTACCGCTGCGGAGTATTTCGATGGCTAAAGTAACTGCGCTGGGAATCTTTCATACGCCGATGGGCAGGTTTCTAAAGTTCTCCTGTGGCTGTGGCGAGGAATCTGTTAGGGAGCATGATCGTAAGCACGAACACTACGCGACTTCCTCGAACGTTGTGGAGGGGAAAGTTATGAAGCCGGTGTGGTGTACCTTCGAGTGCGACTATGTATTTGAAGCGCGACCCATTGAAGTCGAGTTGGGAGACTAACGTGCCAGATGAAGTTGATTTAGACTCTCTTGTTGGAAAACACTGGCTAACCGCCGTCGATATGCTGAATGAGACTGTCAAGAAATACGGCTACGATGAGGCCTGTGAGACATTGCGGTTCGTCTTGGACGGAAAAACATACGTCGCGGTTCAAGACCCCGGTGACGGATACCGCTCATCTATGGAGAAGTTTTTCGTCTCAGATGACGTTGTTTCTAACGCCTTCCAGGCGACAGAAGTAATAGCAACAAAGAGGGGGGATGGCCCAGACTCATACACCGTAAATGACACGCTAGAACTGCGCGATATTGCGAACGGGAAACTCGTCCTGTCTGTAGGAACTGACAACACCGACGACTATTACCCGTCATGGGTTGGCGAGTGGATTCCCGAAAACTTACACCTAAACGATGGCAAGGAGAACTAAATGGCTGGACGTAGACCACTCGGAAATGAGCGCATGAAGCCCAACGGACTCAGCGCGGAGTTAGATTTATGGTTCACGGCGCACGCCAAGACGCTGGGGAAGTCGGCAATGGCCTTGAAAAGGGAAGTTTTGGAAGAATACCGCCGTGTTACGCAGATTCAAATGTCAACGCTGGACAACAAGCCAGGAGTCGGCTACGTTGTTACCGTTCCTGTTGAAGTTATCGACTACGCCTCGGTTGGTGGTGATGCTCAAACACTAGTGCAAGCCGAGTAGGGTAGTTACCTGTTGTTTTTCAGCGTCGGTTAGTCCCCAGGTAAGAGGGGATGGGCCGGTGTACTCGGCGGTACGGTTGTTCACCATCACGTCGAGCAAGTCGTGAGGCATCTGGGCAAACAAGTTTCTACCGTTCTTGTGGCCAACAGTAGCTACAGCGTTTAGGAATTGCTGGTTTGTCACGTCATCAACCTTGTCTTTCTCGGCAATCTGGTAGGCCAGAAGTTCGGCGGATTCGTAAAATGGAGTGTAGTCGGCTTGCTGCCAGTTGGTAGACGGATCGCAAGTGAAGCCGGCGAATCCAAGCAAGTACGGCTCTTGTCGAGCGCGAACATCGTACCATTTGAAACGTTCTAGCGTACTAGCATTTGATTGACTGGAATATCCGCCACCCGCGTAAAATTCGGAGATAAACAGTGGCACAACTTCATTGCGCTGTTCGAGTAGGGAGTAAATATACCTGTGTCTAAAGTTGCAAGCGCCAGCACCAGCTACACGCGGGGAATCTGGAATGAGATCGCCGTACCAAAGATCAACCGGCTGCATCTCAAGGACACCCTCATGCGTGTCGTAAATATGGCCTCCGCGCTTGATGTAACCGAACAAGCCAGTATTGACAAGTCTGACCATATCCGTCCACTCGGGGCACCCTTGCGGGAGACACGGCAGGGCAAGGTGAATATGCCGCTGATCCGCTTCTTTGACAAGTTCAATCAGCGCCAGTCCAAGTCCATCGTAATGCCCCTTTGGATCGGGTTCGTTCTGGACAGTGAAGTAATCTACCGCTTTCAACTGCGCGTCGTTGGCGTTGTTAAAAATCAGGTCAATCGACTCTTTGGCAAACTGTTCGCGCCGAGCTTGGTTCCAACTGCCCACATCCTGACAGCCCTCCCAATCGCCTACGGGGTTGATATATCGAGCAACCGTCTTGGTTCTAGGCTCAATCTGTTTCACAAAGACAAGCGGGGATGCGTCGTCCACAAATTTGACGACCGGATAGTAAAACCCGTTAGCCTTGGCGCGTTTCACAAGATCGAGCGTATGGTTCGGATTTATGCTGTGAATAGAGATTTTACTACTCATATCTTTTCTTCAACTGGATTTAGCCTGGCGAATTCACCGAAAATCTCAAGAGCCTTTCGGTTGTATGCGCGAGCAGCATCTTCCTCATTGTCAAATCGTCCCAAGTTGTTAGTTTTATGGTTTGTCTTTAGTTTAGCAAACCATTTCTCTCTGTTTTTATCCCAGCAAACACCCTTGTACTTGGAGGTGTGGGGAGTGATCTGTTGGTTTGCGTTGTTTTGCGAGCGCGTTGCAGGGCGAAGGTTCTCTCGCCTATTGTCTAGTCCATCACCGTTCTTGTGGTCTATATCCATGCCATTCGGAAACCCAAGTATCAGCCGGTGCATGTGAAATGGGACTGATTCACTCTGGGTGCCAGCGTACCACCTATTGTTCTCGTGCTGAATTGCATACCATTTATACCGTGATACTAGTTCAAAGTCACAATCATCTACTAGGGCAATGCAACCATGAGTAAGCTGAATTTGTTTCATAGAATAATTGTATCATATCGAAACAGGAGGTCAATGATTGGACGATTCGCCGTGAGCGCCGTACTGAGTGCCTTTTGTCATAGCACTATTATATCACCTGACATTCGGTGAATTACCTCCTGGTTGAATTTCTCGGCAAGACTATTCCAACCATCGGCGCGTTGTTGATCGGGCTGATTGCTGGCGAAGTAACGATTCCGAGTGCGATTGTTGTTAGGATTCTAAAGACATTTGGTGTAATGTGAAAACGATCATCGGAAACTTACTCGAAATCGAGCATGGCATCCTTGGGCATCAAACGAATCTTTATCATACAATGGGGCATGGAATCGCACGACAAATTGCTATGAAGTGGCCCAAGGTGGAGCTGGAGTACATCGACTATGACGGAGAATTGGGGGATTGCCAGTTAGTCCAAGTTAAACCAGGATTGCTGGTGGCCAACCTGTTCGGACAAGACGGGATTGGGCGCAACTGTCGAAAAACTCACTACGGCGCATTATCCCTTGCGCTTACTAGGCTCGGCAGACATTCCGGCGATCTAGATTTGCCTGTTTTTCTGCCGTGGAAAATGTCAAGTGATTTGGCCGGAGGCAACTGGGATATTGTCTCGGAATTGATTGAGTTTTTGGTTCCCGCTGCAACTATTGTAAAACTGCCGCGATATGATCGTGTAACTGGAATGCCAGCATGAAAGAGCTTTTGCATGGAATGTACTGGTTCTATAAGGGCCTCCCCACCGAGACAACGGTACGCGAGGCGGTCAGTTTCTATCGGGCTAAGTATCCGTCGAGCATAGTCACGGCGATATATGCTAATCCGTCAGAAGTAGGGGAGTTGTATAATGTCGATGGACTTCCCGTTAGACCGGAGCGAACGGTCATCAAGGGCAACTTGTACATTTCCGTTAGTGGCGGATCGTATGAGAATCAATCATAAGGGCGCACTATTTATCTCTGTTCTGATTGTGGCAGTAGTGATATTGGGCATGATGGTCTATGTGCCAGGAGCGTTCCGGTGAAAGAAATACCGCTAATTTTCTCCGCCGACAGTGTAAATGCTATTCTCGCCGGAACCAAAACACAGACACGGCGCGTTATGAATCCGCAACCGCACACTGGTTTGCGCCAGTCGCCATTTGTTCCAAGTGGCGTTGAAGATGGGCATGGGCGAGAAATGAAGTTGCGCTTTGCGCCGGGCGATTTGATTTGGGTAAGGGAAACGTGGGGTGCAGTATGGCCCATTGACAAAGAAGATGTTGATCTCGAAGAATGCAAGATCGAGTATCGCGCCGACTTACCTGTAGGCTGTACCGATTATCCGGGCCAGTGGCCCAAAGAAGATGCACAGGGCAGCGATGAGGCCCCCAAGTGGAAATCGCCCATGTTTATGCCTCGGTGGGCCAGTCGAATAACGCTCGAAGTAACCGAGGTTCGTATTCAAGTGTTGAGGCAGATTAGCGAACAAGACGCTATGGCCGAGGGCGTGACTATTCCAGAACACAAACAGGGAACAGTCAGGCTGCCTCACGGCGGAGCACCAGTTTTGAAAACATCCTTCGCGTCTGAATTTGCTACCGCTTGGGATAAGATCAACGGCAAAAAACATCCTTACGACAGCGACCCGTTTGTGTGGTGTCTTACGTTCGAGAGGATAGCATGACAGTCAGGATACATTCATCGAGGAAACAAATGCTGAGGTATCTAAAGTTGGCTGTCATGGCAGCTTACGAGCGCCGAACCCTTGACGCCTGGTTGAATCTAGTTCAAGCCACTCGCTATGCACCCTTGGTCTATCTAGATCGTTGCCTACATTATCGCGCTGTATACGGGAACCTGAAATGACAGTCAAAATCTACCAACTCAAAGACATCGGCCGTGAAGTTCACATGATGGGCAAGTATGTCGGGGTGAGTTTCCACCTCAAACACACCTCCCGCGTTGCCACCGACAAGAACACCAAAACCATCACTGAGACGTGGAGGGCAGACTACGCCTCCGCGCCGTATATCAATTTCTATGACATTCGGCAGGGAAGTGATGGTGAATACTACAAAGACGATGACAGTCCGGTTCAGGGAGGCTTGAATCTAAAATCGGCTATAACTGTAGCTGTCGAACTCAAGCAAGCCTGTGACTACATCCAAAACAAGTGGTGGGAAAGTGAATAAGGCAGACAGGAAGATCATAGCCGTCTTTATGAAACTGATTATAAACATCCTACAAGACATTCACGAAATGAAGGCTCCTTGGCCTGTTTCGAGCAGATTACAGGTAGAAACATTCCACAAACTACTAAAGGAGTGGGAAAGTAAGGCTTGACACGGCGCAAAAGCGGAAGTAAAATCTGTTCGTTGCTGAATAAGCAATAGGTCGTCTGGCGGCGGCTGTCAAGAGAAGCAACAAGTAAAAGCGGTTTTTCGATACGCTGGTTGGCTACTTTGTTGCTAAGGCCGCCAGCCTGCGCCATCTGGCGTATCGAAAGATCGCTTTTTTATTACATTGAGGATGGACAGCGCCTTTATACGGCAGCTGTTTATAAATAGCCAGTTCGGTATCCCCTAATTGGAACCGTACCCTGTAAAGATGATGTGAGTCGAGCACAGTACCTAATTTCTTGACCTCGACCTCGGGTAAGTCGGACACCCCGACGAGCCAGTAACAAAGTTAGAAGAATAGCGAACAAGCCCCCTATCGTTGCGGGCCTATTTGATTGCACCATTCTCGTTTGCCGGCCAGGGCGGTTATGACTCTGGAATACCTGTCGGGAGACGGGAGCATTGTGATATTCAATGTGTTTTACCCCCAGGAGATTAGCCCGGTTGCGGGCTATGCCGACATGGGAAAGCAGGGAAGGTTGGGCATTTCACCGGATGCACTGGCAACCATCTTGAAAGAGTTACCTGCAAGTACCCCGAAACGAAAGCGAGTGCGGCTCCATACAGCAAACTTGCTCAGTGAGGCTTAAGCAAGGCCTCACTCCGCTTCATGCTCACCACCAGCAAATGAAAGAGACAAGATGGGAAAAGGAAACTGGGCAAGAAACAAGGAAAGAAATAAAAGATTACCAACCCCGACATCGGATGGCACAATAGGCTATGTATATGTTTTTCACCTTGGGATGGATAACATATACAAAATAGGCCATTCTGGAAATGTTCCATCTAGGTTAAAATCACTTGCAGCGTCGAATCCAAAAATAACTGCCAGAATAGCCAGTCGTGTTGATAATATGTTCAAAAGGGAATACTTCCTGCACAAAAAATACAAGAAACAGAGAGTGGAACGTGAGTGTTTTCGGCTAGAACGTAGCGATCTTAGTTTTATTCAGTCCTATTTGGACAAAAACAAACCGATTCCGTTTATTGACCCAACATCTCTTTCTGAATGACCATCAAGCGTGGCACCGCGAAAGGCATCTGCCGAAGTTGCAAGCACGACAAACCCGACCTCTACGCCGGATACTGTGGGGACTGTCGAGCAGCGTATGGGCGCAAGACAAACGGGATCACGGCGGATTCAAAAAACTGGCACGAGCAGCACGAACTTGAGAAAATAGACTACGCGAAGAAAGTCAAATCGGGCGAGGCCGAGAAACAACTTCCTCCAAAATCATCGGTTGAAAAAGACGCGCTGGAACTCCGAATCGCCTATTTTCACATTCGACGCGCCGTAACCGAGTTGTTAGTCGAACTAGACAAGGTTGGATACTCCGTTCCTGACACGATGAAACACTACAAGAACTTCGGCGGATTGAGTGAGCCTTTCAGTTCGCTTGACCGTATTCGTCGTCTGCTTGAAAAACAACCTAGCGAATAATCAGATTGCCTGTTGACTTTCAGACAATGTGGAATTACATTTGACCTATGGACAAACTTGACGCAAACGCATGGAAGGTACTAGCCGACCTTCTCGAACTGGCCGGTGATGAGTTTTCCAATCACGGCTGTAATGACTACTCACTTCCCAACACGCCGGAAAACTTGGAATTTATGAACGCTATGCTCCACTGGAACGCACCCGATGGAACGCCAGACGAATACCTGATTCAACTAAGCCCAGACCGAACGGAAATATACACTTCCGATTCATTCCTCATAGCATACTTTGAGCACCTTGCTAAAGAACTGGCGGGGATTGAATGATCCAGCCCAACGAGCAGGACATCACCGATATGATTACCTGCGGGCAGATGGGCCGCATCTGGCATTGGCGCAAGGTCTACTACGCTCTAAAAAATCGTATGTTGCTACTCTACGCCGTTCCTGACGGATGGGACTTGCAGGTTTGGTATGATGATGCCTGGTTAGGCGGTTACGGGGATATGCAAGATGATGAGCCGTGGGCTTGCCATCAACACATTCTTGAACGCTATATGCTCAATGGACACTTGTTTCACAAGCCGACCGATGAATTTTCCTACTGGAATCAATACAGCGCAACCAAACAAAGTGTAAATTTCGAGCACCTGAAACTAAACTGCAAGTATAAAATTGAGGGCAAGAAAAAGGGGATTTACACCGTGGTTGGGTTTCAAGCACTCAAGCGCCTTTTACGTCGCCATCCGTATGCCTTGAGAGGCGAGCTTGTATGAAACCCATTCACGACCAGACCGTCGAAGAACTCGTTCTCACAGCGTCCATTTTTGAACTGCGCGTCGTGATTGCCGAACTAGAAGCCGGGAAGCGCAAAGAGCAACTTGAACTTATCGGTGTTCCAGCGTATGAAAGTCCGATGAAGTTGTTGCCAGACGCCCTGGAGTTTGGATGTGTGTACACAGACATCGAAAATTCACTCCCTATCCAAAAGGGCTAAATGATCGAATTATGCTGCATCTGCCACGAGGTACTGATTCCCACGTCCTTCGACAAGCATGGGTTGATTATTGCCGTTGGTATTGGTTGTCCCGACCAGCACTACGCCAAGGTCTTTGGGAACGGCGTGATGAGTGAGATTGTGGACGGGATGTGGTTCTCCTGCCACGTTACTGCGCCGATGAAAACTAAAGTCGGATGGCAGCATTTGATAAACAGGGCCGTGTTCAAGGCGTGCCGGAAGTATCGCGTCAAAATAGACCGCATCGAGTGAGGCATGACAAACAATCCGAAGGATAAGCAACGCGAGGCGAACAAGAGGTTCTTGGCTAAGCACGGCAAGGAGTACATTGCTACCGCACACCAGCGCCACATAGACAAGATGAACGGCGCTGATATTAAGGACAGGCGGTTGAAGGTTGCTAATGAGTGTACTATTGTCAGCGATCCCGACGAAAGTTGCAATTTCAACAAAGGCGCTGTTGTAGATAACGTTAAGGAAATGCTGGCAAGTGGTTCTTTTTCCAATGGAACAGTTGTAAATAAGTTGGGTAAATTGTACCGAGTATCGGGCGTTATAAATCAGAAGTTGGTTCTGGTAAATGACGCCTAGCGTAAAAATAATCACCGATGGCTCCGCGCTGAGTACGGGTAGCGTGGGAGGATGGGCGGCTATCCTACAGTACGATGTGAACGGAGTAATGATTGAGAAGGAATTGAGTGGGCGTATTGACCTTGCTACAAACCAACGCGCCGAGCTACAAGCTGTGATTGAAGGGCTGAAAGCACTCAAACAATCCTGCGCCGTCGAGTTGATTAGTGACAGCGAGTATGTTGTTAAGGGATCAAATTATTGGTTGGCCCGTTGGGTTTACAAGGGATGGTGTACCAAAGGCCACAAACCCGTTGCCAATCTAGACCTTTGGAAACAAATCTATGAGTTGAAACAATTGCACCAGGTAAAGGCAACTTGGGTAAAGGGGCACAGTTCAAATCCTTGGAACAACAGATGTGACGAGTTAGCAAATCAAGCACGTCTATCTGTTGTATAATCTGGCCTCGCATTTTCGGAGAGCAACGTGACCTACAAAGCCATCGTATGCAAGTTGACGAATACCAGAAAGCACCCCGGCGCAGACCGTTTGGCAATTTCGACCGTCAATGGATTTCAGGTGATCGTTGGGCTGGACGCCAAAGATGGAGATGTGGGTCTGTTCTTCAATACCGATGGAAGATTGTCGGAACCCTATTGCCAGAAGAACGATTTATTGAGAAGGAAGGCGGCAGACGGGACAAATGCTGGTGGCATGTTCGACGCCAACAGAAAAGTTCGTGCCCAACGCTTGCGGGGGGAAATTAGCGACGGATACTTTGCGTCATTGGATTCAGTCAAGTTCACTGGCTATAATGTTTCCAAGTTGAAAGTTGGCGATGAATTTTCAGAACTCAACGGCGTAGAAATTTGTCGCAAGTACGAGACCCAAGCTACACTCAACGCCCGCGCCAAGCAGGCCGGCAAGCAAGCCCGTACCGAACTCAAGATGTTCCGCAAGCACTTCGAGACGGAGCAATTTCGAAACGTGGCCGAGAAGATTCCAGCAGGGGCTTTGCTAATCATAAGTGAAAAATTTCACGGAAGTTCACATCGCACTACGCGAACACTTGATAACAAGAAACTGCACCCGCTGGTGGAGTGGGGCTATCGCAAGTTGAAACGCCCATTGCCTCGCGAGTGGAAGTACCTACACGGGAGCCGCAACATTATTCTCGACGGTGGGTTGAATGATCCGTATTACAATTCCCAATTCCGCCAGTCTGCTGTAAATAAGTTGGAGGGTAATTTACACAAGGGCGAAGTGGTGTATCTTGAGATTGTGGGGTACATCAACGACACGACGCCTATCATGCCTGTTCACAATTCTGGTAAGACGAAAGACAAAGAACTGATAAAGACCTACGGCAAAGAGATGGTCTATCGGTATGGGAATGTGCCTGGCCAATGCTCTCCCGCCGTCTACCGTATCGTAATGACAAACGAGGACGGCATTCAGACCGAGTTGTCATGGGAGCAAGTCAAACGGCGCTGTAAAGAACTCAACATCCCGACAGTTCCAGAAGTCATTGCGCCGTTTGTTTACGATGGGGATTCAAAAGCACTCAGGGCATTGTGCGAGAAGTTATCGGTCGGCCCGTCGCTGCTGGATAAGACACACATTCGAGAAGGTGTGTGTATCCGAGTTGAGTCGGCGTCTATGTTCACCATTGCCAAGCTCAAGAACTTCACCTTTCTCGAACTCGAATCAAATCAGAAGGATGATGATACAGTTGTGGACATTGAGGAGGCTGCATGATAGACATTGATCGCAACCGCCGTTATGCTAGACTGATGACGCTCGCCAAGAAACCGGACGACTCCATGATTGCTTACCTATGGATTTCTGCCTCCCGGTGGGAAACTTACATCGGCGCTATGCGTTACCTAAAACAGAACAATCTATCTGTATCCGAACCCGCTGTAAATTTGCATTTACATAATGTTGCTAGGGAGCTTTGATGACCACCATTACCCTGTCTGAAAGTTTGCCCGCTGGAACTTACACCCTTGCGCCGATTGCCTCTCCTGTTGCTGGGCCAAACGGTGACGTTGGCGTTGACCTTAGCACTTTCAACGATGTGAAGGACTTTCTTGCAATCAAGAACGCTGGAAAGAAGGTCTTGATTCATCGTTGCACACTAGGCTCGACTGGCCTCGACAAACAGTATCGAAACCGCTGGCCGGAAATTGTCCAAACCAAGTTTGATTTCTACGGCATCTACCACCTGTTCATTCCCGGTGTGTCGGGGAAAGCGCAGTACGATAACTTGATGGCCGTCACGCAGGGGGACCTCGGGAACTACCCTCTCACCGTTGACGTGGAGCCTATTCCCGATGGACAGACCTATCCCAATCCGATGACAGATGTTATTGCGCCGCTCCGCGATATGCTCTCGCTCATCAAGGCGACCTATAAACCGATCATCTACACGCGGGCAAGCGCGGCGACAATTATGGGATTTGACAAGGAAACTTGGTTGCTGGACTATCCGCTTCATACAGCCAACTATACGTTGACTGGAACGGCGCTGGTTTCCGATCCGTGGCACAGCGCGGCCAAGATGCAATTTGCCTGGCAGCACTGGAACAAAGGTGTTGTGCCAGGGGTGTTGGGGAACGTGGACCTGGATAGTTACACTGGACTGCCCTTTACGGCATGAGAGTCCCGGCGTGGAAACAGCAGACCGCTATAGCCGATGAGTTTGGACAATCGTTCTCGGAAGTCATAAGGGACTATCGCCGGGACGGGTACGAGTGGAAAACAATCGCCGGCTCACTCGAAATACCATACTCCGCTCTTAGGCGATGGGTCAAAGAACTTGAACTAGAAGATGGGGTAAGAAACGGCGCAAGCCACAAGTCCTTTATTCCGCAGAGGGCAAAAGAACTTGGCTACCCTAGTATCCAAGCGATGATTGTTGAATATCGTGGCAATGGGAAGATGCTCAAAGAACTTGCCGCCGACATCGGATGCCATGCGTCAAAGTTGTATGTTTACATGCCGGAAGATGTCAAGGGGTTGTGGGTATTAGACCCAAGCCAACGGAAGAACAACAACGTCTACAAGCGTAAAAAGACAAAGGGTTTATGGGCCTTAGATAGATATGGGACCAACCGAACTAACTCAACTGGGACTTGACTCGATTGCTTTCAAAAGATCGGACTCTATCAGTTGGCGAGGCCCATGCCCTTTTTGTAAAGGTACAAGACGGTTTACGATTTGGACATGGCGTCCATTCCCACACTGGAATTACGTATGTGATGGATGCGGTAAGAAGGGATGGGCAGACCAACTCAACTCATCCCTTGCCAGGGACATATCCGCCGAACTCAAGGCGGAATGGGATCACATACGCCGTGAAGAACAAAAGAGGCAAGATGGATTACTACTTCATCGACGTAAAAGATTTGCCGACAGCCGTCTTTGGGAAACTTATCACGCTCGACTAACACAGTATCACCGCACGATACTACGCCAATGGGGTATAGAGGATGCCTGGCAGGACTATCTCCAAATAGGTTTCGTAAGTCACAAGTATTACTGGAACGAAAAGATGCGGCACTCACCGGCGATTTCGTTTCCCTACTTTGGCCCCGATTGGGAGCCAATTACCATGCAGTACCGACTCATGGGCGAGGGGATAGAGGACAGATACCGATTTGAAAAGGGACTAGGCACTCACTTCTACAACCCAACGCCGGATGAGCCTATCGGGGAGGACGTGGTGATTGTGGAGGGTGTCAAGAAGTCCATTGTCCTGTGCATAAAGGGACGGTTGAACTTGAAAGTATTGGCTATCCCCAGCAAGTCAGACTTCGGCGGGATAGAGGCGGCTGTGAAGAATTGCGTCAGGAAGTGGGTGCTGCTTGACCCGGACTCCATTACACAATCGGCTAAATTGGCATCAAGGATCGACGGGAAGGACATCACCCCTATGTTAGACGCCAAGGTGGACGATTATTTGCTGGCGGTGCCTTGCGGCTGGAAGAACCTACGGGAAATCGTGGCATGAGCGTTGTAAATTTACAATTCGGGGACTGCTTGGACATCCTGCCCACCTTGACTGGTATAGACGCTGTAATAACCGATCCGCCGTATGGGATCAATGGCGGATCGGGACATATAAATCTTGAGCGAGGTAAGGGAAATTACGGCGAACTGGAAGATACCCCTGAATACATTCGCGATGTAATAGTTCCGATTGTGTGCCGACTGATTGATGCTTGTGGATGCGTAGTTCTCACCCCAGGCAATAAGAACTTCTCTCTCTACCCACAGCCGGATAGTTTTGGCGTATTTTACCAACCAGCGTCAGTTGGCTTGCAAGTGTTCGGTAACTGTGATGCTCAACCAATCTTTTACTACGGCAAGAACCCAACCAAGAAAAACATGGGCACAAAATTATCATGGCAACTAACCGAAGCGCCGGAAAAGAACGGGCACCCCTGTGTCAAACCGATAAAGGCATGGACTAAGTTGGTTGCCGCCGTGACCCTGCCCGGCATGACGGTATTCGATCCTTTTATGGGCAGCGGCACGACCGGCGTAGCCTGTATAAATCTCGGACTCAATTTTATCGGTTGTGAAATTGACGAAGGTTATTTCAAGATTGCCGAGCGCCGTATCCGAGAAGCGCAGTCCCAACTCAGGCTTGAGATATGACCAAAACCAAAGTCTATTCCCCCATCCAGATTCTAGCCTTCAAGTTTGTGAAGGAAATACTAGGCAGGGAGTTCGACTTTCGTTTTGACCGCCGTTGGATGGCTGAGGCGAAGAGAATATGTGAACCAGAAGAAGGCTATCCAATAAGTCCAGATATGGTATGGGGTTGTTTGAAGTGTCTACAGATGGGCATGTTCGGATTTGACAAGCAGATTCAATCGCTTTGGCTCGTGACGTATGGCGAACCACCTTACATTACGCAGTATGCAGAGTACATTGCACAACCACCATCTTTCTATCTGTCCGATCAAGTTAAAGATTGGGAGAAACTAACCAACAAAACCGCATACCCTGATGCCAGCGATGGTATAATGGTGACTTCAACTTTTACACCCACACTGGAATAAAATATGATCGACAGTCTTGACTCCGCGCTGGTAACACTTGTCAGCCACGGCGAAGTAGATAATCTTATTCGGAACGGATGTCAGATTGATTGGATAGTGGACGATGATGCTAAGTTGATTTATTTGGCAGCGGTTGAGATGCTACATGGGCCTCGGCCAATTTCTCCAAACAGAATTAACTTGCTTGCAAATTGCTGGGGGCAACTGAAAGACCAAAAGACAATCAAGCAACTGGTTAGTCTCAACGGAACAGGCGAGGCCTCGGCTCCAATCATTGCCGACAAGCTCCTCAACCGCTACCTCGGCAACAACGCCAAAAAATCCGTATCGAAGTTTTCAACCCTCCTGTCTCAAAAACCAAACGAAGCAAAGAATTTTTTACCGCAGTTCCTAATCGAGATGGAACATCTATCGAAGTCTGGACAAGCATACGACCCAAGACCGTCAGCCCACAAGGGTTCCATCGTTCCGCCCATACTTTTCAAAAGCAGGTTATCGGCGCTGAATGAAATATTCGGTGGCAAGGCGCAGGATGGTGGAGGCTATCGCAAGGGATGGTGGGCATTGTGGATGGGGGCGACAGGACGCGGGAAAACCTCTTGGGGTTACAGCATGACCGTGGATGGCATCTTGCAGGATAAGAAGGTCGTTTTTATTTCCAAAGAACGGCAGGAACAAGTCAGAGCCAGAGTGTTACTTGGATTGACTGGGCTAACCCTAGACGAAATCGGGAAAGAGAAGGCGGCACAGCAAACACCCATTACGGATGCCGATGGCGAAGTAGCAATGGTTCGGGATCGTATGGGTAATGTCATTGGCCCTTGGCATGAAGTCGAAACGCGCCAAAAGATTCTCACTCAATACTCCGAGAAGGTTGAGCGGCTTTTGAGACTTTACGATTGGTCGTTCTCGCCGCACCGACAAGTAAAAGCAATTATCTCCGCCGAGAAACCGGATATGGTCAACGGCGATTTCTACGATGTGACTGATGTAGTTGGGAATGACAAGGTAGTGGGGTTGGGGGTTATCTCACGCGAGAACGAAAAGATTGCTCACGAAACGGGCGTTCACTTCAACGGATTCTTTCAGATTGCCGGCCAGGAAAAGAAAGACTACGAGAAGAATGACTCACATGCCATATCCGGTCCGTTCGGGAGTTCGATGGCTACGCAGTTTGCGGATACTGTATTGCAAACTAAGTGGGACAGACAACCAAACATGCAACATACACGCCGTAACAAGTGCCGCTTGGGTGGACTTGAGGACAGTTGGGTGATGCGGTTTGACCCCCAACGGTGGCTTTTCTTCGACAAATAACTCCCCAATATTGCCTATTGCAATCTAAATAGAATGTTGTTATATTATACACATTGATATTCAACTAGCCGAAAACGACTAACGTGAACTCCTATCCCCGTCGCTCCACATTTCTCGGCCACCTCATTTCGTCGTTACCCAATCACGCACTTTGCGCCGAATGTCATTCTATTCTGATCTACGCTTGCGGGTTGGATACAGAGGTTCTAACCTGCGCTAAAGAACAATTGCATGTTGGACTGGTAGATCGTAAGGATGTTGTGATTGAACCAGTCGTTTTGTCGTTCACTCGCCAGCAGCAAGCACTCGGAATCGCGTCACTCTTTGGAGAAGAATAATGCCTACGTTTCTCTTTCAAAAGGCCAGTAAGCGCAAAGTCAAGGCCCGCATCGCTATTGATGGGCCATCTGGTTCAGGTAAAACTTACAGCGCCCTGATTGCCGCTACTGTTCTGGCCGAGGGCGGCAGGATTGCGGTGATTGACACCGAGCATGGTTCGGCATCTCTCTATTCAGACGAGTTCGATTTCGACGTTCTGGAACTGACCAACTTCAATCCACGAAACTACATCGAGTCGATTGCGGCGGCAGCACAAGAAGGCTACGCCGTTGTAGTGATCGACAGTCTTTCCCATGCGTGGGAAGGGGCGGGTGGTGCCTTGGAATTGGTTGAGGATGCTACCAAACGCAGCAAGAGTGGCAACAGTTACACAGCCTGGCATGACGTGACTCCGTTACAGCGCGACATGATTGATGCCATGCTCCAAAGCAAGTGTCACGTCATTGCTACGATGCGCTCCAAGATGGAGTACGTTCAAGAGAAAGACAACAACGGCAAGACGATTATTCGTAAGGTTGGACTTGCGCCGGTCCAGCGGCAAGGTACTGAGTATGAATTCTCAATCGTTGCCGACATGGATACCGACCACAATCTTGTCGTGAGCAAGTCTCGTTGCAAGGCTATGGCCGACAAGGTTCAAAACAAACCCGACGCTAAGTTCTGGAAAGTGTTTCTGGACTGGCTCAATTCCGGCGCTGACGATGAACCAAAAACTGCATTCAAGTCTGAGATTCCACCTTCTCCTCCTGCTCCTGATACTGTATCCGCCGAACCAACTAGTAGAAAGGTTGATCCGTCTGGGGTGACAGACGCGGTTGCTCCCGTTAAGCGACCGATGGTTTTCCGATTTACCCATCGGGGGCAGAATGAGAAGGTGGAGCACGCCAGTGACGACGATGTTGTGGGAAATGCACTTACTAAAGAGCCGCTAAAGACTTGGTTCGATGAGGTAATCGTCAAGTCATTCAACGCCAAGACTCACTACTACAACCATATCGACCATCATTTCGGAAAGAAGTCGGCGCTGAATCTGACCTGGGGCATGCTTGGCTGTCTTTCGGATCATGTGATTGCTGGTGTCGAGTATCCGAAAGAATACAATCCAACGCCGAAGAAGGAACCCAAGTCGAAGTCAGTTGAGGCGGCTGTCGATCCCATCATGGTTGAATTTGTGGAAAATATGTGCAAAAAGTTCAATGTGACTGAACTTCCTGCACAAGTTTTGTCCGAAATTACTACGGCAGTCAAGCAAGGCATGTTCTCTCTTGAAAACAAAGATGACGTTGATGCGATTGAACTGACCATTTCCGAGGCGCTACCTAAGTGACCGGGGAAGTCAGGACTCTCACCTACCCCGACGAGTGGTTGGCAGATATTGAGGATGCGCTTGCTCATCCCGAAAAGTTTAGGTTTGCGGGTTACGACGAACTGACTGAACCGGGTGGTATTGCAAGAGAACAAAGGAACATCGTCGTTCCGGCTTTTCTGGCAGAGCAATTTGATCTGTTTCACAGTCGCGCAATTTCCCATGCTGTTACCAAGGGACAGCATGAGGCCGCAGCGTTGTTGAACTTCTATATTGTGTTGAAATACAGATTGTGGCGCGGCGGAGAGTTCCACACCAGGCTTGAGTACATCGAGGAAGTAACCAACCAACCCTTCTCGGTAGCCAGTAGCACGATTGACCACTATTGTAGTCACATTGACGACCTGCTTGAACAAAAGATGCCACTACGGTTGATCGTCAATGCGCTGGGCATGGCTAAGGGGGCGACGGCGCGAGTTGCGAAGATGGGACAAGAAGTTATCCCAAACGGTAATCGGGAAGGGTTACTAGAAACAATCTCCGACCTGTCACCCGCCGAGGCGCATCGCTTCCTTGACGATCTGGAACAGAAAGACGTGATAGCTGGCATCTCTGCTAACTATGTTGAGGATACCAGTCGGTTGGTCTTGGAGGTTCTTGTGACTCACCCAATGCCACAGGGGGCCAAAGACGCATCGCGGGACAGGTACTACATCACCTGTCTGGACTGTCCGAAAGAAGTAGCGATGTGGCTCTGTGAGAAAACACACGTCCGGGCGACACGGCGGGAGTTCAAGTAATGAGAATCCTTCTACTGGCCGATCACATGTGGAGGGACGTGGCCGGACTCGCCTCAACCCAAGTCCAGATCGAATCAATCTCCGATCACCACGTACAGATTTGCGACATTCACCTGTTCCCGCAGATGGTGGATGTATTCAAGCCAAATTTGGTAGTGATAAACGGACTCCACGACAGGGGGCGCAATCACTTGGTTGATACGGTCAGACGGCGAGGGGGATTGTGCGCTGTACTTGCTTCCGAAGGAAGACCAAATACTGTCGAGCAACTAGACTGGACAGCGAGACAGTGGCCCGCAGAACTATGTGACTTATACCTATCTTGGAGCGAGTGGTTTGATAAGGAACTACAAAGCAGGGTGCCATCGGCGGTTACGGGATGCCCTCGTTTCGACCACTACTTCCGTCCGTTCAATCGGGCCAAGACTATTTCGGAGTGGGGACTTGACCCAGATAAACCGATTGTGACGGTAGCAAGCAGCTTCCCGCAAGCCAAGTTTGCTGATTCAGGCGGAGACTTCTTGGTACAGGACTGGAAGAACCTCGGCGTATCCCAAATGGATATGTTCAAAGACCCGAGGGCAGTTGCGAAACTGGAAAAGACGGCGCTTGAAAGATTTTCTGTTTGGATAAGCGCCTTGCACTCCGAGAATCCGGGTATCCAGATTGTCCTAAAGCCACATCCCGCTGAGAACATTCAGTTTTGGCAGGAGCTTTCGGAATCAATTCACATCGTACTGAGTGACTATATTCAAACGATGTTGTCTATCTCGGACGTGCATGTGGCTAGAGTGGGGTGCCTGACAGTCCCAGAGGCGTGGTTATTCAATAAGCGTGTTGTACAGTGTCGCATGGGGAATGAAGTAGTAGATGGAGCCAGCGCCGCCGCTTTTGATCTTGGCTATCAAGTATCAGACTTGCAAGACTTCCTCTTGGAAACTTCGGCGGGGTTGTCTTTGGGCGATTACGATTCAGATAGCATGTCCGACGACATTCAAGAATACGGGCGAAAGTATTTAGGGCCGATACCCGATTCCAGCAAGCGCGTAGCCAAGGCGCTGGTCAAGTTACTGGAAGAAAAGAACCCCAAGTTGGCATTTGATTTCACCCATGCCGACAACATCGCGGTGAGGCAGTTGCTAGTACGACACGACATTGAACATGCCACTCCGAAGTTTGACCATATCAACCAGTTCTCGAAAGACGTAATTCTGACCCGAATTGAAGAGGCCTTGCAGAAGGAGAGGAATTGGAATGAGCAAGAAAACCGACAAGTTGTTTGCTGAATATGCAGGCAAGGTAACGTCAGATGTGTTTCTCGACGGGAACTATTCTGTTGTTTTATTGACGCACAAGAAGGTTCGAGTTATCGGGATTGCGAAAAGAAATCCTGAAAGCGATGTGTATATTGCGGAGCGTGGTGTTGAGATTGCTACTGCCCGCGCCCTACAAAATCTCGACAAACAAGTTCACCCGCGCCGTTACAAGAAAGTAAAATGAACTTAGTTTTATTCACAACTACCAGCCATCTCCTAGAGCATCTTGCCCTAGAGTCTATTCGGCTACACGAGACAGTTGTGGTAGATACGGACGACGCAACGCACAATCGCTTGACCGAGATCGGCATTAGCAGTATCCCCCTACGGAGTCCTGGCGACAAGGGGTGGGGCGAGCGGGACGCTGCCTTCGCTAAACTCGCCATGCCGGGAACGCAACTACTCGAACCCTTCGACGGAACCGGTCTGCCGATGTGGAAGGTGATGTCGATTGACCGGCTAAACTTTTGGTACAGGGGCAAGCAGGCGAAGAATCAGTATGAGTCGATCATGGCCCTTGAATGGGACAAGGCGCTTGTGCCGCTGGACATGCACAATCCCTTGCCGTTTGCGCTGGCGAGGCATTCGGATCGGTACGCCATTGGCGTACAAGTATCGACCCTCCGAACTAGGGAGTGGTATGACTTGCTCTCAACTCACACGGCGCAGTTCAACGAGTGGAAAGTCGGACAACCTATCGAACAAAAGTGGTTAGCTAAGTTTGGCATACAATCCGACTTAGTACAGATTGAACCAGAACCAGTGGTAGAATTGCCATCGCAAGACAGCAAGAAGGCGATGCGTAAGGGGTTGGGCATACCTGAGGGGTATAAGGTTGGACTGGTGTTCTTTGACTCTCAATGCGAGTGGGAGTTTAGGCAGTTGATCCCGACGCTTCACTCGATGTACCAATTGATATACGTTTACCCGTTACATCCTTACGACTTGCGTAACTTGCAAGACCTTGGGGTAATCGGTGGGCAGATGAAGATAGCAGATAGTCTTTCGATTGAGACAGCGTGTGATGAGGCCGTTGTGATGCGGTTTGAGTACAATACTATCAAGGGCCGCGCCATACCCGTTAGGGTGATGGACATTGCGGGAAGATTTTTGTCGCAGGAGTTATCTAGTTAGGAGGATACAGACTTGGACATTGGCCGTATCGTAAAAACAATCACAATTCCATTACCCGAAGAACGCCCGCAGGCTATTCCGTTGCCCGCCGAGAATCCGTTTAGCAAGCCCGCAGAGAAGCCAGTCGAGGCCCCTGGTTGGCCCATAAAGATTGCGGAGCCATCTAAGGCCGAGTAATGTCCCTGTTGGGTTGCAGGTTCGTAAAGTGGGACCACGAGAAAAAGGCGGTTACATCTGTATCCGCCGAGTTTGTTTGGAATGGCACGCAGATGCAAGCCACGTGCGATGACGACATGCGGAAGTGGCAAGTCTATTGGACTGGCGTACCCATGTTAACATTCTCAAGTAAGGTTGTTGGCAATTCCATTGAAATGACGGCAACCTATCCCGTAGCAGAACAACACTCCGAATCCTGCCCTGCGGAGGTCTGTAAATGCGGGTTCTGGAATCTACATGATCTTCGTGCTGCCGGCTCAGTCATGCGCGATGAGATTGATGACGGCGTAATGATCCTCACTGAATCAAACGGAAAGATTGTCCTGCATGACAATGGGTTTCGTTCGGAATACTGCAAGCCCGTTGCCGTAGTTTATCCATTCACCTACAAAATGGAAACTAAATGGTTTATGTCGGAAGATGTGTACCGAACGGTGGGCAGATATGACGCCGGACTGCCAATCGAGGGCAATAGTGTTTGGGTAAAGAAGGTTCGAGTACGAGCCATGTATGGACATACCCAATCTTACGAGTCCATCATGGTATCCCTCAAGCTCCGTATCCCCGCTATTGCGCCGTCCGAGGCTACCGATATGCTTCGCAACAGTCGGATGGAGAATAACCTTCTGTGATAAAACTGGAAACGGTTGCAGAACTGCGCGATCACGCCAAACAACCAGCGGCTAAAGAAGCCCTAAATGTTCTGTTGATAAATGGCTTGTCGCCGCAAGAGATGGCTACATACGCCTGGATTGCCCTGCACAAAGATATTTCTACAAACGATCTTTGTGAGGCGGTAGGGCGACCACAGAACCACATTGGTAATATCGTATCGAAGTTACTTCGACTCGGCTTGGTAGTTCGCGTGGTTGATAGCAAAGCGGAGTGGAAATACCTGTATCGCATAGCCGGTTTCACCAATAAGCCTTGATAGAATGGGCGTTCTATGCTATATTGTGGGCATGGAAAATGACATCATGTATATTTATGCCTTAGTTGATCCGCGAGACAATAAAACAAGATATGTTGGTGTTACCAAGGACCCCCTAAATAGATTCCGGTCCCACCTGCGAGTTAATCAATCCGTGATGCGTCATGGTAAAAAAAGATGCGAGTGGATTGCGGAACTAAGGGAAGGTAGACTTGCTCCAAAAATGATTATCCTAGAGGAGTCCGACTGGGATAATTGGCAAAAGGCTGAACAATGGTGGATTCGCCATATGCGCGAGACTGGCTATGATCTTCTAAATGTCAACAACGGTGGAATCGGTCCAAACTCGATCAGTGATGAAACTAGAGCGAGTATGAGAAAATCACACTTGGGTGTTCACACTAGGCCGATGTCCGAAACCCATAAGAAGTCTCTTATAGCCAGTCGGAGAAAATTAATACCTACTCAAGTGTCAGAGATAAGAGTCTTGTTGGCAACTCGCGCTGATTTGAATACAAAAGAGATTGGGTTGATGTATAACGTTCATTATGGAATAATAAACCAGATAGCATATCACAGGGGTTATTCCGAGTTTACTGATGGCGACGGGTTGCAAGATGCAATTGATTCCAAGAAACGCTGCAATACCCATCCCCAGAGACGGGGTGATTTAGTTTCGCATGATGTGGTTAGGGAGGTGAGATCATTGGCCGATAAGGGGATTAGAATTATAAAAATATCTGAAATGGTTAATATAAAATATTACACAGCATTGAGTATCATTCGTCGCCAAACATATAAGTTGGTGAAGTGAAGAAATTTTCTATCTTTTGTGGCCGAGAGCATCATTATAAAAGACTTCACTCGGTAGTATCCGAATTGGAAAACAGGGGATGCGAAACCGGTTTTTATATCAGCGACAATGGTTGGAACATTGATCCTGCTAGTGCATATTTGACTAGGTATGGGCAGACATTCAAACACTCGTTGGACTATTATTCACCAGATAGCACACCAGTCGTATCAAACATGGTACAAAAAGCCTTGCTTGGGTTTGGAATACCAGAGTTCGATAATGACTTGTTTGGTTCCATAGACCCCCATTCAATTGTTTATGCGCTTCGTGAATTCTCTGAATTTCTAGTTGCGACTGACAAGATGCTTGATATAGAAAAACCAGACAGTGTGCTAATTTTGCACTCGAATAATGCGTGGTGTCGCGCACTTGCCTATCTTTGCTCCGAAAGACAAATTCCAGTTTCGTCTTTTCAAGAGGGGCTACTTCGCAACAGGGATCAAGAGACACAGGGAAAACAATCATCGGCGGCCGACTATGTTTCAACACTGTTTGTTTGGTCAGAAGCATCCAGGCAAGCCTACCTTGCCGCTGGCATCCCAGAAGAAAAGATCGTCGTTACGGGAATGTCACACCTTGACCAGTATCTAACGCTGATTCAAGAGGGAAAGATCAACAAGCCTTACATCAAGGCACAGTTTGGATTCAGGCCTAGCCAGACGCTTATCACACTCGCCCTGCCACAACTTTCCCGCTTTGACGGCGATGTGAATGTGACGCTTACCCAAATGTCCGAGTGGGCATCTAAGAACTTAGTCCAACTAGCTATCAGACTCCATCCATTCGAGTCACCAGACTCCGTTATGTCATTGCAAAACGGCATAAAGAATCCGATGGTGAAAGTCATTACGCAGGGAGAGTTGCCAGAGTTGATTTTAGCGTCGGATGTGGTAGTATCCCAACATTCTACGGCGGCAGTTGAGGCGCTGGCGTTGGGCGTTCCACTGGCGGAGATCGACCTGAGTAATTTTGGCGTACTCGAATCTTTGGCCTCTCAGCATGTTGCAATCAGTATCAACAGTGGCGAGTTGGATAAACTTCTCAAGCCGATGGATGGCATCATTCCGCAGGTGCTTGTGCCGTGGAAAGTAACCAACCTGGGGCAGTTGGACGGACACGCGACGGAACGAATTGTGGATAGGTTGCTGGCGTAATGCAGATTAGCCTAATAATTCCAACGCATAATCGAAGCGGGGCGCTCACAAGACATCTTGAAATGCTTGCGCGACAGACACTTGACCCAGCGTTGTTTGAGATTGTCGTGGTGCAAGACGGCGTGGATACAATCATGCTCCCCGATATAAAGCGCCGTTCTGAAAAGAACATGCAGTTGAAGGTTGTTGAGTCGGAACACAAGGGGCCAGCGGCAGCAAGAAACCTCGGCGCGAAGTATGCTGATGGAAACGTGCTATGCTTTGTTGGAGACGACACATTTCCACATCGCAGCTTGCTCTACAGACATTGGCTACAACATTTCAGCATGGCAAGTAATGGACAAGTAGGGGCGGTACAGGGGTATACGGACTGGTGGGCAGACCTTCCGCCATTAGACTTCGAGAACTTTTTGTTGGAGTCTGGACTACAAGCAAACTGGTCTAGTCTCAAGAACGACAATGGCACTTGGAAAACAGACGCCAGTGGGTTTTGCCTGACAACTAACTTCTCGATTGCTAAGTCCGAGTTTGAAAGACTCGGCGGATTCAGCGAAGAGTTTCCCCACGCCGCTTGGGAGGACGTGGAGTTTGGCTACAAGGGAACCAAGTTCGGCCTCAAGACTGCTTTTGAACCACAAGCTGTCAATCATCACGCTCACCGGCAGACGTTCGACGGGTATGTTGTAAGGAACCTGAAAGAGGGGGCGAGTAGGATTATCCTGTCTGGGTTACATCCCGAATCGGCGTGGGGATTGCTTGATCCGAATGCACTTCGGGAAACAAACAGTGGAATGTTTCAAGAGGCCGTGACTGTGGCACGGGAATTGAACCACGCCCATGCACCTGACATACAGAAACTTCGCAAGGAACGCTGGCAACGAGTCTTACAGTTAGCAAGCCTTGAAGGGATACGCAGGGGCATTGCCGAGAAGTCTAAGAAGTATCCGGTGTGGCAGGCAATTCAACACCTTCACCTGCAAGAACAGACCCAGCATGTCGTGACAACGGCTAGGAACATCGAGACTGGCAATCTTGCTTACGCCGAGACAAGCGCGGAGTGGGCCTTACAAGCCAACATGGACAACTGGGCGCTGTGGATGGTGAGGGCGGAAGTAAGCAAGGTGATGGGAGATAAAGTCTCGGCGCTGAGATATGCTTCTACTGGAACCAAGTTGGGGCCTGGCGAGGCGTGGCCGATAGAATTTATCAAATCAATAAGTGAGGCGCAATGACAGCCCTTGAAATGGTTGACGGAAAGTATTACGAGCAGGGAAGTGATGAATATCAATTAGCAATCGAGAACATGGCCAAGGAATACCCACAAGCCAAGACCGAATGTTTGCTGGTAAGACAATTCTGGAACCAGAGGGTAAATCTAGAACGTGCCGTTGTGCTGGCGGGAACCAAGTGACTTGCATTGCTGGTATCGTTGAACCAAGTAAACGTGTTGTTTGGATTGGCGGGGACTCAGCAGCCACAAGCGGGTACGATCTCTCCATTGTCCTCGACACAAAGGTTTTCTACCACACGGGTACTAATTTCATCGTCGGTTGTTGTGGGAGCGTTAGGGCTACCAACGTCATACGTTACAAAATGACGCCTCCCGAACCAACCACTGACGACGATATGGCCTACATGGTCACTGGGTTTGTAGAGTCACTCAGGGAATCCCTCAAAGCCGCAGGTAACACCGTAAAGAACGACGAAATGGAGTGGACTGGCGTTCAACTTCTAGTTGGTTATCACGCGAAGTTGTTTATGATCGACTCGGACTATCAGGTAAGGGAGGTTGTAACAGGTTACGACTCTATCGGCGCTGGGGCCGACCTTGCTCTTGGAGCGTTATATGCCACTGCTGGAACGGGCGCCAAGAAGCGTATGACATTAGCAATGGAAGCGGCGGCGGTTCACAATACGGCTTGCCGACCACCCTTTTCAATATTGCGTGCGCGGTGGAGCGAATGAATTGGCACTTCCAAACAAGAAAGATTGGGGATACAATGAAGAAATGTTTGAAATTAAGCGCAGAGTAGACAGCAAACTCCCCGACAAAGAAACTCTACAAACCCTATATTGGAGTGAAATGTTGACCATGCGGGAGATAGCAGATCGCTATGACACGCATCCCGCTACCGTCTTGTACCATCTTCGCAAGCAAAATATTCAGATAAGAGACAGAAGCGAATCGTCAATAATTGCAACCAGCAAGGGTAGGCGGTCGCATGGCAAGCGCAAATCCCCGGAGGCTGAATATACCATCGACGGTAAAATAATTTGTGATGCTTGCAAAGTTCCGAAGGACAAGAAGGAGTTTAGAGATAGGCCCGATACCAAGCGTGGAGTTTCTAGGCGATGTAACAGTTGCGCTACTGCGCGTGGTCAGTTGTGGAAACGCAGAAAGGAAATGTATCAGCGGGGAGTGGCGCTGTGCGCTAGATGTATTCGATGGTTGCCATTGGCGGAGTTCTCGGCAGACAAGACCAACTATAAATATGGTATTGCTGCTACTTGTAAAAGGTGTTCTTCTACCAATGCTGAATACCACGACTATCTTGTAGAGCGAGAAACATTGCTATCTTTCGGGATGAAATATTGTCCCGCTTGTGAACTCGTTTTCAGTGTTGACAAATTTGGGCCTCACTCCGCGTCGACGGATAAACTACAATCTGTTTGCAAAAAGTGTCGTTGGAAAATGAACAATGCGTTGTATCGACAGAAAAACCCGGAAATAAAGAGGGGCTTTTCTTCTGACGAATTGAAATTGCGGAGGAAGCAAACCGTCAAGCGGTTCTATCAAAATCACAAGGAAATAATTCTTGTAAAACACAAATTGCGTATAGCGCGCAAGCGGAGTGGCGACGGCGGTTATACCATTGACCAGTGGACCATGTTGGTTTCTTTTTACTCGCCCAATGGGGAATGTGTTTGTTGCAAAAAGAATGAATTGCGTCTCGGCCCGGATCACGTTAAGGCATTGGCGCGAGGCGGAAGTGGTCTTATCTTTAACATTCAGCCGATGTGTTTACCGTGCAACAATAAAAAACACGTTCGGGAAATAGAATATCGGTTTGACGGTGGCGTATATGCCAGATCGCTGATGGGAATATAATGCAAATTTGCCACATATTTGCTGACGGTTTCAGCGAGCTGAATTCCACGCAGTTCCGTGGGATTATATTCATTGATGCTCTCAATCGGGCAGGGCACTCCGCCAGTCTTATCGGGGTCGAAAATTGGATGAAGGATACTTGTCGCGAAAAATTGGCAAGTGCCGATCTTATTGTTGTTGAGCGCATCCTTGTAGAAGAGGCGGTCGAAAGAGCGTCGTTTTGGAAGTCGCGTGGCAAGGCGATTGTTATTGACATTGATGATTCATATTCTCTCCTGCAACCATTTGAAGAATCGGGGAACCAGGCCGCTAAATTCTGGAAACTCGGAATGGTTGATGTGAATTACGGCAATGGCATTACCTATTCCAAGAAACTTGCCGTATCCCCACTGGATCAATTCCGACAGGGCTTGAAATATTGCACTGGACTGACTTCGCCCTCGCGTATTCTGAACGAAGATTGGAAGATGTATGCCCCCACCTGGGTACTGCCTAACTATTTGGACTCCCGCCGATATTTGCCCCACAAGAATATAAAAATCAAGTCCAGAGCAGATGAATTGATTATTGGATGGGGCGGGAGCATGTCTCATAAATTGTCGTTCGAGCGTAGTGGTGTAGCAATCGCCCTGCGCCGTGTCCTAAAGAGGCACAAGAATGTCAAATTCATGCTCTGCGGAGATAAAAGGATTCTCGACATCGTGAAACTTCCGCCGGAGCAAGTGGTATTCAGGAACTATGTGACCTATCAGGAATGGCCTAAGTCTGCCAAGAGTTTTGACATCGGCCTTGCTCCATTACAGGGCCGCTATGACTCGTCGCGATCCGAGATCAAGGCCGAGGAATACTCGACACTGGCTATTCCATTTGTGGCTACTGGATGTCCAACCTACGAACGGTTTGAACAGAAGAACATCGGTCTTTACGTACAGGATTCATTGGAGTATGATGCGGCAACTGTTGAGAAGCGTGCTGTAGAATGGGAACAGAAGTTGGAAGATATTATTACCCACTACGCCGATTACAAACAAAAGGCGCTTGATGATTCAGTCAACCTTGCGCCGTATTGGTGGGTTGATAATAGGGTCCAAGATATTGTAAAGACATACGAAAGCATCATCGCACATGGCTAGTATATTGTTGGTCGGCGGAAGCGGCTTCATTGGTAGCCACATTTCACGCTACTTGCTTGACAATCCCGAATATGATCGAGTTGTTATCCTATCAAGGGACTGGCACAAACAACTGGCCCTGCGGAAATCTCTAGGTAATCCAGATAAGTTCCGCTGGTTCATTGGGGACATTCGGGACAAAGATAGACTCACAAGAGCCTTCAACGGTATTGATGTAATTGTACACGCCGGGGCGATTAAGGATCAAGTGTCGTCAGCTTACAATCCTCGTGAAACGATGCTCACAAATGTGGTTGGAACACAGAATGTTATTGACGCGGCGATTGATTGTGGCGTGAAAAAAGTCTTGTTTATTAGCAGTGATAAGGGCACTGCACCCATTTCTTGCTACGGACACAGTAAGGCTATGGGAGAATCCCTGATTGTTGCTGCCAACACCTATTCACCTAATGGAACCAGGTTTGCTTCTTGCAGATATGGCAACGTGGTAAATTCCGCATCAAGTGTTTTGCCAATCTTTAGGCAACAGCGCGAAACAGGTACTCTCTCAATTACCGATCCGCGCTCAACAAGGTTCTGGATTACGCCGGAGCAAGCAGTTTTGTTGATATTTAAAAGCCTTGCAGAGATGCTTGGCGGCGAGGTGTTCGTTCCAAAACTTCCAGCATCACTGATTATTGACCTCGCTACAGCGGTTGCGCCAGAGGCCAAGATTGATATTATCGGCTTGCGCGTGGCTGAAAAGATTCACGAAATCATGGTCAACAATGTCGAGGCGGGCAGGACGCAAGACGTTGGATGGGGATACCGCATTGAGCCGGAGTTCAAGTTTTGGGATTCCACCGTAGCCTATCCGTCTGGTTCCCCTGTGCCGTGGGACTGGACTTACTCCTCTGCCTCGGCCACTCGCCTCACCGTGGAACAACTTCGGGCGATGATCGAATGATGAACGCCTTTGAACTTACAGCGCAAGAACTTGGAATTACCGTGGCCGAGGTAGAGTGGGCCGTAAAGATTTCAGTTGTACATCGTAAGCATCGCAAGCAACTTAGGGAGAGACAGCGCATGGCAAATGCTGAGGCGCTGAATAAACACGAATTGGCAGAGGCTAAAGCGAAATATCCCAATCAGTGTTTCTGCATTGAGGAAGGACTTGATCCCAAGCACGATTGGAATAGCGATAAACTTATCCGCTACGACAAGAAGCGGAGATATACATATCTTGGATTCTCGACCGAGGAGTTCTATGATGATCCGATATATACATGCTCCACTTGCGGCAAGGAATGGCGCATTCGGATAGCAATAGCATGATTCACAACTTCATCTGGTGGTTTGACAACACGGCTGACGCTTACACTCAATCTGTCATCGGAAACTTTACCGCCGATCTGATTCTATTCAGTCTGCCTGCGCTGTGGGTGTTCTTGAGGACTATACGGCAGGGCCGTATCTTGAAGAACTTCGGTCGTGAGATGAAGGTAAGTCCAGACGGGCAGGCGGCGGTAAATGCTGTTGACGGTGAGATTCTTATGGCCGGCAAGGGCGGTATTGAGAACCTCACTCATACTAAGGCGGTCGAAGAAAACCCCCTGTTTGCTTCCAATTCAAAGTGGATCGCCTTTCAGAGGCAGGTTGAGGGGGCGTGGGAAGTGTGGGCAATCGACGTTGAAACTCGCAAGACCGTTAGCCTTGGAACGGTTGCCGGAGACAAGCGCCGAATGATTGAGTGGCAACCGAACAACGATCTTGTTATTCAGATGGGCGGAACGTACCTAACGGTTTACCAGCAAGAGATTGAAAAGAGACTCAAGCAATAGGATTATGTCAATGCAAATTTACAACGGTGAATTATGCAAGGTGTAATACCGTACTCGACGAGTTTTATCACCGATGAGGACAAGAAGGCGGTGCTGGCCGTTCTGGATTCCAACTGGCTCACTCGCGGCAAGTTGACCAAGGAACTTGAGGCCAAACTCTGTGAACTGACGGGCAAGAAACATGCCGTAATGGTCAACAATGGGACTACTGCATTGTTGGCGGCGGTTGAGGCAACGCATACCTTTGATGTTTATACTCCTGTTCTGACGTTTTCGGCTGTAGCAAATGCAGCGGAGATGGCATCTACCCAGCCTGAAATACATTTCCACGATGTTTGTGAAGATACGCTTTGTGTAGATTGGAACCAGTCCGCAGGCATTGATGGAACAATAGTCGCAATGGATTATGCGGGCTATCCGAGTCTTAGATCGTGGCCTCCGCATTATATGGGTGATATTGTTTTGGATGCCGCTCACAGTATCGGGGCAACGATCAACGGTGAACCCAATACTAAGTTTGCCAACATTGCCACTTATTCCTTCCATCCTACTAAAACGGTAACGTCCGCTGAGGGTGGGGCCATCGTTTGCGATAGTGATAGTATCTATGAGGAATTACTTCTTCTCCGGAACAACGGTATTGACATTAAGACTGGATTGCGCGTTACAACCGGGTTGAACTTGCATTGCGACGAACTCTCCTGTGCCCTACTCCTGTCGCAACTAACCCGACTGAAATCCAACATTGCCCGCAAGCATGAAATCGCCAAGATGTATATGGATAGGTGGAAAGATGATCTGCGCCTCATTCTTCCTGTCTACGATGAGGGACATGCCTTCCACCTGTATCCCGTTCGACTGTCTACCGCCGTGAATTGCACCGTTGAGGAATTTCGTGCCAAGTTATTGACTTACGGCGTTGCTAGCCAAAGACATTACCGATTGTTGAGCAACATGCCTATCTATGCCTACATGAATTTGGACGGTTGTTACCCCGTAGCAGAACGCGCTTACGAAAGGCTTGTGTCAATCCCCATGTACGCGGGCTTAGACGATAACCAAGTTCGCATTGTTATGAACGCAGTAGATGGGAGCTTAGATGCCTACTCAAGATAGCAGTTGGTTTGTTGCAACGTGGAAAAGCGATAGTTGGGGGGAAGTGTCTGAATCGTATCTATACAAGGAACAGGCACTCAACTGGCTTGACAACAAGAAGTCGGCGGAGAAGGTAGTTGACTCTGCTATTCATACTTTTCCAAACTTTCGGACGGCGCAGTATTACCGTAAGCACGGGGAATATTACCACCAATGAATGTAGCGATCATTCCGGCCAGGGGAAACAGTAAGTCGGTCGCCCGGAAGAATCTTCGCCCACTGGCGGGCAAGCCCCTTTTACAATGGACGATTGACGCCGCCAAAGAAGCCAACGTATTCGATCACATCGTTCTTACTTCCGAGGATGACGAGATATTGAAACTTGGTTTGCGAAACAATATTATGACGCTGGTTCGCCAACCCTGGCTAAGTCAGGATTTCGTGCAATCATCGGAGGTTGCGCTTGACGCTTTACGCCAGTTGCAGTTGGCTAATATCTATCCTGATATAGTGACGATCTTGCAACCAACCTCTCCGTTTAGAACGGCGGAAGATATTGGCGGTGCCGTAGACCTATTCAATAACTGGGACTTGCCGATTGAGAAACGCGGAACCATCATCTCGGCGTATAAAAGCGCCAAGTATCATTGGCACGACGAGGGTTGGAACGACAAGCCTCTGTACCACAATCCAGAAAAGAGGTTGGGCCGACAGTGGGAATCTGATATGGGTGTATTTGTGGAACAGGGGGCAGTCTACATCGTTTCTGCTAATCGTTTCGGCAGAGAAGGTCAGTACAGACTTCCGCCGTACCAGATTTTTGAGATGTCGGAAAGTCATTCGATTGACCTAGACTCGCCAGAGGAGTTTGAACAAGCGGAACACATGCTTGAAAGAGGACTTGTGAAGTGAAGATAGCCCTGCTTGCTAAACCGTCCCACGAGTCAAGTCAGTTGTATCAATACCTGCTTGGGCGAGGGCATGTGGTTTGGCAGACAGATGAGAAAGTCACGGCGAAAGAACTGTCGAGATACGACATTGGGGTCAGCTGGTTCTACAAATTCATACTTCGCCAACCAGAACTTGATGCGGTGAAACTGGGTATAGCCAACAATCACATAGGTTTTTTGCCCGAGGGCAGAGGGGCCAACCCGAACATCTGGCCGATAGCGCATCGTATTCAAGCGGGTGTCACGCTTCACTACATGACGGCAGGTGTAGATGAGGGGCCAATCATCGCAAGACAACCAATCGAGATAGAGGCAATCGACACTTCCAAGACGCTCTACAACAAACTTGTAGAGGCGCAGTACAATCTATTTCTTATGTGGTGGCCGTCGATTGAACTTCTAGGCAACCAAGGACTTCGAGCACCATCTTTCGCCCAGGAAGAGGGAGCTTGGCATACTTACAGGGTCAAAGATACAGAGTGGTTTGACGACCTTGATAATCGGTACGGCGACTCTGCAAGGCTTATGATCGACCAACTCAGGGCCAGAACCTTTCCGCCGTACAATGGTTGCTACTTTCGCGATCCAAAGACTGGCAAGAAGGTCTTTGTGGACGTGTCATTACGCTATGAATAATCCGATTTTGTACCTCCACGCCGACTTGAACTGTGGACTGGGCCACAGAAGGCGTCTAGAAACGCTACAGACGGCTTGGGACGCGCCTAGCGAGTGGTTTGGTACAGATATACCCTCTGTTGCTGGAATTTGCGTGGTGGACGATTATTGCTTCACTGTACAATCGTTCCAAGAATTGAAGGCAAACGGGCATTTGGTTGCCTACTTTACCGAGTTCGCGAACGATTATCCAGTGGATATTCTAATCAATCAAAACATCGGCGCGGAGAAGTTGAAGTACAATGCGCCTATTCAGTTACTCGGCACTCGTTTCTTCATGCTCCGACAGGAATATTTGACTGTCCAGAAGTACGGGCATGGTGCGATCTTCGATGCTGATTCGGTAGATAGAAAACTGTCACCGCTTGAGTTTGGTCAGACGATGGCGGAAGCTAAGGCTATCATTTGTTCCGCAGGGATTACCGCTTACGAGGCACTGTATCTTGAGAAGCCCTTACTGCTGAGAATGTCGGCAGAGAACCAGCGCCGAACGTATGAGGGGTTGATTGATAACGGCTACGCAATACCATATAATGACATCGCAATAGAAAGGTTGAGTTACGGATGGATTCCAACAGTGAAGTCGGGAAGAAACCTCGTGGACGGCCTCGGGCCGAGTCGCGTTTGCCAAGCACTCCGCCTGATGTGGGAACAGACCCACTAATCTACGGTGTGTGGTTGAACAAGCATCTTGATTGGTTGAAGTACACCAGCGGCGAGATTGTCTATTCCGATTACCTCGGATTGGCAAGGGCGGAATTGACCTCTTACGAGCGGAACGGCGGAAGTCATGCTAAGGTTATGATTATCGGGGCAGACGGTGAGCCGCAGGAACTAAATGACTAAAACATTAATCATCGCTGAAATTGGATCAAGCCACAATTCTTCATTCGACAGGGCTGTTGCTCTGATTGATGCTGCCGCTGACGCCGGGGCCGACTACGCCAAGTTCCAACTATTCACTGGCGATGATCTTTGGAGTCGAGAGCCGGAACTGACCAACACCCGCAAGGTCGCTTTGCCCGAGGCGTGGATTCCCAAACTCATGCAACGGTGTGTTGACAAGAAAATTGCCTTTCTGTGTACGCCGTTCTCGCCTCATGCGGTTGAGGTATTGCGGAAGAACGGCGCAACGTCCTACAAGATTTCGTCGGGTGACATTACCTATCGGCCCCTACTCGAAGCGGTGGCGGAAACCCATCGGCTAGTCTACCTATCGGTTGGAGCATCCACCTTTGAGGAAATAGACGCCGCACTTGCAATTCTAAAGAACGCCGAGGACGTGGTAATTCTGCATTGTGTTCCAGAATACCCCGCCACGCCTGCTACTGCTAATATGCGCCGTATCCTAGACCTCATTGAACGCTACAAGTTGGGCAAGAACATTGGAGTTGGTTTGTCGAGCCACCTTCGCGAGTGGTGGGTTGACGTTGCTGCGGTTCCATTCGGACTCACTTGCATCGAGAAGCACATTGATACGGTCGGAAAGACAGGGCCGGAAGGGGGGCATTCACTTGACCCATTTGAGTTTACGCAGTTTGTTACGGCGGTTCGGGAAGTTGAACAAGCGATGGAAGTCCATAAAGAGTTCACTGAGGGCGAAGTCTATGCGCGTCTCAACTATCGCAGGAATCCGACATATTGGACTCGTCCACTCCAATCTTGATCCGCTGGACTGGTATCTATTCTTGCATGGGGCTAGAATCGTCCTGTTTATTCTTGCCATTCTAATTATCAGTTACTTTCTAAAGCGATAACATGACAAAACTTTGGGCCGAGATTGGGATAAACCACCAAGGCAGCGTTGAGATTGCTATAAAGATGATTGACGCCGCCCAACGCGCCGGGGCTGATTTAGTCAAGTTCCAAATGCGCGTTCCAGAACTTGCCGTTCCAAAATCACAGTGGGATAAGCCGAAGGTTTGGCAAGGCCAAGAAATGACTTACCTAGAATACAAGAAGAAGTTGGAACTATCTCGCGACGATTACTATCGCATAGATCGACATTGCGCCGAGGTGGGGATAAATTGGACCGCCTCGGTATGGGATTATGAGAGCGCGGTGTTCCTCGTATCCTTTGCCGACCGCATCCCGTTTATCAAAATCCCCAGTGCCAAGTTGACTGACCACGTGCTTTTGAAACAAGTATCTCGCGGGTTCAATATGCCGATTGTTCTAAGCACCGGAATGTCAACCGTGGATGAGATTGAGGCAGCAATTGATGTAATTCCGTCCGAGAACCTTGTAATGCTCCTGCATTGCAACAGTTCATATCCAGCGTGTGATGCAGAGCAGAACCTAAGCGTGATTGAAACACTCAGACAAGACTTCAACTTTCCAGTTGGGTTTTCGTCCCACCACAAGTCGCCATTCCCAGCCCTGTATGCGGCGGCGAGATATGGCGTTCCCGCTGTAGAAACGCATTTCACATTAGATAGAAGTTGGGAGGGAACCGATCATGCCAGTTCTCTTGAATCTGATGGACTCGAATTACTCGCTAGGGAGTTTCTGCGCATCCCAATTGTTCTGGGCGACGGGCAAAAAGTCGTTTACGATTCAGAACTTCCGAGCAGGCTCAAGTTGAGAGGCTACTAATGTACCAATTGATTGATGGTATTCCAGTGTGGGGCCATGCCGAAGAAGGGGCGCTGCGTCAGATAAAAGTGTGTGCGGCGAATCCAAGTGTTTATAAAGCAATGCTTATGGCAGATAATCACCCCGGATATGGAGTTCCCATTGGGGGTGTGGTTGCTTATCGCGATGCTATCAGTCCAACCGGCGTTGGTTTTGATATCGGCTGTGGAAATCGAGCCTCAAGGCTTAACCTGCGGGCAGATGCTATCCTGCCTCGCATGAATGAAATTATGGACGAGGTATCCAGCACTCTGTCGTTTGGAATTGGACGCAAGAATAACGAAACCGTCGATCACGAATTATTTCACGATGATCCAGCTTGGTCTATTAGAATCGTTCACTCGCTAAAACAAAATGCACAGAATCAACTAGGAACCATCGGATCGGGAAATCACTATATTAACATTTTCTCCGATGAAACCGGAGACGTGTGGGTTGGAGTACACTTTGGTTCTAGGGGATTCGGCCATAAAATCGCAACCCACTATATTGAGGCAGGTGGTGGCAAGGATGGCATTGATGTTGAGCCAGTTGTTTTACCTGTAAACTCTTATTTGGGAGAAGAATACATCGCCGCGATGAAACTTGCTGGCCGATATGCCTACGCTGGCCGAGATTGGGTCGTCGGGAAAGTGGCGTCTATTCTTAGCGCAGAGATTGTAGAAACGGTTCACAATCACCACAACTTTGCGTGGAAAGAAACGGCACCGGACGGTGATGAGGTTTGGGTTGTTCGCAAGGGAGCTACGCCATCACAGCCGGGACAGAAAGGCTTTATCGGCGGAACGATGGGGGATATTTCTGTAATTATCGAAGGTGTAGACGGACGGGAAAGTCGCGACTCTCTTTACTCAACTGTTCACGGCGCAGGACGGGTAATGAGCCGAACTAGGGCGGCTGGCAGGAAACGCTTTGATAAGAGAACTAAGCAGTTTGTCCGCATCGGTGAGGGGGAAATCAGTCGCGATGCCATGATGAAGCGCCTAGAACGATTCAATACTGTCCTGCGCGGTGCCGATGTAGACGAAGCGCCTCAATGCTATAAAGACATTGAGGCGGTATTAGATGCCCACAAACACACAATCAAGATTTTGCACACCTTACACCCGATGGGCGTGGCGATGGCTGGTAATGAGTTCGATCCTTGGAAAGATTAGGTCAAGAACTCCGCTGTCATCCGAGAGCTTAGAGTCTCCTATGTCGGAGTAATTGTAGGCCGGGAGTGTCACGTTATTTTACCCAAATGCTATCTTCTGGAAACTCAGCAAACAAATCTCCATCAACATCTGTAAAATGTTTGCCGGAATCCGTCAGAAGGTCCATGATGAATGCCGACCATTGCTCGTTTGGTCTGGTAATCTTGAATTCGGAGTCATTCAACCTGTCCCACACGAGTTTGAACTGACCCGCCGACATGGTGAAGGTGCCGGTGCGAGTATCGTCCAGGTTGGCAATACGGGTCCGAAGCGGTGCCCACTGCGCGTCAAGTCGGGCCGATAAGCCACCGCCCTGTTGTCCCGCTGGCGGTGGAGGTGCCCAATACGCAATTGTCTCAAGATGGATTTTATCGTGAATGTAATTAGATTCTGGCAAGGCCTGGACGCCACCAAATATGTTGAACAGCGCCTGCCTCGGGTCTGGTGCTTTCAATGCGTCATTCACTAGGGTGCGTGGCACTACCAAGTTTTCCTTCGCCGTCTGTACGGCCCGTTGCTTAAGATTTAGCCTAATAACGGTTCCCTCTGCCATATTATTCCTCTCCATATTTGTGTCGCAGGATTGCGACCCAAATCATTTTACCATCGTTTTCTACTGTCACTAGGTCTGCAACCTAACTCATAACTCCATCTGCAACCAGGGCGGCACGAATAGCTACAACCATTGCATACAGCGCCGAGGCGTGGCCAGCAGTATCGAACCCGTTGGCCCCTGCTCCGTAGGTCGCCAGCGCGCCGCCGCTGGCATATGCGGTCTGGGCAGAGGTACCGTTAACGCCTAGTCCGCCCGTCATCGTGAGTGCGCCACTTCCCTTGATATCGCCAGTACCAGCCCCGGTTGCAGTGCCAACGTCTAGACCACCAGCCAGTGCTACCTCACCAGATTGCACCCAGAAGGCGTGAAGTCGTGTAGCCGTCAGAACGCCACCGCTAATAGAGGGTGCGTCAGTAATAGCCATCGTAGCTACATCCGAAATAGTAGTGGCAATAGAAGTAAGTCCATAAATAGGAGCGCGAACCACAAATCCGCGTAACGCAGCCAGTGTTCCGCCTGGGCCGGATGCCCCGCTTTGCAACAAGCCCATATCGAAATCAATGTGAATTTCCTCAGTACTATAAGAAACTAGGGTATGCCCAGCAGTTTTTACATACAGAGTTTTTACTGGATTAACAAGGACAGCCGCAAGTGGGGATACAGTAAGGGTAAGGTTATCAAACATAAATTGGGTACTACCAGCAACGGTAGTAGCATTGGCCCAAATAGCAATATTAGGGAAGGCTGGTCCGACGCCAATGTAAACATTTCCCGGAGAATCCGGGACCCATTTTGTCCCATCATATTTTAGATACTTTCCGCTGGCTACGCCGGTAGCGTCAAATTCCATAGCCGTGTCGAATTTTACGGTATTTCCGTTCCAAATTTGAGTCGCGGCGGATTGGTTCAATTGTCCCGAGGCCAATGACACGTTTCCAGACTCAACTAATATAGCATACGAATTGGTGATCGTTAGACCGCTGGCGATAGGCGCTCCACTAATATCCAGGGTGGCCGCTGTTGCCAGGGTGTCTGATCCGCTACTATTGGCATAGGTTGGAGCAACAATGTATACGGCTCGTTGTAAAGACGGTACTGAGCCATGCGTAAATGTTACCGTACCATTAAGGAAATATATAGATTTGTATTCGGCTACCCGACTGGTATGATTCCCGACAGCGACGTACAGGGCGGGGCTGGCCGAAGAACCTCCGCTGTATGCCGTCTGTGATATTTGTAAACTTCCGTCAACTACGGGCGTAACGCCGCCCCCAACCATAACTGGGCCTACGAACTGCGACGTTCCGCCGTCTACCCGTAAGGCATAGCCATTAGTTATAGTTAAGCCACTGGCAATCGGCGCTCCGGAAATTGACACCGTGGTGGCCAGGGTTATAGAGTCCGATCCGGTACTGTTAGCATAAGTGGGGGCCTGAAAATAGACTGCTCGCTGTGTAGAGGGTACGAATCCGTGAGTAAAAGTAACGGTCCTGGCCAAATTGAAATTTACGTCGATGACCTCAGCAACTTGGGCTACGTTAGCAACACCCGTAATTTGTAGTACCGTAGCACCACCAGTGACAGCTACCGGCGCAATTGTTAACGTCTTAGTATCCCAGGTAAGAGATGATCCACTTGTGATGACAGATGGGGCCGAGAAGTAAGTTATTTGCGAGGCCGCTCCGCTTCCCGTTACGGTTCCACCTGCCCCCCCGGAATCATCATATTCAATCCAGTTAGATAAATTTATTGTTGCTCCGACCTGGCTGTTGTCGATAACGGTGTAATACTCATTGGGAAGTACAAGTCCGCCTAGTCCGATCTTCTCGGAGTCAGCCACGCCAGACATTTGAAACTCATCTATGATGTTGGTTGGGGGGCTGGCAGCGCCAGTCTTGAATTGCAGGTCGGCTTGTGCCACAATAGTTGTAGAGGCACCATAGACGGCAGAGATAAAGCGTGTTAGGCCTCCATTGGCGTAAGTAACCCCCGTGAATCTATTGGAGAGTTGAATGGCCGAAGTCCAGCCGCTTCCCGTCATGCCAATCGTGACACAGCCCGCAGTACTGGTTTCTACCGACGCACCGGTACCAGCCAACACCGACAAGATGCCTTTGTGAATGTGATTACTTGGGGCGCTAACAGATGCTCCACCAGCCTTGGGAGATGCGCCAACACCTGCCGGGGTATCGGTAGAATTGTTTGCCCCCCCCGCGCTTCCCCCGTAGAAGGTAATCGAGCCGCCAGATTGACTGATAGAGGCATTTGTTCCGGGGAGGAACACTATCCCACCGTAAGAGGGTGCATTGCCAGATGCGGAGATTGTGACAACACCTTGGTGGGTATGGTCGCTTCTAACACTAGACGCACTTGTGCCAGCCAATCCCGATCCACTTACATTGGCTGGCGTAGTCGTGGACAGCTTGGGAATGTTATCGTTGAATACACTAAAGTGAAGCGGGGAAATTCTTTCCGATACACGTTCTCCCGCAGCGTGAGTTACAGCCGTGGTTCCGTTTGCCGCCCTGGTCAAACTTGAAAAGGTGTCCCCACTCCTGCTCCCGACAACGATACATTCTGCTTGGATATAAATGACAAAGTTGCTGGTAGAAAAGTTTGCACCCGCACCAGAAAATACGGTAAGGGACGTATCTCCGGCGACGATACCAGTCAGTAACCAAGCGTCTCCACTTGGGGAGAAGTTGTAAATCGGGAATGTCATTTATCCAATCCCATACGAGCGATAGATCGGTGTGATGTACTGAACGCCCGCCGAGTTCACTTTTTCCACTGTCAAGTTTCCGAAGCAAGCCCCTGGCCCAAAGTCAACAATCACCGTCTCGGAATTTTGGCTGTAGGAAACGTGAGTGAGCGAGGCCAGTCCATTCATCACACGAGTCTGCGCTCCTGCAACTCCTCCGCAGGTAGCACACACGATCCGATATAAAATTCCAGAGTTAGTTGTCACAACGTCATGCGACGTTGCAACAAAAGCACAGGTCGTGGCTGACAAACTCGTGGTAAAGACTGCGCCTCTGTCATCTGCGCGAATCGGAATTGGGCCTCCAAAACTAATTGCTGACGGATTCAAAGTCAGGGCACCCATCATCAAGTCGCCAACAACTGCGGTTTCCAACTTGCTACCAGCAAGCGCACCGGCAGAAAACATGGCACTGTAGTTCTTGCCGTTGGCGATCTTGGTTCCGATGCCGGCGATAAGGCTGAAATCATTTTGGGAGGTCGCTAGGTCGATTAATCCGGCGAATTTAGCACCCCCTTGGTCGCGGGGTAAACTGTCAGTAATTGCGTAGGCCGAAGTCATGTTGTTCTCCTAAGAACTTATTTGCCCTTCCAGATACATATTTGAATAGGATGCGTTTGTAGACCCGTATTGCATCCCGATAATATAATGATAGCCCGGCGTCGAAAACCTTGGTGATTGTATGGTAGCGTTACCACGGTCGCCCCCAACAGGAACAAGGGCCGTTCCATAATACCCAGCCCCCGGCGGTGTTGCTCCGCCCACGCCCAATGCTAAATAGGCATTTGCGCTGGCACTTGCGATTGACATTAATAGGGTAGATGGAATAGATGTGTCATATAAGTTTCCAATTATAAATTCTATTTTGGCCGACGCCGTGGAGTTGTTATAGTTTCGCCACGCAGCAGTTCCGTAAGTGTGACCAGATACATTCCCGGTATACATTTCTCGGCGAACACGATTATGCTGGTTCCAGACAAAGCGACGTACAAGGGAATCCTCTGTCTGCCCCGATGTTCCGGTTATTCGTATGGTTCCCAATAAAGCCCGCGTTCTATTGGACGCCTCCGCTTGAATACCATCCTGTGCCGATGTTGCATTGACTCTGGCAATATCATTTACATTCCACCGAGTAGAAAGTAAGCTCAATTCAGCGGAGTTCTGGTATCCCCATATATCGTAATTTGAATTTGGGGAAAGGCTGGAAATGTTCAGACTGGCCGCGTTGAAGGTGATTGTATTCCAGACACTTGCTGGTGTATAAAGACTAACCTGATTGCCAACATAGGGCACATACCAAATGGCACTGGTTCCAACCGTATCAACTGATGGGATAGCATTGCTACCGTCATTTGTAAGGCGCCCATTGAAAACCCTATTAACAATCGCGGGCGCAGGTGCTCCCCCGTAGTCGTCATACTCAGTCCACTTATACAGGTTGATTGAGGCCCCTGCCTGGCTATTATCAATAACGGTGTAAAACTCATTTGGCAAAACAACTCCGGTTAGACCAAATTTCTCCGCGTCGGCCACGCCAGACATTTGGAATTCATCAACGATGTTGGTTGGGGGACTGGTGGCTCCTGTTTTCAATTGTAAGTCTGCTTGGGCCAGAACCGTTGTACTGGCCGCATAAGCTGCCGTAAAGATTCTAGTCAGACTTCCGTTGGCATAGGTAACATTAGTTGATCTATTGGCGAGTTGGATAGCCGACGCCCAACCACTGCCTGCCATGCTGATAGTTGCACAACCTGCCGCGCTAATCTCAACCGACGCGCCGTTCCCGGCCAGAACAGATAGTATTCCATTATGGATATGGTCTGATGGGGCAGCCGAGGCAGACGTTCCGGCAGTCGGTGATGTTCCAATTCCCGCAGGGGTTACGGTGCCAAGTGCTGCCCCGGTTCCAACTATGGTAATGCTTCCTCCATTTTGCGATAGCGAAGCACCTGTTCCCGCTAGTAGAAACACGTTCCCTTGCAGTGGAGAAGCGCCCGCAACCATGATGGAGGAAACCGAAGGACCGCCACCACCTCCCGAGGCAGAGATTAGAATAGAAGTTCCGGATTGGGCGACCGTGGTGCCCGTACCGGATTCAATTCGCACTGGTCCGTATAAAAGGGCATTCCCAGGAACATTTACAGATTGTACGCCTCTGTGAACATGGTCCCCATGCGCGGCGGAGGCACTTACACCTACAGTGGACGCCGAACCTGTGTCTATTGGCCCCGTAGGATCAACTACTAACCCTCCGGCAGCAGCAGGGTTTCCGGGTATCCACCTGTTTGTTGCGGTGTCAAAAATTAATGCTTGTGCATTCAAAGCCCCGCTGACATTGACGTTTGTTAGGCCGCCTAACGTTCTGTCTAAATCCGAGACAGTAGAAGCGCCCGCGCCAGTGGTGGCGATAGAAGGTTCGTTGCCTGAATAGCCCTCTAGTTGCCGAAGTCTGTCTAGAATATTCAGCATCGGCGGATTGACGTGCAAGCGGGCATCGCCAATAGCATTGTTGATTGCTTGCCAATCCAAGGACGTTGTACTGGAAACTAAAATAGCATAGCCGAGTGGGAATTCATTGCCAGCAGGTGCGGGAACCCTAGCAAAGGAAAAGGTTGTAAAGTTGAATGGTGGACCGGGGGAAATAAATGGACTACCGGGACGATAGACCAAAGAATTTGTTGTCGGGTCAAGGGCAATTAGCACATAGACTGCCCTTCCAGTCGGGGGCAAGAAAGTTGCCAAGGAGGCCGTATTGCCTCCCGCAAATTGGCTCCATGTGTTGTAGAAATAAATAAACGGCAGTACGGTCAACTGCATCGACGCAGGAGAGGTTGGAGTTACCAATCCGGGCTTGAATAGAATCCCATCAATGTGGACATCATCTCCGCCGCCGAATTCATGCTGATGATGGTGTGGTCCAAGGATAGAAACATTCGACGCCGAAATGTTTCCAAGACCTCCTGCGTGGATGCCTAATACTTGTTCTGTGCGAGGTTCGTCCTGTTTGTAGCCTATGACAACTGGTAGATTGAATTGCGGGACAACAGCATTTCTATTCAGAATGGGGAAAAAGCGGGCATCTTGGGGTGTGCTTCGCGCCCATAGTGTAGTCGAGCCGCTATCGCCCGGAACGTACATATTGGAAGCAGCATAGCCCCTTCCGTCTCCCAAAAACGCATAGCGATACGGCGTAATAGAGAGTTTCTGGGACTGGTTATCTTGGTATTTCTGGCGAACATCTTTTAGGCTTGGCATGTTACGCGGCTAGCCATTCTGGAACTATATACACTGGATAATTAGAGGACGTGATGGGCCACGTTCCAAGGACTGCAACCCAGTTGCCTATCTTGTCCTGTACGCCCGAGGCAAACATATCCGAGGTGTAGTAAATAGAATCTCCCAAAAAGAAAACCCTGTTGGCATCCATCGGCCATCGTCCAATCGACATGATCCCAAAAATATTATTGTTGACGGCATCGTAAACATTTGACCATGTAGCACCGCTGTCTCTTGACCGATAAATTCTTGAGTGGGTTTCGGTGTTTCCCGGTATGGTTCCAGCAATAATGTCTGTAGAGTCTTGAGTGGCGACATTGACAATGAATCTGGCACGGGTTACGGGTGTTAACTGTGCTACAGCGCCAGATATAGCGACAATGGATGTCAATGTAGAGTAAGACGCTCCTGTATTTGTGCTATTCTCAAAATACCAACTCGATGTGCCGTCCTCAAAAAATACCATTGTGGCATTTGAACCCGGAAAGGACGTGTCAAAGTCAAAGGCACCATGCGTGGGCGAGGAAAGCGACGAAACCGTCAATACGCCTCCGCTAACCGCCATGCTGTATAAGGTAGAAGTTACCCCAGGCTGTCCCGAAAAATATAGCACCCATCCCTTAGTTGGGTCTGAGAAGTTCTGCATCATGCGGCGAGTAGAATTATTCGCGCCTGCGCCCTGGGTCCTAGCATAATTGTTGTTTAGAGATGTAAGGACGGTGTTGCCATTATAAAGAATGTAAGTTACCCCGCCTCTAACCTGTCCCGCCCCCTGATTACTGTTCCACCCTAACCAGAGCAACCCCTGTTGGGTAATAGGACTGGTCATGCACTCAAACACCGCCCCAGTAATCGTTTCCCCGCCAAAAGTGGGAAAGGCATCGGCCATACCGTTAATACTAGAGGTTGTATATAGCGATGTCCAGGTGGGAGAATTGGTATTCAGGTTTGTGATAACGTATAAAGTCGAAACCGTTAAAGCATAACCCACGTTCACCGAGTCGTAAGAGTCCAAACAAAAAGCCACGATCTTATCGGGCAGAGAAATGGTGGTCATATCAGACCACGTTGGATTGGCATCAAGAAAGTTTCTGGTTCTGGCTAAATGGTTGTAGGTTGCCACGTAAACCGTATTGCCGTCTCCCAGACCAACCCCATTATCTTTGCAAGTTTTTGTAGCATCGTCCCAGTGTTGACCGGGAGGGCAATTATTTGGAGGTGGGGGCGGAGGCGGGGGAGATATAATCGAAGCCCCAGTCGGGTAAGTAAATGCACTTCCGCCAATCCCATTCACCACTGTCTCCGCTACCAGTTCCGTAGAAACGGAACGATGCTCCTGATTATATGTCACCGTTATTTCATACGGAATAAGGTTGCGGTTGTTCCAAGTAAAAGACCTTGGATCGTCTACCGCTGAAAGGCTCATCGTGATAAGCGACTGTGGAACAGGATCAATCCGGTTGTTTCCAACCAGAGGGATTCTAACGCTCTTGTAGGGATTGTTGTCTTGCGCCCTTTTGTTTCCGGTCCACGTTATAAGAGTGTCTTGGTCCGGCGCGTACATATTGCGAGAGACTTCTTGTCTTTGCCCGAAGTAGCCCGACCAATCACCGGGACTCCAAGCGGCCAGCGGTATATAGGCTGCACCTTCTACTGCGTAAATCAAATACTGGGAATTTGTATCGCGGTGTTCATGGTCAATCTGTATTTGATCGCGCTGATCCTGGTAGCCAATATCCATGATCGTCGGGAGGGTAGAGGATGTGCCCGTTACTTGCGCGTCCAGCATTGCCCACAAGTTGCCTTGCATATCGAACGAGATCATTCCAAATCCCGCACCCTGATAAGTATATGCCAACTGATCGTATAAAGTTCCCTGGGCCAAGTCTTTATACGGGATTTCCATTGTTGCAGCAACCCCAGAAGCGGGGTGGAAGTCAACCACATTTGCAATCGTTGACCGATACTTAGCAAGAACAATTCCAGCGCGGTCCAGGGTTAGTCCAGACGCCATGCTCCAATCCGAAGCGGCACTTCCCGACTCAAGGAACATATCGTAAGACTGGGAACGGTGGAGTTCTCCATCTTCCGATTCAATTTGAAATGTTACTTGGTCGGTGAACGGGTCTATCTGTTGACTTTCCGTTACAACGCGACCAACCAATATAATATTGTCGCGCCCAAAGTAGTTTCCGCCAACCGACGATCCCGCCGTTCCGTAAGATGCCTTCTCGAAAATGATGACTTTTGCACCGTCTGGAACAACTACCGATGTGGCAACTTCCCCGATGGAAACCCTGGTTTTATACCCGCCCTGCTTGTAGCCTCCGGTAATCTGATCGAAGGTGCAATCCATCGGTTGATAGCGTCCGCAAGTTCCAAAGCAAAACGTAAGGCGCTGGCCGATGTGGGAATTGCCATTCGAGTCGGTCACTTCCAGAGTGACAATACCCCCTAAGGGAGACGCATCGACATAAGTGATAACAATAGGGTTCTTACTTGAACCTAATGCGCTGGTAACGGTCTGTCCATTTGGGAATGTCCACAACTGAGAGGTGATTGAGCCGCTGTGCTGTAAAGACAAGTCGCCAACGTAACTTGCCAGCATCTTGCCGTTGTCCATAATCCCAACAGCAGGAGGCCCCATGATAACTTGTGGCCCATAAGACTTTGTTTGCGCCGTATAGGGGTCTTGGTCAATTCCCCAACGACTGGCCTGGGAATCGTAAATGGGATGAATAGACCAGATTCTATAATCCTCTACAACGGTGAGGCTGGTTGCACTTCCGAAGTTAACCAACCCCGATCCATACTCCGCCACTTCAATTAGACTCGCCCCAACATAGTCTCTCCTGACGCGCAGTTGCCCCGTATCGTAACGAGCGCCTTCACTTCCGACCCAAAGCGTCATTCCCCGCTTGATATTGGTCAGGTTGTAACCAAACCCGTTCAATGCCCCAGTCATACTTAGCGAGTTTCCGGGGTAAGTAGTAGGAACGGCTTGTAACACACCCTCGGCAATAATCTTGGGAGCGTGTGCGGCTAAGTAGTACAGGGAACTTTGTGGCCTGCTACGGATATAGGAAAGACCCTGCGCGGTGTAGGCTTGTTTCATGCTAAGGCAAAAGCCCGGTGATCGTCACGGTAAATTTCCCCGTCACGCCAGCCTCAAGAGACGGGCGCGTTTTCATAATAAGGTTTATTCCAGCATTGCTATAGGTCACATAAGATGCGGCTTGATCTATAGAAAGCAACTGGATACTTGCTAGAGACGTTCCAGTCAGGGCCGAGAACTGATTGTAAAGTGCAACGCTCATCGCGTCGAACACAAGATCAACATTTTTTGTTGCCGAATAGATTGGCCGACCTGTATGATCCGTGCCCTCAATTAAATCGACGTACATCTGCGACTGGGGGGCGATGCCAAACGAAACTGAGTTCACCTGAAATGGCATGTTGTTTTCCTAATTTATTACATCCCACACGGCGTTGAGTGCTGACTGACGAACTGCGGCGGCCAAAACCCCGTCCCCGGTAACATTCAGTGTAACTTTCAATGTCTGCGGCCCAGTCGTTCCGCTTCCAGTAGTCTGCGTGATTCCACTATCACTCGATCCGCTAGGCCCGCTAGTCGTTGAGCACGGCGTTAGCCCCGCGCCGTTCTTGAGGCACATTTGTTCCGTGTCGCTCCAATGGCATCCCGAGGGGCAGTTGTGGGGCAATGATTGTGGGGACCACGGAATTCCACCGAAGGGAATACCCTGCGCTTGATTCCACTCTTGTAGCACGGTGTCAATCGAGACGGTTCCGCTTTGGAGTTGCTTCAAGATGTTCTGGTTAGTCTTGAAGAAGTCCAGCATATCCCCCACGCGAGTGTTATAGGAATCCTGATACGCCTTCTCAATCTTAGTGTTTTGGGCGTCTAGGGCGGCAGCGTCAAGAACGTACTGTGCGTTTACCTGACCAGACTGGTCGTTATACGCCTTTACGATGTCCGACAACTTCTGGGCATTCTGCGTAGCAATGTCCTGATTCTGTTGCTGGAACGCCTTTTGTGCATCGTCTTTGGCTCTTTGATCGTCAAGAGCAATCTGGTCTTTCTTCTGTTGCTGATAGTCGGCCAAGTCTTTTAGAGACTGGGCGTAGTTGGCATTCTCCGCCGTCGCCTTCGTTCCAGCATCCTTATTGGCCGTAGCAAGATCGGCGGCCCTTTGTGCATTAGCCTCAAACAGGGCACGTCCGTCACCATCAATCAAGGCTTTTAATCGAGAGAGGTCGTATCTCTGGTTGATTGCGGCAATCTGCTGTTGGTGTTGAATCTCGATGTTTTGTAGATTCTTGTTATGAGTATCTGCCAGGGCCTCAGTCTTGGTAGAAATCTCTGTCTGCAAGTCTTGTAACTTGCGGGCATCTTGGGTAGCAATGTCTTGTTTCTTGCGCCCATAAGCAGTGTCGGCAGCAAGTCTTTGACGCGCCGTGTCTGACCCTAACTTTTCCATTGCAGTATTGAATGTGTCTTGCACCTTAGCGAGGGCGGCAGTCAGTTTATCCCCAAGTGCGGCAAGTTGGGTTGGCTCGATAAACTTTTGCCACAGTTTGGAAACGGCCTCGCCAGTAAGTTGACCCTGTGCCGCCGCCGCTATCATGGCATTACGGAAATCAATAAACCCCTGATCGGCAACTCCAAGGGAAACGGAAAGTTGATCTATTTGCGCTTGGGTAGGTTTGAGAGCACCTGTCAGACTTTCCATATATTGAATGACAAGTTTTCCAGCATCAACCATCGAGAACTTGTCAGACAGTTGTTGCATTTTGTCGAGTGATACGGTAAATGTATCCAGCGCTGTTTGTAGGGCTGTATTGTGTGCTTCTAATGCCGCCGCTGCCGCCGCTTGTCTATCGAATGCGTCCGTTACGGCCCCGACGCCCTTAACTTGATCCCACTGGGCAGCGGTAAGTTCGACATTCTTCGCTACCAACTCCGGCAGCATGGTCCCCTCGAACTCTATCAACTTCATAAGGTCGCCCGTGGCGTTGAAGAAAAAACCAGCCGCATTTGCCGCCGCGCCCAGAGTTCTGGCATATGTCGTATAATTTGTTGACACCTTGAGAATGTCAGGCGCTTGCGCTTGAACAAGCGTAGCTTGATCTTTAGTCAGGAACAAAACCTTATCAATAGCGGCGATTAGTGGAGTTAACCCGTCAGCAACCTGAGCTTGAAATGCTTTGGTTGCATCTTGAACATGAGCGGCCAAGCGGTCATAGGCGGTAGCATTGTCGTCCGTTAAGCCACCCGCTGCCTTGGCACGTGGCAAGTATTCATCCAAAATGGCATTTACAAGGGCTTGGCGTTTCTGTTGACCATCTAACTGAGCCGCCGTTGTCCCAATAGATGCGGCAAATTTTTCGTAAGCAACTTGGTCATTAACTACGATACCGGAGAAGGCCAAGAGCCTTGTTGAAAGCGCATCAACGCCCTGGATAACTTGGGCGAAATTATCTGTGGCACTTCTGCCTAATGCACGACCATTGACAGCGGCAACCAGCATCAGATTGGCAAGTGTGTCAACGTTCGTAACAGCGCCGGTCAGCAATGCCTTGTTTGTATCAATCATTGCCGACTGCGCCGAAATGGTATCTAGCGATGCGGCTTGTAATTTTGCAACAGCTTGGGGAAGGTCAACTCCAAATGTGGCCGCAAGTGCCTTACCAGAAGCTTGTAGACGCTCAAACTGTGCCCCCGCATTGGCGGCTTGATACAAGTCCTGAAATGCTCCAATAACAACATCAAGTGCTTGTTTGAGAAGGTAGTAAGTAGCGGCTAGGTCAACTGTCGATATGGTCGCTGCTGTGGTTGCTTGCGTTCCCTTGCCAGCGTTGCCCGCGAAGGTCAACATACTTGACCCCGCTTCGACTTGCCCCTCAGTCATCATGGATAATGCCTGATTGTAGGCATCATTCCCAGCGGTCGCCTCCGCTTGGGCAGCAGTAAATTCCTTTAGCTGTTGTGCTCCGAGGTCGCCAACCGTCTGCATCGTGGCTTGTTGCTTACCGAGCGTAGCGGCATTGAGAGCTTCTTGTGCTGAGGCCGCATCTCTAGCAGCCGCAGCCGCCTCCATATATTGCTGCTTAAGCAAAGAGGCTTGCGATAACATGGTGTTACGCCACCGATCTATTACTTCGAGATCGGCAGGAAGTTTGTCAAAGCCCGATGTTAGGGCCTTGATTGTAATTCTTACTTCGTTGTCGTCAGCAGCCATTTATCTTCGCCTTCGCGCGGGACGTTCGGGAAGTTCAACCTTGACTTCGTTCGGATCGGGATTGTCGGATTCCCCGCTTCTTACCTTGCTGATAAATCTAACCATATCGGGATTGTTGTTTCGCCATTCGTTCTTGTCTCTCGCTTGCCTTTGTCCAACCACCGCGTCGTATACAGTCATGCAACCCCTGACAGTCCTGATAAATTGGACATTCTGGTTGTCGAAACCAAACGCACCCGGCGTCGTGTTGAAGTTTTTACTCAGTAGCCCTATTTCTAATTCGAGCGGCATTGGGCCACGCCCCTCCATACAATCCAGTGCCGCTCTTAGGGTTTTGAATCAATGGAATTCGTGCAGGTGTAGAGGTCCGACACACACTCGATCAGCCAACTCATCAACTTCGTTGAGGCGGGAAAGTTATTCTCGTCTACCTTGTCGGGAAGCCCAGAGATGTGCCACTCCGTAACGAGCGAGGTCGCCGTTGGCAGGAGTTTCAAATAGAAGTCGGCAGTCGTGATATTCTCCGCGTCCTTCTGCGCGACAGTTACTTTCTTGGCCTCGTTCATGGCCGTTTCCCACTTCAAAAGGTCTTTGAAATTCATGTACTCGGCCAGCAAAACAGTACCAGGCCAACGTGTATCAGGTGATTCCTTGATTGCCATTTCATCTCCATGAAAACAAAATGGGCCACAGATTCCCGATTGGGATAGTATCTGTGACCCGTCAAGCAGGCTCCGTTATGTAATTGTAAATCTACAACGGTGTCATTATACCATAATCATTCCCGCGTGTTGTGCTTGCCAATCAGGTAAATAACCCTGTTTGCGACGAACAACAGGAAGGCAGAACCGACTATAGTAGCAAGCGCCAACCAGAAGTTGTTCTGCGCCGTAACCAGTCTAATGAAAACAAACTCGCCAATAAAGGCTCCGACAACGCTGGAAACAAGGTTGACGTATGCCCTTGAAGTTGAGTGAGTATTTAGGATTACACTGCCGATAAGCCCAATAACGCTTCCAGCGACGAGACAAGCAATTAGATTAACCACTTATAGATAGGAGCGTCATGCGATAGTCGAAATCGCTTAACTTGGGCGGAAGCCAAGCGCCTAACCGGTCGGCCAATGACGCCTCGCTATTATACCCTAATGCAACGGGAAGTGAACGCCAAGGGAAGGGAAAAACAGAGCGGCGATTAGGTATATCGCAACCAGTCCAATGAGGATTTGCAGGAAAAGATTGAATGGCGCGGGAACTCCCATCTTACCCAGAATCCAGAAACAAGCATAAGCCGCAATTGCAATGACGGCGATCCAGATAATAATTACGAGAAATGCGGGCATTATATTCCTCTAATATGGCGGCGGATTTATTCGACTTCGACTATGTTTAAAAGTTGCACGTGGTTCAATTCTTTACACGTTGGGCAAAGTATCGCAATATGAGATTTCTGGTTCCGTAGGATATATGGAAGCGATAAATCCAGCAAGCGATGCAAGCAATTCAAGTTTGAACAATGTATACGTTCGGGAACCGATGGAGCTTGTTTCTTGGGAAGTTTTAGTCGCAGTCCGACGATCACATCCCGTTTCTTATCCCTTGAACACCTTGGACATTTAATGGAGATGTCCGACATTTCGCCAGACATCTCCTCTACATCGAACTCGCTATCGAACAAACGTTGGTTGCACGCCCTATGTCGAATGGAAAGCATTCAAAATCACACGCTCGACAAAAGCGTATAGGCCGCGCCGGGGGTTCCGTTGACCAGCGAGAAGGAAAACGGAAAGTTATCATCACGAACTACGCGATAGTCGCCCGTCAGGGTGTACATTCCGTTAGTGTCGGCCTCGGTCAACTTATTGAAATAAGACGGGACAGAAGCGGCGAGACTGTAGTTGGTTGAACCAGCCAATTTCCACGGGGTCTGCATATTCCAAAGCATCTGAATCTCCGATGCCGCTCTCCACTTCGCAAACTCAAGCTCGTTGTTCAAGAGGATAGTTATGTTGCCAAGATACTCCGTTGCCCCAAAGAAAGCACCTTGCGGATTTTGGAGGCCAGCAGCGGCGCGGTATGTAGTATTTCCAGTATTTACAGTCAGGGTAACGTTCTCAACCACGTTCCAAGCTGTTCCTTGGTCGCGGGTAACTTGCAAATCCCAGGAGGGCCAAATCCTCAACATCGACGGTGCATTGATGAGCGTCTTGGTTGAAGCGCCAGAAGGGTCGCCCTCAAACGTTGCCTGAACCGTTGTTAGACCATCCACCTTTTCCGAGTCAATTGCTAGAGCCATCGTCTTGAGAACCATCCCCACATTCAGGAAGTTCTTGTTGGCCGAGGCTTCGCCAGCAGTGGGATGCCCGATACGCTCCATAGCCAATGTTGGAGCAACCGAGGCTTGGGTGAAGGTGTGAACAAAGTTTCTAATTCCAGTAATAGTCAGATTCCCACCCGAAAGACCGGCCACACTCAGTCCCGATCCGGCAATGGAACTAAATGATGTCCGCGTATACATGTTGCCTGCGCCCGTGATCGTCACAACTTCGCTGGCACCATTTCCGTATGCGTCAATGCCGGCGATAGTAACAGTGCCGGGACCAACGATACCCTCCAACGCCAATCGCAGAATAGCACCGCCGTCGCTTGGTTGTTTAGCAAGGGTAAGTAGTTGCCCTAAGGCTGATAGTCCCTGTTTATCCATCAAAGAAGCGCCGGCAGGCACTCCGCCACTGAGAACCATATTGGTCGAAAGACTCCCCATAGCGGCGTACAGAAGCACCCCCATGAAGTCTGCCACAACAGGGGCATTGAAGTCCCCCTCCGACCACTGCCGACCCACCACGGGCGGTTGCTGATTGATCCTGCGGTCGCCAGCGTGTCCCTGCGGAAAGATCACTGCCTGGGTGTCTTGAACCGTGGGGAGGCCAGTCGTGATTACGTCGAACCAACGCCCGCCCTCGCTCCACAGTCTGCCGAGGCGAACACCAGACGGTGCGCTTCCTCTATCCACTTCCAAACTTATTTTTGTGCCAGAATTGTACGTACTTGTAATTGCCATAATGTATCTCCTAGAACGCTTGTATTATAGCACGAATTGGTCTATAATTATTGGGCTTGGACTGGTCAATTGTGATACAATAACCCGAAACCGTTTTGCCGTGACCTGTCCAAGCAACAGAATCACACAGGCAAAGCGGTTTTTATTTATGGTGATAAAATGAGAAAAGGTCAAAAAGCAAGTCCCGAAACAATTGAAAAAATGCGTCAAGCCAAGCTTGGTAAAAAACTCTCGCCAGAAGCGTTGGCAAGCCGAAAGTCCAAATTGGCATTGCGCCCAAGCCCGCTCAAGGGTAGAAAAATGAGTGATGAGGCTAGGAGAAAAATGAGTTTGGCTAAAAAGGGCAAACCGTCTAATCACAAGGGTATCAAACACACTGCCGAATCCAAACTCAAAATGAGTCTCGCCCATAAGGGTAAAAAAACGTGGCTTGGTAAAAAACATAGTGAGGCTACCAAGAAATTGATGAGCGATATTCGACTTGGTATTCCGACTGGCAGAAAACCAATGTTGGGAAAACACCATTCCGATGAAACCAAGAAACGATTGAGTGAAGTCCACAAGGGGAATAAATACTCTCTTGGCAAGCATCCGTCCGAAGAAAATATCGAGAAGATGCGCCAGCGTATGCTTGGAAATAGCAATCTCGTCGGACATATTCATTCCGAGGAAACGCGAGAAAAAATACGACAGAAATCCACTGGCCGAAAACACACGCCAGAAGATTTGGCTAAAATGTCTCTTGCCCAATCTGGTCCTGCTAATGCTATGTGGAAAGACGGGCGCGGGAAACCCAACTACGGCCCAGGTTGGAAAAAGTGCCAGCGCGAAACGCGAGAACGCGATCACGACTTGTGTGTGATTTGCGGCGAACCCGTAACTGGCGAAAAGGCTATTGATGTTCATCACATTATCAAAGTTCACGATTGTCGCCTAAAAGGACTTGAACCACACATCCCTGCGAATACCGCTTGCTTGTGTTATAAGCACCATCGTTGGGCAGATGACAATGACGAGTCGATTCCCATGCTCCAAGAAACTCTATCGGCGCGTTTTGGATATTCATACTACCAGGGTGTTCCATCTCAACTTGTATCACTGGTCTAAGAATTTACGATGGTGAAGCGAAAAATCCAGCCACAGTAATCTGTTCCGCCGTACTGTAAAAGTGCCCCTCCGTTGCCGTAATTTGCGTCGGTAATCCAGCACTTTATCGACGCCGTTGACGCCAGAAGTCCGCTAATCACGCTGTCGGTTTGGAAGGTTGTTCTCCACAGTCCGCCGAATGGAATAGCGGCATTCTCGACAAACTTCAATCTGCCGCCCTGCAACTGGCGAGGAGTCACAAACAGGATCGAAGTCATATTGATTTGGTTGGCCCAAACATTATGCAAAGCTCTCGGCGCAGACTTGAAGTTCGGGATGTAGTGAACTACACACGGAAACTGTCCAGTCAAGTTATCTGGATTCTGCGCGAAACCATAACTATTCTTGACGCCGGGAATTGTGCGCTCAATAGCGGCGATGTTGTTAATTATATCGGCTTCCGTGAACATTTCAGTGTCCCGACAGTCTCATGGCTATTTCTATTCCGCCAAGAACGACGCTAAGAATAAGACCGGCACCGACCAATCCAATACCAATTGCCCATCGTTCTCCCGCCGTGGATTTGTCCGATTGGGTTGCCTGTCCATGAATGGCACTGCGACTCTCGCGTAAATCATTGACTTGTTTCTGCAACTCGATGTGTTGAGATTGAGTAACAAAGGTAGCCATAGCTATCTGTATCAGCCCAATTTGTTTATCAGCCGCCGAGATGCGGGTGTTCTGATTTTCAATCAACGCCAGCGCTTCATTACGCGGCATGAGAACGCGCTGGGCATCGTCCAGGGTCTTGCGGAACTCGTTGACACCCTCAAAACGTTTCTCGGTCGAAGTCTCCGCCTTGACGATGGCCTTTTCAGACGCCGCGAAAGCAGCATCAGTAGCCGTTTTCTGCGCCGTCAGAGCTGCGTCGATAGCCGTTTTCTGAGACGACAGACCGACTTGAACCGCCCGATCCGAGTCCTGAAAACGCTGGTTATATTGCCGGTCGCGCTCGTCAACCAAGGTTTTCAAGTGCTGGTCGCGCTCATTAAGTATCTTCTCTAGATACTCTTTTAGATAGACTATTTCCCTAGTAGGCAATTCGGCTGACATACTATTTCACCAAAACCGTTGCCCGATCCCTGATGGTGGGCGAATTTGGATACACCACGATACTCATTCTTACAAATCTGTCTAGTCGCTGTCTGACATCGGCGGCCATTCCCTCCGGAATCGAAAGTGTGCCGAGCATCACGTTCGCCGTTTTGACTTCATACGGCGTCATTGCTTGACCGTAAAGCCAAGCAGCAAGTCTCTCTGTCGCCCACTGAATGTCTGGTTCGGGAGAGAAGCGGTAAATCTTTGCTCCACTGGGATGGTTGTTAGCAGAGGTTCCGTTCTGATAAGGTATAAGATTGACTTGACTGACCCCATTTCCACCCGCCACGAACATCATTTCGCCCTCAATCATCAGCGTGTCGCCGGGGGCAATGCGGGGAGATTCAAAGTTTGCATCAGACGCACCAACGCCATAAGACGTGCCCGACAGAGTGAGAGAGCCAGCGGAAGCAGAATAAGAGGCTCCGAGGCTGGCACCAGTGTCAACCCATGCGTTCCCATAGTCCTCGTGGTATCCCCACCAGCCGGTAACTTCGTTGGCCCGTTGGTCTGTGCCAGAGAAAAGAAACAACGAGCCGGTGTTGTAGCGAAGCACAATCTTGTCCCACGGAGGTCTATTGTAATTGTCGCCATTCTGCAAGATCATTGTTGGACTTGCAATCGTTGACGCGCCGTTCATAGTCTTGAGCGTTTCGAGCGACAAGAGGTCTTTATCAAGCCTTATCTCTCTCGCCTCTCTATAATCATAGAAACGTGTTTCTCGCAACGGGTAAAATTCTCGGCGGCAATATTTGTCAATTGACCTCGATGCGCGACCAATGTGACTCATCAACTGCTTGTCATCCGTCTCGTTGGATGACGACAGCGAGAGGTAGCGGTCGATTCTGTCCAAATTCGTATAGAACGGTTTAGTCATTTATCGCCCAGTGATCTTTGGAATGCGATACCCTTTGCGAACAGAACCTCGAACTGTATTTTTCATGGCACCCTCACTAGGGCAGTCCAAAACACTACGGGTGTGTTATTACTTGCGCCGCCGTCTCTCGTAAACGAAATCTGCGAGGCATTGGCTATTGTCATCGGGGGCATATCGAATATGGACGCGGCACCAAAAAGGCGCAGTGACGTATCATTGGTAGCGCCTGCGGTTGGATTGATAGATATGCGTACATCCCCCCCGGACGACGACAGCATAAGCAGTACAACCTCACTAGCGCTAACCTGGCTCAAGGAACTAACGTTCCCAAACAGATTAGCCGTGCCAGCGTTGGTGTTGTTGGTACACCCGCCCGCTAAGAATTTGTAATTCACATCGCCATATGCCATTTAATGTTTTCCCTATGGAACTCGTACCATTGCTAACCAGTTTATAACCGGATTATTTGTTCCCTCGCGAGACATGGTAAGTTGGGAAGCGTTCGCTACCGTCATGGGCGGTAAGTCAAAGTTGCAAGTTGAGTTGAATAACCGCAGACTGGTATCGTTAGTTGCACCCGCCGTTGGATTTAGCGAAATCCGCATGTCCCCACCGCTTGACGATATAACCAGAAGCAGAACCTCCCCGGCACTCACGTTGCTTAATCCGCCGAAGTTGCCGAATATATTGTGAGCACCCGCCGCCGAAGTTGCGGTTGATCCGCCTGCTAAGAATTTGTAATTTACATCGCCAGCGGTCATTTAAATCTCCAAAATAAAAGGCGCGGGGCAGAGTTTTTGGCTCGAAACCCCGCGCCAGTGTGACGCTAGATACTGATACAACTTACCCGATTGCAGAACCTTGCTGGAAGGCACGCCAAGCGCTTGAGGCGTTGTCCTGTCCAATATTTGTGAACAAGCCACTCATTGAGCCTTGGGCACGGATGTATAGACTTCCAGGCACCGCAGTGAAACTTGGCACGTCGAAGCCAGCATAGATGCCCACGAGTGAAGTACCCGTGCTGAACGAAAGCACGGTTGCTGATGGGCCAGCATCAATGTTCAGCGAAGCGCCAGCGGCGAACTTGTCTAGCGTTCCAGAGACGTGCGTAATAGACCCGCCAGTAAGATTGATGCCGTTGAAGTTGGGGTTGACTAGAACTCCGCCCGCATCGAAGGTGATCGAACCGCCCGCGAAAACGTGGAATTCCGATCCGCCCTGTTCACGAACTACGAGAGTAGTATAAGAACCTGCACCAGCCATGTTATTTTATCCTTATCAGCCGGAGGCGGTCGAAGCCCTCCCCGTCTGGTCTGAGTGGGGGGATTTTATTCCCCCCGATTCTGATTTTTACTTACCCGACAAGCACGTCGGCTTGCGTTGTGACCAACGAATTTTGGGTTCCGATAGGCTCATACGGGCCTTTCATTCCCAGCAGGAAACCAACTGGCGCAACCGATCCGCCAGCGCCGTTATTAACCACTACGCGGTGCCAGGTGGCACTCGTGTTGACCAGGAAGTTCCGAACCACCGTAGACCCCATCGAGCCACCCGAGATAGCCGAGGTGGTAAACCCGAACGGATTATAAGTACCGTTGGAGGTAGACGAACGCACAACCTTGAAGATCGTGCCAGTGACCCCGCCACCGTTAGAGGTGGTCGTGGCAATCAGCATAGCCCCGTAAAAACCGGCCAGATTGACGGCATTGAACGAGGTGGTTGCGGCGATGTTCAAGCCAGAACCAAAGGGCACCACAAGGATATTTGAACCATTAGGAATACGCATTTTGTTTCTTCTCCATTCTAGTTAGCCAGAGTATTGTTTTCGTGGCCCCTGACCGCTCGACCACTTTCTGCTTACTAGGGGGAGGTTTTTACGCCTCCCCCTTTGTTACTCTAATCCGTTAGAATTAGGTTGAAATCTTCGTGCTCGAAAATTTCCACGGCTCAGCCACTGCGCCACCCAACCGACGACGGGCAAACAGGGCCACCCTGTTTTGTCCAACCAAAGTAGCGTCGGTGATGCGCTCAACCGTCATTCCAACACGGTCGGCGATCATGTAACCGCTAAAGTCACCGAACAGAACAGGGAAGGCATTGGCAGCGATGGTCGGCAGTTGCTCCGACTCCGCCACTGGATACCCCAGCAGGGTAGCGGGTTGACCGGCCTGGATCGAATCTTGCCACAGATAGCGTCCGTTGCCGTCCTTCAACTTGCGAGCGTCGCGCTGGGACGTGCGGTTCATCGCCCACTGAGCCTTACCGCGATACTGCGAAGCCACGGAATAGGCAGTGTCATACAGACCGTCTGCGGTAAGCGCAGTAGCGTTTCCGGAAACAGACTGGGCAATACCCAAGATCGGGTTCAGTTCAGCACCAGTACGCGCTCCCAACAGACCGGAAGGCATTCCGCCGCCAGTACCAGTCAAGAACTGGTTGTCCTCGTCAATCGCCATTGCCTCGCTGAACAAACCGGCGAGAATGTCGAGCATGTTGAACGCGGCATCTTCCAACAGGTTGCGGCTCATGTCGGTACGAGCCAAGACCGTGTAGATCGGGATGCGAAGAATTCCGTAGGTCTGATTGGTCGCAGCGGCAGTAGCGGAGGTCGGCAGTTCCTCAACCCACGTTACGCGCACGGCACTCGTGTAGTAAGTGTTTCCACCTTCCATCCGGGGCCACTCAACCACGTCGCGGGTAGTCGTAACCACGCGAGCGGCCTTGCGAACCACGGTGTTTCCCATCAAACGCTTGATAATCTCAGCGCGATAGTCCTCGGGAACCAAGTGGCCACCGATGTCGAGACTTCCTTCCATCAGGGTTGCCTTGATCTCGCTCACGGTCCGGCCAGTCGAAATTTCCGACTTGAGGACTTCGGGGCGCAGAAGCAGGTTCTTGGCGGGAAAGTGCGCGTCGATGCGATTGATTTCCTGAGCAGTCATCCGACTCTCACCGAAACGGATGTACTTCGTGAACGAATCCATCTGCTCGGCGCGGGCCTGATTGTAGCCATTGAACGACCCGTACAGGTCGGCAATCACACCCTTCACGGCGCTGTCAATCTCTCCAAAGCGGAGAACGTAGGCAGACGACAAATCCGACTTGGCCTCAGGAACGGGAGTAGGTTCGCCCAATCCTTCCAAGCGGGTCGGCTCCTTCAACTTAGCCTCGGCCACTTTCAGGTCAGCCGCCGTCTTGGCGTTCTTGGCATCGGCTTCCTCGGCCACGGTCTTTTCACGCGACGCAATCAGGCTCTTAAGGGTAGCGATTTCCGCATCCTTGCCAGTCGCTTCCGCGATCTTGTCATTGGCTTCTTTGATCTTGCCCTCGGCCACAAACTTCTCCGCCTCGTCCAAATACGCCTTGACGGTTTTCTTGAGGGCTTCCAACTGCTCTTTCAACTTGTCCATTTTGATAGCTCCTATTAAAGATTTTCTAACCGCAAGCGTTGGATCGAGAGAAGGGCGCGTGCTTTCTCAGCACCTTGCGTTTTATCTTCCGAATACCGCTTGAGAAATTCACCGAAATCGCTTCCGATCTCGTCATACGCTGATTTCAATACTTCAATGGCTGGCATACGGTGTTCCGCAGGAGCGGGGGTTGCTGTAATTTCTACAATCGGCCAACGTTCAATGTGTCCTGATTTAGAATTGACCCTGCGTGCAACCGCGAAGGTTTGCGAACTAGTCTTGAGTCGCTTGTCGTCAAACATCTGCTTGATAGCCGTGTCGTATTCGTCAGCCATCTTCAACTGCGCTTCGTACCAAAGGCCAATCGAGTCGGGGGTTAGTGTGTCAACTACACCAATAACCTTAGTCTTGACTTCTTCATCCAAGCCGTGATGGTAAATAAATGGCAGTCGCCCAACGGCGTCAAATACGGCGGTAAGTTCCTCGGTGGACTTGTCGAAATATTCCTCGGTCAAGTCGCGACGATCTTCCGTTCCCCACAGGACGGCGTAAGAACCAACCCGATTGCCGGGCAAGCTCTTGATTGCCATGTACTCGGCGGCTGGTTTAGGTTCCGGCTTGACGACATTGACGTTTTTCTTGTCATCCGACTCGTCGTCGTTCCCGACTTCATCCTGCAACTCTGTTGCAAATTCGTCGGCCAAACTGGTAATAGCCCCCGCCTTGTCTTTAACGTCGGAACTTCCCAAAATGTTGTTCACGATCTGGTTGTACATCGTTCCTAAAGATTGAATCTCTTGGGCATCTTCCTGCGCGTCTTGTGCCGCCAGAGCGTCTTTCAAAGTCGTAACACCGAAGGGAACGTAACTGTAGGCGTAGTCGTCATAGCATTTGAGCGACTTTATACTTTCCGCCGTAACGGTAGAGTCCTGGGCCATAATGTATTTCTCTGCATCTGAACGTGCGTCAACCGAAATCAACGGCGTGCCGGTTGGCTTACCATCGGAGTCGGTATTGAGAACTAGATATTTATTTGTTTTGCTCTTTGCCAGCGACAGACTCATATTTGTGTCCAGAAACGAAAAATCCCCCACCCAAGCGATGCTCGGTTGAGGGACAGACCCTAGGGCTGTACAGTTTATTAGATTACGGCTATTCTAACACAACATAATGTTTCCTGTCAAGTTATGTCAATGCAAATTTACAATTACCGCAGAACGTCTCCGCCCTGCATCTTGTATTCCTCCACCATTTCTTCCCAAGTCCAACTTTTCTTGGGGTGTTCGGCGCGACAAACAAGAAACATGGCTGGTAAAACTTTCTTTTCTTCCTGAATAACCAGCACATCTTTCCCGCCCTGTGCAATCTCAAACATCTGCCACACAAGGCGCATGGGGTCGTCATTTGAAGTAACAGTCGGAAGTTCGCCATAGCGATTCAAGCTCCGCCACATTTCCCATGAAAACGCAATATCTTCAAGGTGTTGGTCGCCCTTCCAAAATGAGAATGTAATTGAGTCTCGGCTGTAGTCCCGCAGGGGCCAGATGATGTATCCATTGTAGGCAAATGGATCGTTCCGTTCTGGTGTAACCAGAGGTTCTTTAGTGTGCGACCTTGCTCCACAACCGAGGCACTTGTTATCCTTGAAAACGTCTTGCCCGCAGTAGTTACAGTTCACCTACTTTGGCCTCCAAACCGTTGTTGTCTTTCCACCATTACCAATAATCGACTCAACTGTCACAATGCCCTTATTGGTCAGCGCATCCAAATAGCGCCGCGATTTTGTCTTTCCCCATCCAAATTCTTTCGCCACTTTGTTCATAGTCAGGTCGTTCTCCTGAATCTCGTCGGCTTTTTGTATCTCGCGGATTTGCTCAAAAAGGTCTTGTAGGGTAGGGGGCTTTGTTGATTTTTTCATGCGACTGTCACCGTATCGTTTTGCGAAACAGATAGGCACTTGAACTCAATATCACTTACTGCACCGTTGTCGATTGAAATAAGAATGCCGCCAATATCCGCCACGTTCTCAAACGAAGCAACCTGGAATGCATAACTTGTCATCCACTGCCATGCTGGACTAACTATCATCTCTGTCTTGTGTCCATATTCCCTGAGCGTTTCGTGTAACTTTTTGTGGTAGTGGGAGCGAACAATAACGTCGGGCGGTTTCTGGTGGAGTACCAGTGCATCGAGAATTATGGTTCTAGCATAACTTCTCGCACCGTTGCCCTTGGTCCACATACGGCTACCTGCATTTGGGCCTTGATGGGAAATGTCCAGCAATACACCGCCAGCATTTAGGCTCAGATGGTAAGTGCTGAGTGGGCCTATTTTTCTGCCATCTGGCCGTGTTGCCTTACACCGTTTCGCAACAGCCTCGTCAGCAGCACCAGATTCCCCAACGTGTGCCGGTGTTCCCCTGGTAAATAAGCGCACATCCGCCTTGTGGATTGCCTCATCCAAAACAGTCGCGGCTACATCAATTTGGTCACTAGGTTGATTTGACCAGATTTGGTTTGTGCCATGATGAGAGCCATCAATGGTTTCAGCATTACAAACAACAATTGTGCGCCGATTCTCTTTCTCGGCCTTCTTCCACACATAGGGCCAAAAGGTTTTCTTCCAATAGGCATAGGAGAGTTTTTGGAGTTCGTTGGGGAGATACTTTCCACCGTCATCGAGGTAGACAACTGGCGGACACAATCCGAGGGTACTGCCTACGTGTAAATCTGAGATAATAACAACCTGGGTCGATTGTTTTTTACTCATCGGCACGTTTTAGGCCGAGTTGGTAGAGAGGCATTACCGTCTTGTGATATTGGTTTCCGTGACGATGAACCACGACGACACACTCTCCCACTATGGAGAAACTTTCCCTAGCACACTCGGCGCACCTAATCTCGCTCGTTGCCGTTGCTACCAGTCGGGCATGTCCAGCGTGTGCAAAAAGTCCCTCAACAAGGCTCGTTGGTCCAAATGTTTCGTAGGCATTGCTTACCACACTTGCCGAAGTCAGCATTTTATTCCCCTACAATAGTCGTACACGATTGCCGCAGTGTACCAAATCATCTGCGGATTGACAAGACCGAATATTGGTTAGCATCTTACTCCCTAATCTATTCTCGGCGGAACCTGTGTCGAGTAAGAAGTCAGCGGTTTTACAATACCAGTCTTTAGAACAAGGCGCAAGAATATAACGGTCTGTTGCGTCAGATCGTAATTCAACGGCGCAACGGTTGTGAAGTCTTGGTTACTATGTCCACTCAAGCCAGTTCCGCCAGCACGCCGTTCCGATGAATCACCCAAAGACGCCATCGCCGCCATAGCCACATTATCGTTTTGTGAACCAAAATTAGCCCGATAAGTTGCATTGGAATCTGCCATATAGGTGTAGGTTGGAGTATAAGTCCACGGAGTTTTTTGTTGAGAAACATATACTGGCGAAAGCGGTTTTACATATAACTCTGGCGTAAATGTTACTTTGACCAACCCCAAGTTTGGGTCAGATTCATTCAACTGAGCTTGTTTGGCCTCGCTAGTTCCAACCTTGTAAAACGTGAACTTGCTCTTGTCGCCAGCGGGACGCTCAAGGGTAACAGAAGAATAAGCATAAATACGAAATGTCCCAACATCCTTGCTGTCAATCTCAACCCTTGCATCACACGCAGTCATCCGGCTATTGCGAAGAACCAAGCGATATTGTTGACCATGCTCCAATTCAACATATCCACCCGCCGTCTCGTTTCCTTCTGCAACCCTCAATGAGTAGTTATTCAACCATGCCATTTCAAATCTCCTCTGCTTCGTTTTAGAAGCGTCAAGGTAAAGCACACCCTATTGTGTGCTAAATATCCTGTTGGTCGAAGTATTGCCAACCGCCAATCAGTGTCCAATGGTAGACTAATATTCTTACTTTCGTGTTGTCGGTCATATTCACCGTTCGGAAGTAGAGATAGTCTTTGTATTGAGCGTCCCCTACAAAAGTCCACGCGGTTCCCGTCTTAGCCTTAACATCTGAAACAACTGGATCAACCGCTGCTTGCGTGGGGGTATCGGTAATAATGGTTTGTTCCCAGTTCGGCGCCCCATCGGAAAAGACGGACTTGTTCGCCGGAACAGACAGAGTTGGGAAGTGGGGTGTTGCCCAGATACCGGCAAAGATCAACAGGGCTAGAGCCAGAAGTACGCCAGTGACGTACAGATAGGGCTTGCGCGATGACTTGTTGACTTCTGTTCCAGACAGGTAGGCTTGGTCAATGCCATCTTTTACGGCGGCGAAAACAACCTCATCGCGTTCAACTGTGAGTATCATGCCATCCAAGCCTTTTTGAATGGTCTTTCTTGTCAATCCCGAAAAGTCTGGAAGTTCTATCACTGGCCTTGCTTTTGTCCCATAGCGAGAATGTTCTGCAAGATTGAGCGGTACTGCGTTTGGAGGCCGGCTAGGGTTGGCATGTCGGGCGCATCCATCTTCGGGAGTTTCCGAGAAGTCAAATCTAAGTAACGCTTCATGTCATTAGTACTTAGGGGTTCGCCGTTCTTGTACTTAATCAGAACGGCAGTCATCAGGAAATCTTCTTCGTTCATTGTTGTTTATGTTCCTCTTTAGCAATCCATAATTCGGATGGAATTACAACAAATCCGCACTTGTACACAGTTCCGACAAAAACATTATTCCCGTGATAATTCCTTTCAATTTCAGCGCCACATTCGGGGCAATGCAAAGGCATCTTTTTGTATCCACTGATAGAGTTGGATTCTCCCACTAAATGCCTCCATTGAGAAATGCAACTAGCAATTGTGCTGCCACGTCAAAATACTCTTGCACTTTGTCTTTCACATCGTCTCGAATCGTTGTGACTGTTCGCCATCCGATAGCCTCCAGAATCATGGCTTGTCTAGTTCGCCCTTGAACATACTTCGCGTAGGACACAGGATTATAGACAGTTCCAACAACGCCGTCATTCTCTAACGATAGTTCCTCTTTCCAGTTCTGGCCCAGTTGTTGCGATTCGCCCATATTGCGATTAGAGAGTTGCGTTCCTACCCCCCGGACGTAGTAGGGCGCGGGCGGTTGGTTAGCATCTGTCTCGGCGGGATATTCAGCGGCATCTTGGGCTACATAGTCCAAAGCGTTCCCCATCGCGTCAACTAGCAGTTGAGTGCCAACCTGATCGGCAGCCTGATAGCGAACAAGCAGTTCGTCAATTCCTTCGATTTGCATGCTGACTGGGCCATCGTCTGCCATTTGCAAGCCTATTCTATGGACAAATTACAATATGTCAAGTAAGCGTCACAATAAGCGCAGTGCTACCAATTCGTCGTCTTGGGCTATGATTCGTTTCAATCTGAGATCATCAGCCATGCTAAAACTACCTTGGTATATATCTGGATACAGAGCGGTATCCCCGTAGGTTGTTGCAACCGAAACTGAACTTCCACCACTTCCGGGGAAATAGTCGCTAGGAAAGTAATCTGGCGTAAAGAATGGGCCAAACACTAACTAGAATCCCGCGTGACCGAATTTCTGTTACCACTCGCATCGGTAGTGGCCGAAACTCTGGTTTTCGTGTCGTTGGTGTCCCGGAAAGCAGGAGCATTAGTCGCCGCGCCGCTGATCTTTCCTAGCAAAACTGCTGCTACCAACCTCAGCCACTGCCTTACCGTCAGTCCGGTTTCAACTCCTGCCGTCTCGTCTAGCATGGCGTCTGCGATTGAGGTTCGCTCTCCTGCGGTTAGGGCGTAGCCGGTTTTATCATTGCTGGTCGTAACAACCACGCCAACAATAAGTTCGTCGACATCTGCGCCGATTTCCGTAACTGTCGCAGAATCGGGTATGGCGGTCAAGCCAGCACCGGCCACGCCAATTCTGGCGAACGAATCTCCGGTCTGTAGCGTGTTACCGGTGTAGGTTGTAAGGGTGTCAACCAGTGTGACCCGCGCTTGCGTATCAGCCGGCTTGGTGCGACTGGATATGGTTGTGTCCAGGTTTGTCCCGATGATCTTACCAGCAGTCCCAGCGCCATACGCACCCGGTAAAGCAGTTCCCCACGGATCGCTTGCAGATGTTGAAACTTGCATCGCACTACTAACTGCCGGTCCGTCTGCTTGTAGCAATGCAAATGTAGAAGTTGCATCGGGATTTGTAACCCAGTTCCAGTCCACCGTAGCAACTTTCGTAGCCCCTACATAAGCCGTAATAACACGGACCTGTCCCGCACCCGTAGCTCCGGTTAGTAAAACATGGAGTCCAACATAGAAACTGTCAGTAGCCGAGGCACCGACATCCAGCGTAATTGTTCCCGCCGCTCCTGCTTGAGCCGTACTGACGCGGATTGGCACAAGACCGGTATTCGCAGCAAAGGAGGTGTTGGCAATCCCGCCCGCTGCCACACTGCCCACTGCGCCAGTTACAGAACCTACAGCACCCGTAACCGAACCTACAGCACCAGTTACGCTGCCCACCGCGCCCGTAACAGACGCTACCGAACCAGTGACATTACCTTGCACACTGGCCGATACGACTTGCATACTATCGTCGATCTTGGCCTCATCCGTTGCTAAAATAGCAAACGTGGATGTTCCGCTTGGGTTGGTTGCCCAAGCACGATCTACAGTCGCAACCTGCGTACTTCCAACATAGCCCGTAATGATGCGTGACTGACCTACGCCTGTTGAACCAGTGATGGTGATGAGGCAACCATTGTAAAAACTATCTACCGACGATGCACCTGCATCTAGGGTGATAGTTGTTGCCGCTCCCGCCGCCGCCGTGTTTGCTCTAACGGGAACCAGTCCAGTATTCGCCGCGAAGGATGCGTTTGTAATACCACCCGCCGCTACACTTCCCACCGCCCCCGTTACACTTCCAACTGCCCCGACGACACTTGCCGGTGTAGCCGCATTCAAACTGGTTTTCATCGTGGCGGTAAAATCTCCGTTGGTTGGCGCATTTGTAAGATTGGTAGCAGTAGTAGTCGTTGTAATTGTATCCGCCGTTGTTAGTCCCTGTACCGCCTTGACGGTGGTAATTGCTGTCCCGGCGACGTTGTTCATATTTTTGACATTCACATCTAAGATTCCAGCCGTAGCCGGGGAAGATACCGCTGTTCCCAAAATGTCAGCCATATCCACCTTGGGAATACCCGTTACACTTACTGCGGGAACAACACCCGCTTTCCATGCCTCGACATCAACCTTGGGCCAGTTGTTAGCATCTGTAGCCGCAGTCTGGGTATTGTATTGAACTACATTCACCCCCACCTGTGCCGATGTAGTAGAAACAGCAGCATTGGCAATGTTTTTTACATTCACATCTAGAATCCCGGCTGTAGCGGGAGTAGATATGACGGTTCCAAGAATATCTTGAATATCCACCTTTGGAACTCCGGTTACTGTTACTGCGGGGATCGCTCCGCCAATCCACGTTAGAACATCTGCCGGAATCTTTCCCGAAGCGTGTGACGTATTAGCTACGCCGTCGATTTGGACTATATTCGCCGCTGCATTCGCTAGAGTTGTCTGAATGTTAAAAGCATAATCAGCCCATTCTTTCGGACTGGTTTGATCTATAAACTGAATGAAGATATTGTCGCCTGTCATTTCAGTCCCAGACGCAGAAACCTTTACCGCAATTCCAGCAGCCGGTGTGATGGTTGGCAAGGTCGCTAGGTTGTTGAATGCACCACCGTCAATAGAGATTTTTACATCACCGCTGGCTAAGGTTGGGTTGGCTTTGTAACTACCCGGATTTGACATATCCTGTAGAGCAATGTAAACGATATAGGCTGCTGCGTTGATAGGGGGATTTACCGCTGTCATTTATGCCCCTTTTACCAATTCGTGCTCTGCAATCCAATTTATCAATTGGATTGCCATGCTATCGGGCGGTTCACTAACCTTGATACCGTCCAAGGTTAGTGCCAAAATTCTTGGAATCAAATCTCCCAATGGAGACACATATGACGCATCGGTAAAAACAAGACTTCCATCGACGGTAAACACCAAAGAGGGGACAGCGGGATCAAAAACAAAAGCATCTTGGACAGTCACGCCAGAATTGAAATTCAAATTAACACTTCCGAGAGCTTGCCATACATCTATCAGTGGTTGCAAAACAGTGGATTTTGATGTAGCCAATTGTGTTTGCGCCAATACAATCGCTTTCTGCTTGGATTGTTGAGTCAATTCCGCTTCTTGAAATATCGCTAGAATATCTTTCATGTTTCCACCTAGATCGTAATAATGATCGCACAACCACCCGCCGCGAAACCACCTAGACCACCGTTACCAGTATTGGTAGCCGCATTACGAGCGCGTCCTCCCCCACCACTTCCGCCCGCACCAGCCCCAAAAGCTGCCGCCGATGTAGTTGAGTTTCCACCGGCACCCCCAGCCGTAGCAGAAGCATCGCTACCACCACCTCCGCCACCACTAGCACCATCACGAGTCCCAGCGGCACCGGCCCCACCGCCCGCTATACCTGCCGTGCCGCCCCCCGCGCCAGAACTCCAACCATTGCCCCCCGTGCCACCCGCCGCTTGCGCGGTATCAGCCGTTCCACCACCACCGCCCGCGCCCCCCGCCCCCGTCCAGTCGGAAGTTGCACTAACTCCATCACCAGCCGTAGCGCCAGAACGCCCCGTGCCACCCGTTATCCCCGACACATCACCACTACCGCCCGCACCGCCCGCGCCAGTTTGCGCACCCGCGCCCGCGCCGCCGCCAGTACCCTTAGCACCACCTCCCCCGGTTAATCCAGCAAAGGTAGTATTGCCGCCAGCAGTACCATCCGTGCCTTTAACATCGGTAGTGCTTGAACCAGCCCCACCCGCTGTCTGCGCTGGCGTTACCACGTTGCCCGTACTCAATGAACTCAAAAAAACCGTGCGTCTTATAAGACCACCTCCCCCGCCCCCGCCCCCGCCAGCCGCCTGATTCGTGCTAGTGGTAGTTTTTCCACCTCCCCCGCCTGACCCTCCTCCCCCAACAAGCGTGATGTTTGTAAAGCGATATGGTAGTAAATTGGTAGAGGAAGGCTTGGCCCAAGAAATAGTTGCATTAGGAATCAGATATGTACGAACGTCTGCCGTTGAATAAGATACCGGGTTGGAAGGAAAAGCTAACAGCATCACAAACAAGCTCAGGTACTCATGTCCAACTGGGATTGCCAACCCGTGTTCGTCCATTCGCAAGCGACAGAACAGGTCGGCATAGGTTTTGGACATGTGTCGAATAACATATTCCAGCAGCCGTGTATCTGGTGATTGAATAAACTCATCCCCAAGGCGACGGAATGCACCCTTGGTCGGCGCACAGTCAATACTCGCGATGCCTTTTGCGACACCTGTTTCTGAAATCGGATAGATGACTGGTTGTTCAAAACCGCTATCGGGATCGGTTTCTTTTACAAACGGCTCCAATGTATCGTACAAATCTGCCAGTCGCACACGTCCGTTTGGCAATTGCGCTAACTCGCTAAAGATAGACCTCATTCATTGCTCCGCGTGTAAGTGGTTGTACTGACAATTAGACCGTTTCTATCCCGCTCGACCTTTGTTTCCTCCACGCTGGGAGACACCCTGACAACTGGCGAGACATTCACCTGCGGTGCTTCAACATTTACAACTGGGGCGTCCTGCTTGGGTACATTTACCGTTACTTGAGCAGGGGATACATTCACAATAGGCGCTGCCTGGTTTGGTATGATAACCGCAGGCGGGGCGAAATTCACAACCGTTTCGGGGATGTTGATTTCCGGCGATTCAACCGTAACATTTGGAGCCGAGACATTCACAATTGTATCCGGCAAGATTGTTTGTGGAACATTTACAATCACATCTGGGTAATGTTGTTCGGGTACGTTGACCGTTATCTTGCTTTCGGGAACATTGACAATGATTGTTTGGTCCCTAGAGTTACTAGCTACCATTGCTTTTGTCGCCTCCCGCAATACAATTTCAGCCTCGGAGGGAAGCTTGGGTTTTGGGAGAACGGCCAGATTCTTTTTCGGACCACTTGAGTCCATAGAGAGCCAGCACCTATCGTTACCGTGGCAAGCGAAATCACCCGGAACTCGCCCGGATGTGGCATTCAGGTAGTCTTGGAACGACGCGTATTCCCTTCCGCCCTCATCGTGAAACTGGGGGCAGTCGGCGCAGTGTTCAGCAAGTGGGTCGAGATTGGCCTTGATCGGTTGTCCCAATTCGTCGGCCAAAAGACCCGTTCCCCACTGGTGCATTTGCCACCAAGTTCCAGCGTAAGATTCAACCCTGGCACCGACAGTCGAAAGTACAGCGCCCAAAACTTCGGCTCCATCTCCTGCTTGAATTGCTATCTGAATGTCTTGATCGTCAAAGGCTTTTAGTAATTTTGCCTTGATTGCTGGAATAAGACTGTCGGTTAGATATACCTCATTCTCTTTCAACAGCGCGGAAAGTTTGTCCACCATTGCCGGCGACTTCCCGTTATCTCCCACGGCCAGGTCAAGCGCATCGGGAATAGACTTGCGGCCCAACCCAATGAGTAGCAAAAGCAGTATTGCGAGTCTGTCATCAATCACCTTGTTTCGATCTTCTGGATTCGATTTGGCAAGTTCGCTGGCGGTTTCGTCACACCAATCCTTAAATTCCGATCCAAGTTCGTCTTGGTAAGCGTTCACCGCAGTTGTTTGTTTGTTACGCCGTCCCCGTCCTCCACCTCTCAAGTCGGCCTTGAATGTCTCAAAGACTTTTGAAACACCCTCGGCGGTATTGTCCGACTCCAACAGGAAACCTTTCAGCGCAGAGAGTTTGGGGATAATCTCCGACTCGAACTTTACCAGTCCAGCACGCTTGCCAGACTTGATTGCCTTGCTAACCACCTTCTTGTACTTCGTTAGTTCGGTATCAATGCCGGCCAATTCGGCGGCAGACTTTCCAGCAGCTATGTCGTCTACGGTATTCTTGGGCGCATCACTTCCGGGCATCGCCGCCGTTGGGGTAGGTTTCTTGCGGGTTGGGTCAACAATTCCAGCGGGATCGGGTCGAAGCCCTGCCACTCCCAATCCAAAGAACCCCATCACAAATTGCGGGTCAGTAGCTAGGTTGAGAGGTAGATCGCCCAAACCCGGAAGCTTGGGGTTGTCGTAAGGCAAAAGATTCAAGTCTTTTCTTGCGCCGTCGAAGCTATACGCTCTCCAATAAACATTGCGCTCCTGAACCAACAAGGCTCTGTCTTGGGCGCGAATGTCCTCGAACTCCGCTCGATACTGCTTGCCGTAGTATGGGTTGATGAATTGGAGCGTCAGTTGTCCGGCTAAAAGCCTATGCAGCGGATAGACTGTTTTCTCCTTAATCATCTTGTCGATAGTATCTAACTCGCGTTTCAACGTGGCGGAGTGAATTGAGAACCCAAGGAAAATGGTATCCAGTTCATCGCGAGTAAAATTCCGTTGAGCAACCAAGTCCATCTCGCGATTGGTCAATCCCACCTTAGCAACATTAATATCACCTGATCTAGTAACGATGATCTTGCGCTCTTGCTCAAATTCTTCTCGAATCTGAGACGAAATGGAAATGAAGTCTCGCTCGCCTGTGTCCTGCGGAAGTGCTAAAACCGTATGCGGAACGCCTCTGCCAGTAACGTACATATCCCGCTGGTAGGTAGAAATACCAATCTCCGTCTCAAGGGCGATATGGGCAGCAGAGAGGGGGGGCATTCCGTCAATCAAACTAAAGGGGTTAGGGAACATGAAGTGTACGATGTAGCGCGGATCAATTCGCTTATACGAACCATCGGCCAGTTTGTAGGCGTAACCACCGATAAGTTTCGTCTTGTCCACCAAGGGGGTAATGCGATCTGCGGGAACGGGCCAAATCTCTACAATCTTGTTTGGATCACCAGCCTCGGGAGCAAGGAACCAATATCCATTCCCGCGTAGATTCAGCCACCACATCGTATACTGCCAAATGAAAATCATGTCGGCAACATCGTTGGGGTGTTTGAAAAGTTGTTCGGCGTCGTGGTTCTTGATCTCAACTTCTTGGTTATCCACGACCTGAATGATCTTCATATCAGCGCCGGAAAATTCTTGTCCAAGAAGCCGAATGTCTGAATAAATCCAAGAGGTTGACGCAGCTATTCGGCGTTTTTCGTCCTCGTTCCAGCGCTCCGAATCGGTTGAAGAGCGACCAGTTAGGATGCTTCCAATCAGGGAACGGGCGTCCCCCGGAATATTGGCCTTATTCCACAACTGTAAAGCATTGGAGTAGCGGTCTACCCCCCATCCCACTACCCGATCAATCGTTGACTTCTTCTGCATGACTGTCCCCTCCGGCGATTCTCTCGCCCTGTTCGGAGATATACTTAACCCTAAACTCTTTGTAACGACAAACTGCTTCGTCAAACTTTCCATTTCTCAAACCGAAGAACACGGCGGTTTGATTGTCTACCCGATTCATAAAGTCGGCCTCGGTGCCAGCGTCAAAATAAGTGTTTGGTAGTGCAAAGAAAAGTTTCATACTAAAGCCAAAAGTGCCCTTTGATTGAGAGGCATTGACCCGGCGGCGTACCTAAAACAGTCATTTCCGTGATAGACGCTCTTGCCAGCTATTTCGTCGTCAATGGGATTTCCCATTTCATCTGTTCTTCGGTGGTAACTGTTTAGTTCATTCCGAATGTTGTCGAGATCGTCAAAAATCTGAACGCGAATGGGGCATTCTCCCTTAGTTCCCTCTTTGAGAAGCCCATAAACACGATTGATTCCTAGCCACACATCGGAAATTTTAGGCTCCCTAATTGGGAGTCCCGCGTCTCTGAACTCCAATCGCCACTGCCCCTCTGCCCTCGCTCCGCCATAGCAAGTGGGAATTCCAGGTTCTCCAAATGTAATATCTTCCGTATGTTCCTTGGCGGTTTTCTTTCCGGCATGATATTCTCTATAGATATAAATACGGCGCGTTCCTGGTTCAACGGCCAGATATAGTGCGTGTGTATTTGCTCCGCCGAAGTCTAGTCCCAAATATCGGGGCCATTCCGAGGGAATAGTGAATCTAGGGCAAAGATGTTTTTCCTCATCAAAGACATCGTAAATCATGTGGCTTGGCCGTCCCACTCTTCCTCTGAATTGCATCGCAAACATATGGGCGGGAAGGGTGGCTTTGGCAAGGTCGTACTCGTCTTTTGGAAAAACCGGATTGGCAATACTGTCGGCTTGAATTAGAGTAGTGTTAGCAGATTCGCTATCAGTAACATCAACCTCTGCACCGTTATCAAGCGTAAGGGTGGTAGTCGTACCCGTTTTCATTGCCGGATTGATAATCTCCGAGATGATCCATCCCAAATTGAACAGCGTGCTGGTGATGAGCATACGTCCACGATTCAACATCAAACGACGACGAATGGCTCGGTAGGCTTCAATTCCAAATCCGTCTTGACCAGCCTCGTCCAAAATAGCAGCTTTGGCGGTGGACGACTCTAGGCCACCAGTTGATTGTGCGGAACGGAGAATTATGCGACCCCACATCGCGTCGGTTGATTTGTCAGCCCAGAACTTTCCGGTAGCAGGATCGGATAGTTCGATAATCTTGTCCCCGGCCCAATAGCGACCACTTTTTAGAATCTGTTCAAAAACCTTTAGCATTTCCCGTAAAAATTTAGCCTTGAATAAATCGAACGAGGCTGTTACCGCCAAATAGTCACCAGAACCTCTAAGCCTAATTTCTCTTTCCAACCACCAGGGAGCGAGGCTCGTATTGTGGGCAAATATGTCGTTAGCGATAAAGTTGTGACCATTTTCAACCGTTATGTCAAAAACTTCCTGCGGGCCGAGTGGTTCAAGGCTTTCAATTTTATCCCAGTAAATATCCGAATACGCCTCGTATTCCCCAACCGAGAAATGCCTGAATAGGCGCTGTGCCATCCACCTCGCGACGGTGTCCCGCCGAGAAGAGCGGACCAAATTGAATCCATCTTGATCCCAATGTTCTTGCCCTGGCCTAGATACGCCTCCTAAAATATCCACACATTTCTGGCGCGGAAAGTTGGGAATAACATCTTTTCCGTTTGGTCTAATTTCTACGAGATTATTCAGATAGTTCTTTAGTCGCCCATATTTATCGCCAGTAAATCCAATACGTTCTTGGAACACGCGAACGGATTGTTCGTTCTTGAAATGCAATCTCCAGGCATCGAACTCTTTACCCTCGCAATGGGACAGTTTATATTTCTTTCTGCCAACAATCCCAAATCTAAGCAGAAGGTGTTGAATATCATCAATCATCCCTTCTGATGCTAGACATATCTCGATTGCCCCATCTTTGCCAACAGTCCCATCGCATGAGTACAAAGCGTTTAGTAGGTGGGCTATCGACCGATTATCAAGCGTGTAAACAAAGTCCGGTATCCGCTTGTGCTTGGATAGTTTTCCGAATATCCCCCACTCGCGACAGAGATTGATTACAGCGTTTTTGTGCTGCCCATTTTTAGTTCCACGGATACGATAATTACACCTAGAATCGTGTTTCAGTTCCGTCTCATTGGGAAGTATGCTCACTAAGTCGTCCAAGATTACCTGGTCCATGTTTGAGAACATGGGCGACCCCTTGGTCACACCACCATCCCCCAGCAGGTATCCCAGCAACTTCATTTCGTTGCGAGTTTTTGATTCCGTTCCCATTTCTGGCAACGAACGAGGAACGCCAATCCAATCTCCCGGATATAACTCGCCCACTGGAATCCATCCGTATTCCGAATAAACAGGGTGCTCTTTGGTAACAATCAAAGAACGACCAGAATATGTAATCAGTTTGAATGTCTCTTTTATTCCGGTAGGAAAACTAGCGGTTACTCGGTTGCGCTCAATCTTAAGTGTTGGCCCAAGCGACAAAACAACATCGCCCGGTTTTACATTTTGAACATCAACTCGCTCGCCATTGGCAAGTTGAACTTTTCCCAAAATGCACTTTCCAGACTGCGCTCCGGCTAAATAGGCTACAATTCTTCGCTGACTATCCCACACCTCGTCCTGCGCCCGATGGAATGGAACTGGCGATACCTCGTCTATTCCAATCAAATGACGTTCGGGCCACTTGGGTGTACGTGACGCCGCTTTTTGTTTCGCCCGTTGGAGGCGATCCATCATGGCGTCGTTGTGGAGATTAGGGAGCATCGACTGTTTCTTCTACAACTTCTTCTTTTGGAACTTCTACGATTTCAGACCACTCGCCTTCTTCGCCGGATTCGAGAAGTCGTGTTTTGATTTCTTCCAACTGATTTTCGTTGAATGTCCCTTTCAAATCATCCCAAGTGACTTCACCATTCTTTAGAGACAAAATAGCGTTGATTGTCCAGTCGTTCTTGTGAGTAATGACTTCGCCCCAGCGTTCTCGAAAGCGTCTGCCTAAGACCTTGACAGCAATAGAGGGGTCTTTTACCGCCCCCTCAGTGGCAACTTTGACAAGGTTAATTTCCGCCTCCGCCTCGGCCCTACGCATAGCTACAGCGAAAGCGACATACTCTGGCGTAGCGGCCTTGGTACGGTCCTTACCTTCGCCCCGTTTCATCCACATCCTATACTGCTGAATAGAAATACCTACAGCAGCACAAGCGGTTTCGGGGTAGTTTCCGGCGCGGATTAAATCTGCCAGCGATTTTTCTAAATCCGGATCAAGGATTAGTTGGTTTGTTGGGGCCACTGTTTCCTACATCCAAGGTTTTTGCGCCGTTCGTAAACCCGAACTGACTTCCCGCAAAGGCAGTAATGCCCAGCCAGATGTTCGAGTAGTAGAAAGGTAGGCCCACAAAGGCACCAGAAGGGCATGGGGTCGTCACAAACTGCGCCCCGGTACAAGATAGCCCCAGAATGGCAAATGGAGCCACTAGGAACAGTCCTAGAAGGATCAGGCGACGGTAGTTGGGATCGACCTTATCCCAAAGCGTCTTGAGTGCGGGAACGGTTTCCAACGCAAACGAAATTACAACACCAGCCACTGCCGCGATGCCAGTCGAAGTCAGTAAGTCCATGCTTATTCTCCATAAAAATGTCGATTTACAATTACATAATATCATGGACATAATGTATAGTCAATTGTCCAGAAAACTCATAAATGACAGAATCGGGGTTTGGGTATAGAATTGGGCTGGTGGAATACTCTCCCATAATCTGTTCGCGGTGCCTTTATTACCAACCCAGCGGTTTCGTAATGTCTCCATTGTTCCCTATAATTTGGAGTCGTGGGGAGATGGTACATGCCCAATGTTTCTCGGCCATGTCTACCCACGATGAGTGCCCAGGCGAAGATTGTGGGTGTGGAATCTATGGACAATTCAATATCATTACCAGTTTCGAGAACATCGTCGCCAGTTTCGCCTACTTCACAATGGTTCCCGCCGTTGAACTTCACTCCCTGCCGTTTATAGTTTTGACAGAGCACTACGGCAAGACCCTTGTTCACGAAAGGGGAATTAGGTCGGAGTTCGCAAAAGTCGTTGGTGCAATCAGTTTCCGAGAGGACCTGGTAACATTCGAGCGGTATCGAGACTTAGCAAGAAAAGCTGCCGATGTTTTAGGAGTTCCGATGTTTGGCTTGAAAGCGGGACAACTTTTGATCGACAACAGCTTGGCGGTGAACGGACTGTGAGGATGAGCGACGACGTTCGCAAGTTGAACGAACTTGACGATGTTACTGTTTCGCTAAAACCACGGCGCAAAAAGAACGAAGATAAGAAGTATCTACTAGTCGAGGCTATGCTGAAATACGGACAACACTTGCCGAAATGGAAATCCGAGTTTGAGTTTTGCAAACCAGAACGTCGCTTCCGCTTTGATATAGCATGGCCTCGCTACCATATTGCCGTTGAAGAGGATGGTGGAGGTTGGATGGTGGGGGGCGGCAGGCACGGGGGCGATGGCGACAAAACGAAAATGAACCTTTCGGTCATTTACGGATGGCGCGTCATGCATTTTTCCCCAACAATGCTCAAGAAAGACCCCATCGGATGCGTGGCGATGATAAGTCGGGCGCTAAGACGGTATCCATGAGTCAGACACTAGCATCCCGCGACGCCCTTGTACGCTGTGACAATTTGTGCGAATGGCACCTTGCCCGACTCGACAGAATGGTGGACGTGCATTTTGTGTTCCCCGGATACCACTTCATGCTCGGTGGAGCGCATCATATTCTCGGCAGAGCCAAGGTGGACGACATTCGCGCTATTCTCGGCTTATGTGGCAAGTGCCACGGCGATCACCACAACGGAAAGAGTCCGACGAAACAAGAACTGGCAGAACTGATGCTTGAGAAATACGGATTCAACCTTTGGGAACTTTGGCCGCAATTTATCAAGCCGAGGAAGAATGACAACCAAATTTCGCCGGAACTGGAAATCGCAGATCGCCTGGATGAAACGTCACGCAGCTAGGCTAAAGAAACTCTCCCTGCACGTCAACGACGATAATAAAATAGAGGTCTTAGCTATGTGCCAATACATTCTAGACCGCATTTCTGAAATCGAAACTACGCAGAGTGATAATTTCTAGTTCGGACTACAAGTACCTCGGCCTCATAGCCCACTACCGTATCACTTGTTACATGCTACATAGATGCGAAAAGCCTGCGGTGCCAAACCTTCTGGCAACACGCAGGCTACTCAAAAACAAGATACGATCAGTTGTGAAAACGATGCGAGAGCGAGGAGAATCAGTTCCTACCTACCCACACAAGAATCACAAACATTACCCAGCGCATTGATTCCTTCGTAAAACACACCGCATTTGACACAAGCCCATGCGCCTCGAACAACAATACCGAAACTATTATTCGGCAAATTGATTACAGAACAAGGCAAGCCACTTTCCTGTACTTGAAAAGCAACGCTCTTTAGAATACCAAGAACATCTGCCTGGCTAAGTTTTCCGTGTCGCCGCCGTCCTCTGCCTGTACGCTTCGATTCTGGCTTGTCCGAGGTCGGTAATTCGACCCCCGTATTGGTATTTTCTGGCGGAACCCGAACCTTGTCGAAAATGATAAAATTTCCCTCTTCGCGTACATTCGACGCGCCAGTTGCTTGGGGTAACGGGGTTGACTGTTGCATTGGTTAGCAGTTCTACTTCTTGACTGCTTTTGGGCTGGCTGAAACCTCGGTGCCGAATTGCTTGGGAGGCCGACCCGCCTTGCGTTTCATTGGGCTAGAGTCCATAGCCAGTGACGCAGGTTGGGGCCAATTGGAAACAGCCAGATCGTTATTGGAAACACTTTCGGCGGGTTTATTTACAATCGCCATTGACAGGGAAGGGGGCTTGTATTCCTTCTCGCCATCCTGCTTGAACAACTGAATCACCGCAATGGTTACGAAACTGCCCGTACTCGAAGCAATGGGAATAACAAACGTCGCAAAGAACAGTAGCCACGGATCGAGGACAATGCCCGACTTCGTTTGGTGATAAATGATTTGAGCTACGGCGGAAACACAAGCAAACAGGATGATAGCGCCGAGTGATGCAATCTTTTTATCGCCGGTCCACGCCTTGACACAATGAATAGAGTAAGCCAACAGTCCGTCAACCGCCAACGCCGATGGCAGCGCGATGTACCACGGGTTAACAAGTAGATTCACCATGAATGTGTGGTAGCCGGCCACTATAGCGCCGAAAACAAAAATAGCCCAGTACAGAATCGTTTCTCCACGCGACTTGTTCACTCGACCTCCACTGTATTTTCGATAGTTACATACGGAGAATACAAAACCCTTTCACGCCGATCCCACGATGCACTAACAACTCCATCGGCCTGTACCACAGCAAAAGACAATGTATCGTGTGCCAGTTCTCCATCATCGGCCTTTGAATAAACCGTTGGCATCGGCAACATATCTTTGTCATAACCAGATAATGTTTTTACCGAGAATTCAATCCCGTTTTTATTCCAAAACCGCCGCCGACCAGTAACCCCAGCATCGGTTGGCTGTCTTGCTCCCCAAATAGTACCCTCTCCACCACCATGACTTGTCGCATCAAGTGGCCCCCGTGTCCACCAATATTGCTTGTCCGAATCAATCTCACGAACAATACGACACAAATCAACCTGATGGGACTCGGTGTAATTTTCAACTGGGGCTACTTGGTAATCATACACAGATAGCGGGAATAGTTGCGAAAACGAAAATGTGTCGCAACCCAATTTCTTGCCCCAATCCATGTAATTCTGCATTTCGGAAAAGGTGTCTATCTCCCCGGAAATAAGATTGCACTGCAAGCGCAAGGAGATTCCACTTTCCAAAACATATAGCGCCTTGCGTTGAAGTTCATAATTCGGCAACATCGGTTTTTGTAGCATAATACCCTGGTTGCGATTTTCGTTGTAATGATGGCGACTGATATTGATATAAGTCACGCCAGAATCGGCACACAGTCTCACCAAATCATGGGACAAACCAGCCGCATTGGTATTCAACACTACCCGACGAATTTGATACTTCCCAATTTTTTCTAGTAGTAAGTGAATGCGATTCGATATGGTTGGTTCGCCCCCGACAATCTGTAGCGTACCGTTGACCTGATTCACCAGATCAAGCGCGTAGTCAATGCCGTCAAAGAAGCGGTGGCCGTTGTGCCGTCCAACGGTAGGGGCTATGCAAAACGGACACCTAGCGTTACACGCCTCGGTCACATCAATGTAAATGTTAAACCCGCTAGAGACTTTCAAATTCCCAATCGTAGTAGGAATGTTCATTTTGACTCCCTTATAAGTTGTCGGTTAGTTTGCTCCCATTCTTCTGCTACATCTTTCGGAATACGGTAGAACTTTCCCTGCCTGTAACAAACCAATTCTCCGCGCTTGATGTAATTCAAGACAGTCTGCGCGGTTACTCCCCACTTAGCAGCCAATTCATCGGGCGTGTAGTAGTTAGCGTCCATATGGTTGCCCATTTTATTCAATTTGCTTACGCTGTCAAGAGGGTGTTTTTAGGTCTTTCGAGAACGCCTTTGCCACCAGCAGTCGCACGATCTCGCTTCTAGTCAAACCCGTTTGCTTAGCGAGTGCGCTAAGTTTCCGAATCGTCTGGTCGTCAAACCGAGCATCAAACCGGCGTGTCAGTTTCTTCATCCAGCAATGCTCCAATCAACTCTAGGTCTTTCCAGGTAATGTCAAGTCCATCGGTTCGGCTGTAATGTAAAAATGTCAACCGGCGACCATAATCGTCGTTGTCTTTGTTGCCGCGAATGGACTTGTGGAAGTCACTTGCCAACCTAAATTTCTGGATTGCTCGTCGTGTTTGCTGGTTCAACTAGCGCCACCTTTAGGGCACAGCGGGCAACGGCCAATGGCATACTCATTGCTACGGCGGTTACTTTCGCTAGGGCGGGGGAGTAGATAGTGCATTCACAATCACCACCGCCGAAATCCCAATCACTTACAATCATTTCTACCACGCAAGCGCATGGAAACGCGCCGTTGACTTGTTTGTGCTTGCCAAATCGGAACTGGTCAACGATCAACTCCATCGCGTTCCAATCTGTCCCAAACTTGTGCGTCAAATACCTTTCATGGTTTGGGCCAATTCCATACCAACCCTGCGGCCACATTGTTGACGTTGGCTCATTCCAGTTATGAGAAACTAGACGTTTGTACCCACCCGCATCCCAGCGTAGTTCTTTCCATCCCAAGACGTGTTCGGCAATCAATCCATCCAACTTGTCGCCAGCCTCTAAACTGTCTATTTCCAATTCGTCTAATCCCATGTATACTTCTCCCATTATGAATAAACTCCAATCCTATCAAACGCTGGAAGCACTTGGTCAAGCAAAGTCAATGGACGATATGTCCGAGAAAGAAGTCATGTCTGAAATCCTGCAAGCTTGGGTCAAGATGCCCCCCATGCAGGGTAGGGCGATCACCAGGGGCATGAGTATCCTGCAAAGTTCCGCCCCGCAACTTGGGGAACGGGGTGTCATCGAACTGTCAGCAAAGTTGGGCATGTTCTTAAAGGCTAATGACGGATAGTGGTTCTTAGAGATGACTTCTTTGAACACGCCACCACGCACATGCAACGAGTGGCAAACTGCATCAAGTCGATGGCGGAAATTGCTATCGTACTGAACGAACTCGCCAATAAACACAAAAGTCTGTCGCCCGTCCTATTGCAAGTCGTCAACATCTTCGAGAACACTGGCGAGTCTGTTCTCTTGCTCCAAGACGACCTGCTTGACATGGCTAAACTTGTTGCGCCGCTTCTTTTGACTTCAACCCCGCCTGATACCCCAAGTGATACAGGTGGAGAGATAGGAAGTACGCCCCCATCGCCGTCAGAATCCACACCAGACGAAAATCAATATTAGTCAGCATCTAGTAAGTCCACTTGTCCCTGTCTAAACACTCCACCATAGCAACTGCGACGGCGGCAACCTGAATCAACTCGGCCCGGTAACTGTCTAATGACTTCCCGCCAAACTTCGCCCGCAACACCTCCTGCGCCACCTCGCCAACCTCCTCGGCCAGAATAGCCAAATACACGGCGGGTTCGTGGTTTTGCTCGCGCCACTTTTCGTCCTGCCTAGCGCGTTCTACCATTACTTCTTGCAAAACATCAGACAGCTCAACTTCCGGAATAGATTGCATTATTTGTTCCTATCTTCAAATCCGAAAAACAATAACACCGCATCGCACGTTTCCTTCTTGCCGCCTACAATAGTTTCGTGCTTGTAGGTTTCGTCCTCGACATCCCAAACCGCAGGATGGTACTTCTCCGGCTTGCCACACGCTGTACACTCCGATTCGCAATCAATCTGGAACTGACGGCGCTCTATAAATTCGCCGTATCGGTCAAGTATCAGCATCGCTTGACTGTCACTACCGGCGCGAACCAGGTGTATGATTTCACTGCCGATCTGAGAGAAGTTTGTTTCGGAGTCTCGCAACCACTCGTCAACCTCATCAAGAGACAGGGAACCATCGGTATCGTACTTTAGCGTCGTTATCCGAAATGGCCCATCGGCAACTTTTCGCTCTTGGGCAATCTGGCTCTCAAGCCATTGTTCCGCCGCGATTTGCTTTCCAGTTTTTTCGGCCACCACAAATCCTCGATTGCGATCCTTCTCGGAGAACGTCAGTTGCTCGATACGGCCTACTTGAATTGGGTCAGCCATCTATGCCTCGGCAATCTCTCTGTAAACTGGTTTGTGAAGTGCATCCATCTTGGAATGCATATCGTCACTGCCATTGCTTTTTAGCCACTTCCCTCGGCGCAAGATAATCGCAGCGTCGGCGTATTGAGCCATAGCATAATTACGTATCGGTCCTGCGGATAACCCAAACTTATCCCAATCCGCAGGAAACCCTTTCACCGGGATGTCGTGTTCCCTGGCCCACCGTTCCCCTAACGCGTCTACGCCATTAGGTTCTTTGCCGGAAACAACCTCAGTAATTTTATTCAAGCCAAACTCAAGTGAACCATCAGTCCAACGATCAATGGCATCACATAGCCACTGGTAGTCAGTAATAGTTCTTGACCCAGCTATGATAACCTTCACTTTGAACTCCGAATAGTCACAGAAGGCTCACCAACCTTGCGGAACTGTAGAATTTCGGGATGTGCCGCCGCAAACCCGTCCAGGAGCTTCGTTTCCCAAGTAGTCCTACCCTTGACGTAAACAGCGTGAAGAAACTCGCCTTTGACGCTTTCTCCGCCAGCAATGACGCTTTCTTTCACAAGTTGTTCCAGTTCGGCGGAACGCTCGTCGGCTAAAGTCGTAAGTGGCGCGAACTCAGTATCCAGATCGTTAAGTTGTTCCCTGACAGCATCTAAGATACGCTCACGCTTGTCTTGATAGTCTAGTCTGGTTATCTCCTTAGCGGCGCGAAGTTCTGCTAGTTGATTCAACAAGTCAAGAGTAGTCACTTCTTATCCCTTTTCAGTCTAGTTGAAACTCGGAACCAAGACTCCTCAAGTGCCCATCCGATGAGACATCCGATGGCAGCAAAACCTAAAATCTTGAAAATTGTCAGAATTACGTCCACTCTAGACCGTCACTAAAATTAGATTTGCCGTAAAACAAGTCATTTCGTTATAGCATGTTACTTTATTGGTGTTATCTTTCCACCTTATTGAATGGCGGATAGACCTCATCTAGGGCTTTCTTGGCGATCTCATAGGCCCTTGCGGCGTCAATCGGATTATCAAAACCCCTTCCCAAAAACATTCGCCATTTACCCTCGGAAGGATATACACCGGGGATTCCGGACTTATTTTTTCGCACCCGACGCATGGATAAATTTTCCCGATGGGTGCAGACTTCTAGGTTTTCGCGCCGATTATCCAGCGTATTGTGATTGATATGATGCACGTCCATACCAACTGGATTGCCCATCAATTTCCTGTGCATGGAGACACTAGTGCCTTTGCCATTTATCTTTTGCGACCTACCAACATACGGGACACCAGAACCGCCCGGCCTTGCTTGCCATTTATATTTGGACAATTCATCGTAATCCTCGTCGTCCACCAGTGTAACCAATTCGCTGTTTGATAACTTTATCTCTTTCATTTTCTCCAACAAAAAGCCGTCGCCCTGCGTTTGCCGTGAATTTCTGTCTAGGAAGTTCGTGGCGCTCACACAGAGCAACGGCTGTTTATTGGCAATAGTAAAGCGCCTAACGACATTCCTAGACGCTCTTATTGTAATAGAAAACATGTTCTTTGTAAACCCTAACTATTGAAAACCGACCGACAAGCAGCTTGCCTTTTACTCACCGCCACATCAGCATAGATTCGCGTCGTGGCCGGCGAACTGTGGCCCATCAAGTCTTGAACAAGAGCTAGGTCGCTTGTCTTGTCCAGCATCACCGTAGCAAAGTAGTGCCTGAACTCATGCGGGTGAATGTGTCCCACTCCGCTACCAATGCTGATCTTGTTCACAACCCCCCACATACCCCTTGTCGTCAAGGTGCCCATGTTCTTGCCGATCACATGCCCGATAAACATCGGTTCGTCTGGTTTGGCATTCCTGGCATTGAAGTACGCTTGCAGTCTATCACAAGCGGTTTGGGAAGGGAATACCAATCTTTCCTTATCCCCCTTCCCTATCACCCTAACTCTTTGTTGGGCAAAATCAACGTCTCCAACGGTCAGTTTGTGTACTTCGTCTACCCGACAACCCGTGCTAGATAAAAACTCGATCAGCGCAACATTCCGCAGGCGAATAATCTCTGTGCCCTTCTCGCCAGCCCACGCCTTCATGCGTGCCAGTGTATCCTCACTCGGAACCTGCGGAAGTCGCTTGTGGAGTTTCTGAATCGGATGAACCGCTTGTTGAAGGTGGTGCAAGTCCTTCTCTGTCACGTCCAACAAGTCACTGTCGCTCAGATATTTCCTGTAGGCCACAGCACCAGCTACGTAGGTCAACCACGATGTTCGCTTGAGTTCCGACCGCGCCATGTACGAAACAAAGGTGATGAAATGGCCAATCTTTAGTTGGCTCGTTTTTCGCTCCGGGTTCACGCCAAGTTTCGCCAGATGCTTTATGAAGTGCCCCAATCCGTACTTATACGTTGAGGCAGTGTTCAGACTGTGCACCTCTTCGTACTTGCTCAGGAATGTTGCAATTGACTCGTTGATAGTTACCATTCGTTTTTCCTGGTTACTAATAGTATGTCTAAATCGGGAAAGTCGCGGCGGATTGAGTATCCAGGTGTCAGTATACCCACCACCCTTGCGTACTCGGCACGATAGCCATCTTCGCACACAGTTATCTTGCCTGCCAGTTCTAGTGTCACCGCAAACCAATACGTACACGATGCGTTTGAAATAGCTCGTTCGGGGTCTTTGTAAGCGTGAAATCCAGAGTGGTTCTTGTTCCAGTAACTCGGTTCCGCCTTATTCCAACCCGACTTCCACCTGTGGGGATAAATGGGCGAGGACACCGTTTCAGTGGTATGCGACTCCAACACCTTGTATCCAATGACTGTCCCGTTATCGAAATAGGCAATGTCGTCAACCGGATCGGACAGTATATTGCCTAGCCACGCACCCAGAACCTTTAGTGCAAGGGCTAGAACAAACGCACCTGCAATTATTTCTAAACTCTGCCCTAAAAATACTCTCATGCTCGCAGCGCCCAGTAGCATGCCGAAGAGTGATGCCGATCCAAACCATTTTCCGATGCGTGCGAGTTTGTTTCGCATGTGACTTTGGGAAAGCTAAGACTCTACCCTGCGGTAAACCAACATATCGTGCTCGGCGTTGTAGCCGTACTGGTAGTACCCACGACTGTCACGATGGGCCTTGTCCAGTTCGATTGTCAAAACACTGTAGGGAATAGAATCTGGAACGCCGGACTCATGCCAAATAGCCGCCGCTGGTTCTTGCATGATAGGAAATAGGTACCTAGACACGGCGGGCTTTGCTGGAACTTCGTATACCTTGGTATATGGAGTTTTCTTGGGCCAAACACTTCGGCATCGGTCGGTAGAGTTGTCTTGGCCATAAATCCGGTTGATATGATTGTACGAAAACATATCACCGTAGCCGACTCCCCAGTCCACAGCCCTTACGATTCTGGCGAACTCAGACCTATAACCGCGCTCGCATTCAATGACCGTTCCAGCAATCTCAAGTTCTACGACGCATGGATAAACACCCATGTCTGTCGGGCGCTCTTTCAAAGAGTAGAAACCATTTCTGTAATCCGATCCCGCACCCGATCCTGCGTCTTGTCGTAGTGGCCCGTTAGATATGACATTCCAACCCGGTAGCCACTCAAATGCAACAGCTGGCGAATGAAAATGCGTGCCACCCCAGACAACAAACTTGTACGCCGTGATCGGTTCCACTACTTCGACCAGACCTTCCAATGCTTGTCGTTACCAGACAGCATGTATCCCAAGCACCCGTAGGGACAATCCGCCGATGTGATTCTGTAATATCCCTCTACCCCACATGCCTTGATATAGGCGTCATGGTCAATCGGTATGATGCGGTCGCAGTCGTCCGAATTGTCGCACTCACACAGAATAACGCCATTGTAGTCTTTCCACACCTTCTCGGCAGCACTACCAGCCATTGAGAAACGAGTCGCTGGTTGCGTGTCAACGTAATAATTACCGTTAGCTGCACCCTTGAAATACTCTTGGATTGTTTTCTTGTACGCCTCGGAAACTTCGGCAGTCCAGTCAACGGCAATACCGGAGATTGTGGGCCATCGTGGAATCTTGAAAGTTTTGTCGGTAGACCTTGTTTTGAACTGCGCGAAAATGGCTTTAGAAAACTCGTCGGGCACAAAAATGCCATTCCTAGCATCCGGGTCGGTTACAGACCTTGTGCCAGGCTCCGCAGGGCCGAGTTCGTTGATCTGTTTCTGTACGCTGGAACGCAGCCGCTTGTAGTCAGACTGTTTCATCCCGCGCATCTTCTGTAATTCCAAATCGCTCAAACGGCGCATCAGAATCTCAAGGTCACTTGGATACGACATTCGGAACCTCAGCGGGTTTAGGCATGGGCCAATTCGGTGCTGGAATTGCTTCGCGCCGTCTGCGCTCTAGTTCTTCCTCTTCGCGTTGCTTACGCTTGTCCCACTTCTGTTCAACTTTGTGGATTTTCTCACTGCACGGCGTCTCTGTACCCTCCACTAAATGTTGCACCGATTTATAAAGTAGTTTACTTCAACAATGGATAATGTCAATAGGCAATATTAAACAAAAAGAGCCTCGAAAGAGACTCTAGTTGCCCAGCGTGCTAAGTGAACTTATTATATCCCATCACATCCTTTCGGATGAAGATTGCAAACGTTGGCGTGTTATCTCGTCAGACACAGTTGCAGTTTCGGGAGTGTAGCCATTCGGCTCTGCATCCCACTACCCTAAACGGATAGTCGGTTCCACTGGTTGCTTTCAGCAACGCCACGCCGTAATTATTCTATCACCATCGCAACGAACTCGTCAAACGAACACACTTCCTCGTCTATCTGTCCGTTACGATAGCCACGAAACAAGCCAGAGTTCGGCCCGTTATTGGGTCTATAGTCGTCAATCAGAACGGCCTCGGTGTCGGTGTCAAACCACTCACCCTTGCTGATGTACTTGATCGTGCCAGCGGCAATCACCACATCACCTGTAACCAAAACACTTGCATACTGCCATGTCGCCAAGACGACTGGTTGTAATAACTCCACTTGCTGATGTAGAAATCCCAGCGTGAGTGCCAGTTGAAAGCAAGTTGGATCGGCCAGTTGATTGATTTCATTTCAATTCAACCCATGTGCAGTTGTCTGGAATAATTACTCTCTGCCCAGTCGAAATATCAACATATCCCAAGAACCCAGAGTGGCGCACATCCCCACTATACATACCTTGCGGGCAAGTAATATGCCAGCGAACAGACATTTCTGCGTCAAATGACTGCCTTATCCCGGCAATTAGGAACACAAGGACACTCACACACATAAGCACTACTGCTACATACGCCCCGACACGAAGAAACTTATTCATCGCCCTGCCCATTCGTCAGTTCCGCCGAGTTCAAGGTACAACTTAAAAATCTCGGCGCGCAAGTATTTCATCCCATACTCAAGGCACCCAAGTTTCATACTGTCACTCACTATCTCGTTTCCCACACCATAGGACAGAAATCCGTCACACTGGACTACCAGTTTGCCTAGACGCTTTATTGTTTCGGGAGTGAGGTGGTCAACTTTCTTTCGTGGCATCTTGAATCCCTTATTGAAGTCTGGGTGTTCTTCGTCGTGCGGATCGAGTCCGAAAGAATAATCGAACATCGTCATTACATAATCTCCATTAAGTTTGCTTCAACATACCATGCGCGAAGAGGAAGCCGGCGTGCGAGTGAAATTCCTTCTCCACTGTCGCAAGTCGCTCAATCTCGTCCAGCAACTCAATCCAAGCATTGTGGGAGTTAGCGATGAAGTCTGCGTTGGCGTTATCCTCGTCCGCAAAATCGCCAGCAGTTATCCCAAAGATACCAACCTCCGGCGATACCAGTTGATATTCACCAAGTTCGCCGGTTGGAACAGTTTCCCAGTCGCCCTGCGTAGTAGCCTTATGCCATTCGCGCAGTTCTGCAATACGATTAGCGTCCATCCCCATATTCCCTCTCGCGTATAGCGGCGCGGGCCTCGTTCTGCCACTGCTTGTCCATTTTACAACAAGCTGCGTAGCATCTCTCGAATCTCCGGCCAGTTATTGTGAAGCTCAACAATCAGATCGGCGGTTGTTTTCTGTTCCTTCGTAATCTTTTCGCTACCAAGTTCGCAAATGTCAGTCCACTCCTCGCGTTCGCAATCCTTATCGGCGTCTTGTTCCGCCATCGTGTTTAGGTGCTTGCCGTAGTTTACGCATCGGGCCTCGTCCATGTTGGCAAGCCAATTATCCTTTGTTCCTATGCACAAGTCTCGGCCCGGACTAGCGTAACGAGGCCCATCCCAAACACACCACTTCCCGCCGCTGGACTTGACGTAGAGCTTGTCTAGCTTCTTTACGAGGCGCTTAATGTCGCGAGGGGTTGTCATTTGGCGAATCTTGCAAAGAACAGGTTTTGAATATCCCGCACCATCAACAGCGCCAAATCAGCAGGAATGCCGTTCTCGATCAACTTCTTGTAATATGTGCCAAACATTGACGCGGAGTTCTCAAGCGTCGTTCCAAGTTGGTCAAACATCGCTACCGGATCAGAAGTCTTGTCATCTGTCATTTTGGTTTCAACTCTTTCATGGCGGCATAATCCTTTCGGGATATGTTGAGGTCCTCATTTTCCAAGTAGCCAATCACAGCACACTGCCCATCGGAAAATGCCTGCTCCGTCGACGCCTTGATAACTTGAACGAATATCTGCCACCCATCTTCGAGTGTAGCATCTCGCATAGCGACGTAAAGAACTTTTGCCTGGCTGACATTCTGTTGGTCAAGCATGTTTCTTTACCCACAAGCTAAACGGCGGAGTGTCTGTCTTGGAAGCGAAGTGTACGCAGCCGAAGTTCTTTCCAAAAGACAGGAACGGCGCAGATTCATCGTAATGAGTAATCGTATCTTGCGCCGCCATTGCCGTGCTCGTATCGGTAACCTTCTTATTAGCACAAGAGCCGTAACCCATATCATATTTCTCTTGCCAATACTTGCAGTTACCACAGGTGGGTGTCATGGTTTCCTGCTTGATGGCAAAGATGGACTATACCAGTCAATAGCCCTGTCTTTGAAGTCGTCGTACCAAACCTCAATTGTCAGTCCGGGCCAACCGGCGTCCTTGACGCTGATTATCTTGTAACCGAACTCCAATTGCCACTTCTCAAATGCTTCTTTTGCGCCGTACCAGATTTCCGCAGGAGCGTTCTTGATGCGGGGATCAATCTTATGAGGCATGTCTGAGAACTCGGTTTTCTTGACCATATGAAAATAATAGCAAACAACAACGTAAAACGCAATAGGCAATATAAAACAAAAACGCTCCGAGCCAGGAGCGTCTTTGCCAAACAGGAGGATGCCTATGCCACTAGGCGGAAAGGACTTTATCAGAATACTCTACGGCGCATGGAAAGTCAATAGGCAGTTCCAACATTATGTTATTGTAAATCGGCAACTCCCAAGACGCAATACTTCAAGCAGGGCTGGAACTGCGCGACTTACAATATACAGCGGATAGTGCAGGAATTGAACCCGCGAGCCGATTGCTCGACTGGCAGTTTAGCAAACTGCTACGACAAACCATCATTCGTCTACTATCCATCTAGGCGGGGAAAATGGGAATTGAACCCACGTTGCCTTTCGGCAAGCTTGTTTTCAAGACAAGTACGACCTGCCATCAGTCGCCATACTCCCCATATCCCCAAGAGTAACCCAACTTTATCCCAAACACAATACCCAACTTGCTACTTGACTTTTCTTTTGCGCCGTAATACTATGACTTTGGCGTGAGTGTGGTGCTAAACACCAAACCCAACAACGGCGCAATCGACCAAGCAGACTAAATCATAACGCTGCCCCAGATCGCTCTTGCTAAAAGGGACGTACCGGGAGGCCGTAATCACCCGATAGCAGGAAACGCAGCTCCGGCCCAACGATTCCTGCCCACGCTAAGGGGTTTCAGTCGTAAGGCGCTATAGTGTTGCAACGCTCACCGCTATCGGGCTGGAACCATCCTTGTGCAAAGACGATCTCTAACGAGGTCGTTTTTGTTTCCCAATCAAGCGGGGTAAATCCTAACTGCCCGACCGTCTTTCTCAAGTCTTACGCCGTCGATTTGATTCTCCCAAATCAACTTACTCAAACAAACCACGGCGCTACGAGGTGTAGAATAGTGGGTATTTATTGCTCCTACAGTCTCTTTCATGGTTCGGCCCGGATTGAGCCTAACTTGTTTTCGCAACGTCTCGCATGTGGCCTGAAACGGGGTGTATCTCTTGCCAAGCGGATTGCCAGCCTCGGCAAATGTCTTGTGTCGCTCAGTGAGAATCTTTCTAAAAGAGTCCTGTTGAGAATGCCTATGAAACAGTGGCTTCCCAACTTCTTTTACGCTGTATTTATCATGTTCGTAAGACGAATGGCTTACGGCCAGCACCCCTACCCCCAGCATTACAGCCAACTTAGTTCCAAACCCAAAGTTGGAATTTCTAGCCCCCTGCGGCACCGCGACATACACCATATTGGCCCAACCGACCCAATCTGATGCCTGTTGCAACACTGCTAGGCCCAAACTCAGTTTGCACTCCGCGATGACAAGCCTTGCTCCGAACGTTGCCACTATATCCGCCACCGATCCGTACTGCCAGGGCTGTACTTCCTGATAGACTTCATACCGCTGTTCCTGAAAGTAAGCCACTATACAGCGGGCCAATTCAACTTCGCTTTCAAACTTGTTCGCGTCTCGCATTATGTAATTGCAAATCTAGAGTTGAGGTGTATCAATTTCCAAAAACGTCCGTGGTACGCGCAACGGTCCTAGCCAATGGGTGTAATTAGTAATGGGCAATACACTTCCCCACCCAGCCTCGAATGCACCAAATTCGCCGTCATCATTCATGCCAACTTCCACGGGCTTGACAATGAAACCTATCAAATGCTTCCGCCTCGCCCAGTAGTATCCAATCTCGGTCGGAGGAACTGCGGTCCACTTCAAATCATAGTTGTCCATTACCTCACACCCAGCCAGTGCTCGACACAAGCAGTCCAATAGTCATCCCAATTGTCGGTCGGCAGAATGTCATCTTTCAACCCGTTCTGCCTCAGTATATTCCTAACACTCATTCCCCATTGAAAATGGAACGGCGTAGACCAGTAAATAGGATCAGCATTGTAGGCCAGCAACAGCATTGGTTTATCCGCAGGATTCAGATGCTTGTCGAATATCTCAACTACCCTTTCCAACACTTCGGGGGGAAGTTCGGCGTATCTGTCGTCGTGGAATTGCCTGTACTCTAGGTCGTTCATCATTTTTCCCAATTGGCAGCATTCCTCCCCGCCTTAGTCAACTTGAAATGCAAGTCGGGATAGTTGACCGGCCTCAATAGACCGCGCTTGCACAGCGCCAATACGGTGCTTGCATGAACGGGAGTCATGTCGCCGGCGTATCTGGGCTTCGGGTAAAGACGACGCCACAAACCATTATCGGGGTCGGCGTGCAGCGTTCTACCCGTCGCCATTTCGCGTAGAATAAATCGCATGTGAGGAGGCATTGATTTGTCCATAGCAGAATTATAAACCCAATCATCCGTAAATCAAGTGCCAATGTCTTGTAAAACAAAAGCGCCCACCTTTCAGTGAACGCTCTTGGCGTCGGGTTGGATTGTTTACCAACCGTCCACAGGATAGGCGCGTAGGTGGTGTCGCCTCGTTTTATGAGTTTCCCAGTCTGCTTGACATACTCATTGCACAGAACTTTGCCCGCACCGTATCGCTACACCGGGCAAACTCTCCCATGGCAGATTTATCTGCGCCCTTAGATGGCCGACTTCAAATATACTAGCACATATCAATTCAATGTCAATACCCATTATACAAACGATATGTTTTTCGGAAACTTGGAAAAGTGTGTCCGGTGTACTCCACCACGGTTATGTCAACGCCTGGTACTTGGGGGTTGGCTATCTAAGCACGCCACCTGTGGCGGTTATGCCGCCACTCCCCCTCCCCCCCCATGGTACTGTATTGCCCAATTTCATGGGGGGTAGTTGAATGAGCAAGCTGGCCTGTGGCTGGGCAATGGACCTATGCGCCAGCTACCACCATGCGCCCTGATAGGGCATTAGTATACCGCCTCGCCTATAGCCTCGCGCTATGGTGCCAATGGTGGGCATGTAGGCTACACCCTGTGCCAGTATGCCGGCACCCTGTTATAGGTGAACACATAATAGACCCTATGTCATTACATCTTGAATCATAGGGTATTAGTGATACTATCTGGCCTGTGGTAGAATATGTTACAGTTAGTGTCAACGATCCATAGGAGGACAGATGACATACACCCGATTCCCTGACCTGTTGAGGCGCAAACGTGGTCTACTCAAGAATAGGTTCAAGGTCAAGTACAGTCTACAGACGATAGCCGATGAGACTGGACTAAGCAAGCAAACGGTATGGTATTGGGCACAGGGCAAGCCTAAGCGGTACGATAGTGACGCACTAGAGGCTATATGCAAGTGGTTCCCTTGCACCATAGGTGATCTGATTGTACTGGGGGATAGGCCTGAAAAGTGAATTAGTGTCAACGTAACACATATTGTGTCATATAGATTGCATCTGGGCAAGGTCCAATCGGTGTAGGATGCCGGTCTATGGCTCAAAATGGCATGATAGCGCGATTCTACATACACCAGTGTAGGATAATCGGCTTATTGCGTGGAATTGGCTCACAGCCGTTTCTGTTGGGTGCTGGCCTTGTCATAATGCTATTCCCTTGTTTTGACTCACTTTACAATTAGTAAATAGTTATTTTGCCGGTATTCTACGTGTTAGGTGTACTTGTCTCGCGCTGGGCTATAGAATCCGCTTGAATCTCCGCGGTATATTCACTATTGCATTATTCATTGGACTATTCTATATTTGTTCTGTCGGTGGCACAGATAGCCGCCCTAGGACTAAACATGACCAAAGCACAGGCAATCAAGATTCTGGTAGCAAATGGGGTGAAGGATATCGTTATGCTGGGCAAGCGTGATATCTCTTGTGTTATGCCAGATGGAACCAAGGTCGGCGTTATCAATCCGGGCGATCTGGTCAAAGAGATGGGGTGGACGAAATGACACTTGACCCGATTCACATTATGGCAGTATGCGCCGTTATTGGGCTGTTAGTTGTATTCTCCGCTGTTATTCTGTCTGCTATCTTTAGTCGCAAGGCAGATGATAACGGTCTTGTCCACGTTTACGAAATGCGCCAGTCTAAGCACTTTGGACAGAACGGGTGGAACTAGGGCATGAATCCTAAAATCACTGTCAAGCATGGTATTACATCGGTTCAATTCGTCAATTGCGTGGTCAATTACGGCAATGGACTGCGCCCGGTCTGTATCGTCAATGGCAAGTACACTTTCTTTGACCATTTGCCCACCGCGCTGGCGTTTGCGCGTGGTCAATGGCCCCCTCGCCACTAATCCCCAGTCTCAACTAGCATAAGGATAACTGACAATGCGACAAATGACTAGAACGGCCTTTGAGGCGCTTCCCCAGAATCATAAGAAGTTTATTCATGGTATCCCGTGGGCAATTGTAGCCGATGACGGTGTGTCATTCGTTCCAGTCAAGCTGGACACACCGTATTACACTCGTTGTATAAGTTTTGAGGGCGATACCTTCATCATTGACTATGGCGCGGGTCGGCCCGATTCGTTCGGTGTGAGATTGCCAATTAGTCGTATGGCAGTAAAGAATCTGGGCGGTACTATCGTCAAAGAAGTGTACTGCGGCGAGGAAAAGCATGAGTATTTATATCAGGATTCATCTGGCAAATTCTGGTATGGTGATGACTGGTATAACGATTCGACGGCCATTTGTTACCCGACCTATCCCGGCATTTTCTAGCATACTCGAAACGGGCCAGTACTCGGCCCGTCACTGGCAAATTGGGCCAGTCTGAAGAGAGGACACAGAATGACATTTCACATTTGGAATCTAAGCAATCACGAGGGCGAAGTACTCAAGACCTCAAACGGCGCGCAATTCAAATACAATTTGGGTCATAGTCGGGGGATGTGGTGGCAAGCGCGCACCACAGCCGGCGATAAGGTCTTGTTTGAGTCTGATTCCGCTGTCGATTTCGCCTATTTGCTCAACATGGCGGATTGTCAGATTGTCGCCAAATGACAGACCTTGAGCGGATTCAATCTCACCTCAAGACTGGCGGAGTAGTCCAGATGACTAACTACCTCCATTCTTGGGTTTACGACAAACCAGCCTGCGCAGACCTATTCAAAGCCGGGTCTGATTCTCACCTGTACGTCAAGCAAGGAAAACATTGGGTCGATTGTAGCGGGTGCTCCATTCGATTCGGCCATTACGTCTAACCACTGCAAGCTTACAACACTCTAGAGGATACCCCATGCTAACAGCGCGCCAACAAAAGAAGGCAGAACAAGCGGCAAGTATGGCCCGGATTCAAGCGGCGCAAGCGGCTACACGGGCCGTAGTCGCATCTGGCCATTGCCCCGACTGCGGTAGCACCATCCGACGGAACCTTGCAATCACAGGCTGGTATCAGTGCGCGCAATTTGGAGCAGTCGGGTGGAGGCTTGACGCCAACAAGCCGCAGTGCAATTGGCAGGGATTCACGGAGTAGATTAGTCTCAACTCGCCCAGATTGTTAGAGGGATTCTAACAGTCTGTTGAGTGTAGATTAGTCAACTATCAGAGAGGATTCAGGCTATGCAAATCACAATCCTGCGCCATAAGTGCAATATGCAAGTGTACCGCTCGAATAGCCTATGGCATGATCCCTCGTGTGGATTCGAGGCCCAGCCTAGCAAATGGCAATGCTTGGGCACCGAGGGCTGGTGGGCGGATTCGGCCATGCGTTACCGCTTTGAATCGCTCAAACAAGCTGCTGGCGATATGTGGCCGCAGTACCCCGGCGAGTATTCGATAGTTGAAATTGAGGCCTAACATGCGAACTAACTATGATCCTAGACTGCGTAAAGCATACGATACTGCCCTCTATCAGTTAGAGGGTAAACATGTGGCTGGGCGGTATATGGGATTCCAGTATGCCGGCGTGGTCACTAGCACGCGCCAGAATACCGCCTCCTATCGGCCCGAACTAACGGTTACACTTGACGCGCCGATTGTTGTATTCGGGGAATCGAAAACGGCTGTAATACTTGATGCCTATTGTTTGGAGCGTGAATCATTGCAGTGCTCAATTGAGCAAGCCTAATCGAATAACCAGAGGCTAAAATGAAACAGTCTAAGGCATTCCGCCACTATGCACTAATTGAGAAGTTCTATTTTCGCCTTGAGGCACGGCTAGGGGGCTGGGAATTCACAAGCGATAAAACTAAAGCGACTAATTGGGCTAGGGCCGAGCGCCTAGCATGTCGGGCCGAGCATATGGGAATCGAATAGGAGCGTATACCATGCCTGTCGAGCAATCCCCTATTGAAATTCACATATCCGCCGAAGGAAACGTAATTGAGCTTCGGCGGTACGATTCGAGGCGCGATTATTGGAGCTGGTCTAGCGCTTGGTGCCTGCCTCGGGCGGATCATGCCCGCGCTATTGAATGCGCTAAAGAATGGCAGCGCGAGTATACCAGCACTAACGGGCAAGCTATCCCGCCCATCTTTGACCACTGGAACGAATAGCCCAGCCGGCTTATCCTCACTAATGCGCCGTGTCAATTAGGAATTGGCATGGCGAATAGTGCGAATAAACCACTATAGGAGCAATCGAATAATGGAACCTAAACCCTCCGCCGTATGCTACGCCCTCCGCAAACTCAAGCGGCAGCAGGTTAGCGATTCGAGCATGGGCCGTGCTGTATTAGACTTCATCACGTCGAATAACCTGGTAACACAAACTTCCTGGCCCGCCTACGTTATCCGCATATCAGAGGCGGGTTATGAGTACCTGGCCGAGCATGACGCCGAGTAGCATTATGTCAATGCAAACTTACAACGGAGCAATATCGAGCAATTGAGACATTGCTACTTGACACGCCGACATTATCCATTGTATATTAGTAAGTGAAGTTTGAGCGGGCAATACTACGGGAGAGACCATGAGCACCGAAACGCAAGCCCCAGTAACTAAACTGAATTTTCGGACCACTAAGCCCCAGACTTTCACTGGCTGGGGTGGTACTCAACAGGTGAATTACTGCGGGCGCTGTGTCGTCTGCAATAGCACGGTGTACCAATTCGCTGACCATTCCGCCGAGCCTCGCGGCCCTCTGACCGAAAAACACGCCGTCGATTGGCTGCACGCCCCAGAATACGACAAGGCCGGCGCTGACGTGCCTCTCTGCTTTGACTGCGGGAACACGCGGGAGAAGTATGAGCAAGGTCTAGCGATTGCCCGTTCCCGCTGGTTTGATTCGGATACTTGCGACCACGGCCACGACGCGCCCTCCTATCGGCTGGACCTCGGCGGAGGTGGTGGTATTTTCCTCTGCCGCAAACACTGGGCCACCGAAATGCAATTCAGGATCGGGCGCAATAAGGACCTGGCCGACGATTGCAAATTCGACATCCTCCCATTCCCCGGCGATAAGGTGACAGCATGACACAATCGAGCATCGTTGACGAGCACACTATACGCCGCCTCTCCGCCGAGGTGTTAGGCTGTAAGGCATTCGGGGAGGGTAAGAAGCGTATACCGGCTCGGAATTCGGTATCAATGGCGGGCGCGTGTCGAAGTTGCAAATCTGAAATGGCGCTGTCTGGAACCACAAGCAAGTATTATTTGCCTGGGAGCGCGGGTTAGATCATGGCACGCTGGACAATCCGATTGTTCAAAAGATTGTGGCATATCTCGAACAATTGCCAGTATCCGAGTAATTGCCACAACAGGCAAACAGGCGACCACATGGCAAGGGTAATTATTGGATGGCCAGATTTTTGGAGTACGCTCAAGGAAATGACGCCCGATTGTCTGGCAGCAGTCGGGCGCGAGTGGCACGGCGAGGATTTTACGAAATGGGTAAACTCTCGTTCGCCCCGCGTTCAGGTAGAAATTTTGGAGAACGCGCCGGAGTCGATTCAACAATACTTCTACTCCAAGAACGTTATTAGACCGTTTGCAATTGCGGCACTTGGAATCAGACCATCGCGTAAGGTAATTGTTTCTGATCGGCGCAAATAGGAGTCCACAATGCCACAAAACGACGATATGGAATCTTCCTTCCCCGGTTGCTTGCTAATGGTTGCGGCACTCTTGGTATTCTGGGGAATGGCAATCTTGGCAGCCATCTTGATATTAGAGCACTTGCACTAAGGAGAGAATAATGACCAACAAATCTGCAATTCTCGTTTGGGCTTGGGACAATGCACCAGACGAATTCAAGGCACTTTCAACACACGGCGGAGATGAGGATTTTGTAATTGTGGCAGACGCAGATAGCCACATGGATAATTGCGAGTGGCTGGTTGAGAAGATCGACCACTATCAGGGCATGGCCTCGCGCACGGAATACACCACCACAACCCCCGGCGCAATTCGTGACGTTGTGGTATGGATTACTGCCCATGCCTAGTATGCCAACCGAGGCGGATATATTAGGCCACAACCGACCACGGCGCATGGGACAGGTGCATAGAGGTATTTGTTGTTTCACAATATACCTGCCCACGCTGTTGTTTGTCGTGGTAATTGTTTTGATTTTATTCAACCACCGATAGGCGACAATGAAAAACCCGATTATGGATCACTACACTTCCGGCTATGACGGATTCGAGAAGCGAGGCATCGCTGTCAAGAAATTCTCATGGGCTATCCCAAACGATGAGGCCATTAGTTCAATTGTGGCATGTGGGCCAGTTGTTGAAATTGGCGCTGGCAGCGGGTATTGGGCTAGTCTGGTTGCCGAGTCTGGCGGAGATATTGTGGCAACGGACAAATACAAGCTTGTGGATAACGAATTCACCGACAAGGTGCATTGTTACTCCAAGATCGAGAAACTGTCCGCCTTGAGCGCCGTTCGCAAGTACCACAATCGAGCACTACTAAGCGTCTGGCCGAGTTATCAGCAGTCCTGGTCCGGCAAAGCTCTAGCCGAATATCTGAAACTCGGCGGACAGACTGTAATTTACGTGGGCGAAGGTGAATACGGCTGCACCGGGAACAAGAGATTCCATAATCTACTGAACAATCTCCGCGTCGTCAAGGAAGTCTCTATTCCTCAGTGGATTGGTATTCACGACCACATGGAGATTAGGAGCATTGGATGAGCAGCTACCAAATCGCCAAGTTCGACAGCCACCACATTAACCAGCCCTGCCAACACGTCGATTACAGGTCTAGCAAGAAGCAAGCAATCGACACGGCGCAGAGTTGGGTATCATATCCTGGCCGGTCAGCTTCTATCATCCATCACTCCGCCGTAATCATGCGGTACTGGCGAGACGGTGATGGATTGCAGTACATTTCTTACAAGTAGTTATGTCAATGCAAATCGGCAATATTGGGTATTGCATTTTGAATAACTCACTGTAGAATAGAAACATGCCTACTCGAACGCGGGATCAATCAGTTATCGTCGGTGCTGGGGTTGTAATATTCGAGTTTCAAAACGGCGTAACGGTCAACATTCGGCAGGGAGACGCGGGCTGTGCTGACGTTATTGCTTTTCGCGCCGATGATGAAGTCTTGAATCCGAACACGGGCAGATTCGACACACACATGGGCGACCAGAGCGCCGTAATGACTTTGACAGCGATTGAATTGGTTAGGGTGCTGGCCGTGATGCAGAATAATAAACCGGGAGCTTGACAATGGACTATGAAGCCACTAAGTACACCGAACTGGTCAACACTCATTCCGCCGTTCGCCCATTGCATAAGGCTACCAGTCTTGGAATAGCAGAATGGGGATGGCAGAACGGATTGATTTCATTTGTCGAGATGATCGCCATTATTGAATGGCCAAAAGAGGCGGGAAAATTGGAGCCGGTCGAATGAATACTAATGACGTAATTCTGCGCGGAGGTGGAGCCGTTGCAACAATTCACCCGCTGACCGCAACGGTGGGCACAGTCGAGTCGGTAATGTATCCAGAAACAAAACTTCCCCATTTCAACGGTGGCGATATTGTGGCACTGCCAGAGTGGTTTATTTCAACAATTACACGCGCCGAGGGTGAAAGTTATTGGCAAGCGGCGAGCCGGCCAAACACATTCAACCCAGAGAGCGAATCAATTATCACGCCGTACCATATCCAGCATTTATCAGTTCTGGACATGGACACTTTCGAGCGGGGGAAATAATGTCGCAACTAGACAAGATATTTGTTGCCACGGTCGTTCTAATGGGAGGACTTATTGCGCCGGCCTACCAAGTGGACAGGGAAACCGGCTATGTGTTCGTCGGAGTCTTTATTATTGTGGCGGCAATGTTTATTCTATTTCGGGAGGACAAATACGATGATCGGTGAGCCGTATTACACCCTAGCATTTCTGGTAATTGTGTTTATCGTCGGCGCGTCTATTCTTTACACTATCCATGAGATCGAACAGGGAGAGAAGTGATGGACACTCCACAAACCCGCAATTTCAACGGCCGGAACTATACCTTGCACCTAGACCTTCTCAACGGCAACCAAGCGCAGGCCAACGCTGCCCACGTTCGAGCATTAGGATATTGGGCGAGGGTAACAAAAGAAACGTCCAGTAACAACGGGTATGAGTATGTGTGGCAAGTCTGGAAACACGAGAAACCGGGCTACTAACATGCTACTCCAAGACCTCGTTATTCTAGCGTCGTTCTACAACGCCGAAACGGGCGAGACGGTGGTACTTGCCAAGCGGCGCGGAACGCTGGCATACCTGCTAACAATCCAGGCGCAGAGTATTTGACTTTATCAGCATAAGGTAAAGACCCATGAAAAAAGAAACGGCCCTACGGTTGGCAGACCACCTGAATACGGTCAACGACTGTCTGCTTTACGCTGGCAAACACACGTCCAAAACAGACACGAATCTTGCTAGGGCCATTTCAGAGCTAGAGGCGTCCTGTCGAATACTGGCGTCCGAGATTGACAGCATCAACAGTTACCTGCGCGATCACGCTCAACCGTAAGTGTTGTAAATTTGCAGCGTTTCCAAACTCGCTATTGACATTGTGTAATTACCAATTAGACTGTGTATAAGTTTAGTTGCCTTAAGGAGGCAAAATCATGCGAAAGTTAGAGTATCGGCAGGGAGACGTTTCACTGTGGCGGATCGACAAGCCAGAAAAGACAGGCAAGCTGATCGCCAGCGGCAAACTGACGTTGGCTTTAGGCGAGGTGACTGGGCACTCCCATACGCTTGTAGGCGAAGTGGCCGAGTTCTCCATCGACGGTGAACGAGTCTTTTGGGTAGAAGCGCCAGCCGTCTTGGATCACCAGGAACACGCGGCCCAGACTGTTCAGGCCGGCTGGTTTGTAATCGACCAACCCCAGGTTCAATACACCCCTCAAGCCATTCAGCGCGTTCTCGACTAACCAAAAGGTACTCTGGAAATGAACAAGATCGAAAAACTCACGTCAGCACAAACCAAGAAACTTTCAGAGTACCGCGATAAGTGGATTGCTTACGGTCTTTCTACAGAACCGATTGACTTCGAGAAGTGCAAAGAGGCTGTGATTGAGGCTTATAAGTGTGCTGGACTCGAACCGCCAACGCTATTTATCCGATTGCGCTCACCGCTGGAGGGCGCAATCGGATCAGCGTTCCTAAAAAATATTCCAACTCAGGTCAGGGCTCAGGTCAGGGCTCAAGTCTGGGATCAAGTCAGGGCTCAAGTCAGGGCTCAAGTCAGGGCTCAAGTCTGGGCTCAAGTCTGGGCTCAAGTCGGGGCTCAAGTCGGGGCTCAAGTCTGGGATCAAGTCTGGGATCAAGTCAGGGATCAAGTCTGGGATCAAGTCAGGGCTCAAGTCGGGGATCAAGTCGGGGCTCAAGTCGGGGCTCAAGTCGGGGATCAAGTCTGGGATCAAGTCAGGGCTCAAGTCTGGGCTCAAGTCTGGGATCAAGTCAGGGCTCAAGT